AACTGGTGATCAAGGTATTCAAGGTGAAACTGGTGAAACTGGTGAACAAGGTGAAACTGGTCTTAAAGGTGACAGAGGTCTTCAAGGTTTCCAAGGAAACACTGGTCTTAAAGGAGATCAAGGTGACACCGGTTTAAAAGGTGATCAAGGAGATACTGGTGCTAATGGTGAAACTGGTCTTAAAGGTGACAAAGGTGATCAAGGTATTGACGGTAAAGTTGGTACTAAAGGTGATCAAGGTTTCCAAGGTATAACTGGTGATCAAGGTGCAACTGGTGATCAAGGTATTCAAGGTGAAACTGGTGAAACTGGTGAACAAGGTGAAACTGGTCTTAAAGGTGACAGAGGTCTTCAAGGTTTCCAAGGAAACACTGGTCTTAAAGGAGATCAAGGTGACACCGGTTTAAAAGGTGATCAAGGAGATACTGGTGCTAATGGTGAAACTGGTCTTAAAGGTGACAAAGGTGATCAAGGTATTGACGGTAAAGTTGGTACTAAAGGTGATCAAGGTTTCCAAGGTATAACTGGTGATCAAGGTGTAACTGGTGATCAAGGTCTTAAAGGTGATCAAGGTGACACTGGTGAACAAGGTGAAACAGGTCTTAAAGGTGACAGAGGTATTCAAGGTTTCCAAGGAAACACTGGAACTAAAGGTGACCAAGGAGATACTGGAGCTAAAGGTGATCAAGGAGATACTGGTGAAACTGGTCTTAAAGGTGATATAGGTCTTAAAGGCGATAAAGGTGATCAAGGTTTCCAAGGTATAACTGGAACTAAAGGTGACCAAGGAGATACTGGTGCTAAAGGTGACCAAGGTGATACTGGTGCTAAAGGTGACCAAGGTTTCCAAGGAGATACTGGTCTTAAAGGTGACAGAGGTCTTAAAGGTGATAAAGGTGACAGAGGTTTCCAAGGTATCGTTGGTGTCAAAGGTGACCAAGGTGACAAAGGAGAAAGAGGTCTTAAAGGTGATCAAGGTGATAGAGGTTTCCAAGGTATTGATGGTAAAGTCGGTGACCAAGGAGATACTGGAGCTAAAGGTGACCAAGGAGATGTTGGTTTAAAAGGTGATACAGGTGAAAGAGGCTTCCAAGGAAGAACTGGAGCTAAAGGTGACCAAGGAGATCAAGGTTTCAAAGGTGACAAAGGTGATAGAGGTATTAAAGGAGATAAAGGTGATCAAGGTTTCCAAGGTCCTGAAGGTAATTTTGGTGGAGCAACATTCTACTATAAATTTAATTCTGGTACCGCAGGCGATCCGGGTGCAGGATATATTAGTCTTAACACTGACGCTGCTGGAAGTGCAACACAAATCAATATTGATGATTTAAATGCAACTAACAATGACGTTCAGCAATACTTAAGAACTATTGATGATTCTACATCTACAATTAAAGGTCATATTAGAATTTCTAATAAATTAGATTCTTCTCAATATATGTTATTTACAATCTCTTCTTTACAGGAGATTAATACATATTTCAAAGTAACTGGTAACACATTATATGCTTCTGCAGCTAATGTATTCTCAGCAAATGAAGAATTAATAGTAACGTTCGCAAGAACCGGTGATAAAGGTGATTTAGGTTACCAAGGTCTTAAGGGTGATACTGGTGAACAAGGTATTCAAGGTGCTCAAGGTAAAACTGGTGCCAATGGAGACAGAGGTGAGCAAGGTCTTAAAGGTGATCAAGGTTTCCAAGGTCAAGTTGGTTTAAAAGGCGACAAAGGCGACAAAGGTGATAGAGGTTTCCAAGGAAATACTGGAGCTGCTGGAGCTGATGGTGGTAAAGGTGCTAAAGGTGATCAAGGTTTCCAAGGTATAACTGGTGCTAAAGGTGTTGTTGGTAACACAGGTGCTCAAGGTGCTAAAGGTGATACTGGTGAACAAGGTATTATTGGTGTACAAGGTAAACAAGGTAGCACAGGTGCTAAAGGTGATCAAGGTTTCCAAGGTATAACTGGTGCTAAAGGTAACATTGGTACTAAAGGTGATCAAGGTAACACTGGTGCTCAAGGTGCTAAAGGTGACAGAGGTATTCAAGGTATCGTTGGTAACACAGGTGCTAAAGGTGATCAAGGTTTCCAAGGTATAACTGGTGCTAAAGGTAATGTTGGTACTAAAGGTGATCAAGGTTTCCAAGGTGCAAATGGTGTTATCGGTATCAAAGGTACTAAAGGTGATAGAGGTGCTACAGGTGCTCAAGGTTTCCAAGGTATAACTGGTACTAAAGGTAATGTTGGTGCTAAAGGTGATCAAGGTTTCCAAGGTATTCAAGGTACAGTTGGTGCTAAAGGTACTAAAGGTGATGTTGGTGCTAAAGGTAATCAAGGTTTCCAAGGTATAACTGGTACTAAAGGTAATGTTGGTGCTAAAGGTGATCAAGGTTTCCAAGGTTTCCAAGGTATAACTGGTGCAACTGGTGTTAAAGGTACTAAAGGTGACAGAGGTGCTACAGGTGCTCAAGGTTTCCAAGGTTCAACTGGTGGAACTGGTGCTAAAGGTACTAAAGGTGATCAAGGTATTCAAGGTATCATTGGTCTTAAAGGTGATGTTGGTTCAACTGGTCCTAAAGGTTCTACAGGTTCAACTGGTGCTAGAGGTTTCCAAGGTGTAATTGGTGTCAAAGGTAACGTTGGTAACACGGGTCCTAAAGGTTCTACAGGTTCAACTGGTGCTCAAGGTGCTGTTGGTTCTACAGGTTCAACTGGTGCTAGAGGTTTCCAAGGTATAATTGGTGTTAAAGGTAACGTTGGTAACACGGGTTCTCAAGGTTCTAATGGTTCTACTGGTGCTCAAGGTGCTGTAGGTGCTAAAGGTACTAAAGGTAATACTGGTAATCAAGGTTCTGTTGGTCCTATTGGTCCTAAAGGTAACGTTGGTAACACAGGTGCTAGAGGTTATCAAGGTTTCCAAGGTTTTACAGGTTCAACTGGTGCTAAAGGTACTAAAGGTGATATCGGTGTTAAAGGTAATACTGGTGCTCAAGGTGCAACTGGTGCTAGAGGTGCTACTGGTCCTCAAGGTCTTACAGGTGCAACTGGTGCAGTTGGTCCTAAAGGTTCTACTGGTGCTGGTGGTGCTAGAGGTTTCCAAGGTATAATTGGTGTTAAAGGTAACGTTGGTTCAACTGGTCCTAAAGGTAACACTGGTAATACAGGTGCTCAAGGTGCTCTAGGTGCTAAAGGTAACGTTGGTTCAACTGGTCCTACAGGTGCTCAAGGTGTTATTGGTTCTAAAGGTAATGTTGGTTCAACTGGTCCTACAGGTCCTAAAGGTAACACTGGTTCAACTGGTGCTCAAGGTTCTGTTGGTCCAACTGGTGGAACTGGTGCTAAGGGTACTAAAGGTGACACAGGTGCTAGAGGTCCTCAAGGTTACACTGGTCCTACAGGTCCTAAAGGTACTGTTGGTTCAACTGGTGCTAGAGGTTATCAAGGTTTCCAAGGTCTTACAGGTTCAACTGGTCCTAAAGGTACAACTGGTAATACAGGTCCTCAAGGTTACACTGGTCCTACGGGTCCTAAAGGTGACAGAGGTTTAACTGGTGCAAATGGATCTAATGGATCTAATGGTGCTCAAGGTTATACTGGTGCAACTGGTCCTAAAGGTAACACGGGTAACCAAGGTGCCGTAGGTCCTAACACGTCTAACTACAGATTATATTCTAATCAGTATGTTGGTAACTCAGGTGGTGAATATGTGTACTACAATAACAGTAGTGCATTACAACAATTCTACATTAACAACTCAGAAGAAATGAGATTATACAGTAACGGTAACCTTCACGTTGACGGTGATGTTGTTGCATACTCAACTTCTATCTCGGATGCGAGACTTAAAGATAACGTGACTACTATTGAAGAAGCATTATCTAAAGTCTTACAGTTAAGAGGTGTTGAATACGATTGGAATAGCGGTAGCAGAAAAGGTCTTCATGATCTAGGTCTTATCGCCCAAGAAGTAGAAGAGGTATTACCTATGTTAGTAAGAGAACATGAAATGCCACTAATGGATGGTGCAGAAGACGGAACAGTTTACAAAACTGTTGACTATGAAAAAATGGTCGGTCTTTTAATCGAAGCTATTAGAGAACTTGAAGCAAGAATTAAGTCTTTAGAGTCTTAATTTAAATCATCAAGATAATTTTAGAAAGGGTCCTCGAAAGAGGACCCTTTTTTTATGTGATATATAGATTGTAATAACTTATTATCTTATTACACTTAGTAAACAATTTAAAATATCTAAGTATAACTAATATTATAGAACGCAATCAATGGATAATAAAATCAAACATGACACGTTTAACAAGAATGTAAAATTCTATGTAGAAAGCGTAACTAAAAACACAGAAACATATACCCTTAATGGATGGGTTGGATTAATAGGCGGAGAAGCTTTAGGCTTTTCAATGTCAAATGAACCTCTTAAAGTTCAATTTTTAGGTGATAGGCAAGACGTAATGGAAGTATATTCAAATCAGCTTACTAATCAGAATATGTCATTTACTATTGAGGTTCCTTTTGATAAAAAACTAAAAACACTAGTCATCCATACTAGTATTGGAGAAACTGCAATAGGTCCAATCGGACACTGGTTATCGTATCATTCAGGCTTTGCAAATACATCAAAGGATGTTATAGTAGTAGATAATTTTTATAATGATCCTGACCTTGTAAGAGAATGGGCAATGAACCATTTAGAATTTACACCTTCCGATTATCACAAGGGCCAAAGAGCAAATGAAAGATTTATCTTAGATGGAACTAAAGAAAAACTAGAAGAAATTATAGGAAAACCAATATTCAATTGGAATCACGACAGGTATGCTAATGGAATATTTCAATTCTGTACAGCAGATCAGCAGATTGTTTATCACGTAGATAATCAAACTTATGCAGCAATGGTATATTTAACACCTGACGCTCCACCTACATCTGGAACTGCGTTCTATAGAAGTAAAGTCACGGGTGATTATACATTCGATGACGATAAAAGAAAAACCCAAGCATACATAGATGCATTCAAGGGTAATAGTAATGAAATGAATTTTTACGATGGATCTAATTTTGAAAAAATAGATGAAGTAGGAAATGTGTATAATAGATTAGTCTTGTTTAATGCTAAAAATATCCACGCTGCGACTCAGTATTTTGGAGATGCAATTGACAATGCTAGATTTTTTCACATGTTCTTTTTTGACGTATAAAAAACAAATATAAATATGAAGATTAATATTATTACAAGGTGTACCAGAACAAGTAACCTTTTAACAATTAAAGAAGGAGTATTAAATGCGCCTAAGGGAGTAACAGTAAATTGGCACATTGTATTTGATACAGGAGCATTAAAGGATATTGATGCAGAGGTTCTCTCGAACTTAACAGATACTGTTAATGTCAAATTACATTTTGTAAAAGGACAAAGAGGAGGATTATTATATCCTGAAGTTTCTGATATTATTAGAACAATCAAATCAGGTTGGATCTATTTACTGGATGATGATAACATTATACACGAAGACTTTTACAAAACTATTAAAGCGAGTATAAAGAATCTTCCAGTTGCACAGGTTCATATCGTTTCTCAATTAGTTGCAGGTAGAGATTTTACCGGACAAGAAATTAGAGTAGCTAGTCGTGAAAATACTGCCTTTCAGAAAATTGACATTGCACAGATGGTTATTAATAGAAGCATATTTGATACTCATTCATTTAGTGCAAATTATGCAGCAGACGGTTTCTTTATAGAAGAAGTATTAAAAACACACGGTGATTCATTCGTATGGATTGACAAGGTTTTATGCCACTACAATTATTTAGAAAAAGTACCAAGTGCAAAAATACCTAAAATAATTTATATAGGAAAAACTAAGCCAGAATTAAAGTCTATAAAATATTTATCGTATGAAGCGGATGAATTAGACGTTAAATACTTAGAAGACGATAGTGAAGTAATTAACACAGTTACGTCGTTTAATCCTGACGCAATTATTACAAATGGAGAATCATGGAAAGAGTTTCCTAACCTAGCTTCTCTTCCTCTTCAATTTAGAAAAAGGTGGTTTAATTCTGAGAACACGGAAAATATAGGAAACACCGCATATTCCGTAGCAATGAATTCTATTCTATCTCCTTCTAACCTAGAAGATGATCAGATGATTTCATTCTTTACGCCTATATATAATACTGGTGAAAAGTTATGGAACACATATAGATCCGTAAGAGATCAGACGTATAATAACTGGGAATGGGTTTTAGTAAATGATTCCACAGATGGAGGTAAAACTTTAAAGATAGCAGAGGAAATTGCGCTAGTAGATCCAAGAGTAAAGGTGTATGATTTTAGAGAAAAATCAGGAGGATGTATTGGAGAATCTAAATACAGATGTTGTTCTCTTGCTAAAGGATATATTCTAGCAGAATTAGACCATGATGACTTATTGGTTAAAACATGTGCAGAAGATTTACATAATGCTGCACAGGCACATCCTGATTGTGGTATGTTTTATGGAGATACTGCCGAGGTAAATGAAGAGTGGGAAAATCAAAGATATGGAGAAGGGTTTGCATTAGGATATGGTTCTTATAGAGAAGAAGAGTATGAAGGTAGAATGTTGTCACCGGCTAATCAACAGAATATTAATCCAAAAACAATCAGACATATTGTAGGAGTTCCAAATCACGTTAGAGCATGGAGAAGATCTACTTATTTTGAAATAGGAGGACATAACAGAAGTCTAACAATTGCAGATGATTTTGAATTAGTGATTAGAAGCTTCCTATATTCTAAGATATGTAAAATACCTAAACTAAGCTATATTCAATTTCTCTATAATAATCAGGGTGGAAGAAACACCCATGATTTATCAAGAGCAGACATTCAAAGAAGAGTTAGAACAATAGCACAATATTATAATAAACAAATAAACGCAAGATTTATTGAATTAGGAATAGAAGATTGGGCATATAATGAAAGTCCTGAATATCCTATATCGGCAGAGTCAAGATATGGAGAAGAAGAAGGAGTTGCTAACGAAACATACACTGAAAAATCAGGAATTGAAAAAAAAGTAACTAAATTAGAAAAAGTAAAATAATGGGAAAATACGTAGAAATTTTAGATGCAAGTGATTGGGATGCATGGTGTGACAAATACATCGATCCTCTTTTAAGAAAAGGAGAATATGAACTCATAGTTGACGAAGCGGCTCCGAGCGTTTTAGTATTTCCTTTATTTAAAGAACAGTTTTGTAAAGATCTAATTGAACTATGTGAAACTGAAGGAGAATGGACAGTAGATAGACATGAATTTTATCCAACAACCGACATGCTTATTGACAAAGTATGGATGAATGAAATTTACTCAAAGGTTCTTAACGAATTTGTTAGGCCATTAGGAATATGGTTCTGGACTTTAGAAGGAAAGCAGTGGAATTCTATGTCAGATGAAACATTTATTGTAAAGTATACTACAGAAACACAAGCGCACCTTTCTCTTCACCATGATAATAGCCATTTAACAACTGTTGTTAGAATGAATGAAGATTTTACAGGAGGTGGAACTTATTTCCCATTATATAAGGCAAATATTAGTCCTCCTAGAGTTGGAATGGCAGCTTTACATCCAGGCGCAATTACACATAGACATGGTGCAAAGCCTATTTTTTCAGGAACAAGGTATATTACTGTAAGTTTCTGCAAGATGAGCGGATAAATAGAATATGAAGCAAATACAATCATTCGACCAATTTATTAACGAAAACCTAAACGAAGATACTAATGATCTTTTTAAAGTTTATCTAGCAATTGATCCCGACTCAGGTCACAGGTGGTGGTCTTATAAGGGATTTGCTTCCGATAATTTCTTTATACAAATTAATAAAGACAATTACAAAGACATAGATATTAATACAGACTATCCTATATTAACATATAATTCAGGAGTAGTTGAAACACTTTTAAAGGAAGGATTAGTTAAAAAGGAAAATGTATATAATAGACCAGAATTCATTAAGCAATCTGGATCTAAGGCAGAGTTTCATAAAATAGTAGATGGAGATGAAAACATTCCACAGACATGTCATGACGAGAAAGAAGCTTTAGAAATTGGCTTTCCATTAATTGCAAAGCCAGCTGAAGGACATTCAGGTATTGGAATTCAGGTTTTTAAATCTCAGGAAGATTGGGATAAAGCTGATCATTCTAAATTTGACGTATATTCCGAATTTGTAGATAAGAAATCAGAGCATAGAATAATTAACTTTAAAGGAGATGCTTTCTTTTGGATGGAAAGAGAACCATTAAATGATAAAGCAAAATCAGGTGATGGTGACGGCAAAGAAGAAATGAATTTTAAATATATCAAAAGAGATGTTACAGCTCTTCCTGAAAAATTTAAAACACTAATAGAAAAATTCTGTAATAAGTTTAAAGATTTACCATATATATGTTTTGATATAATGGAAGATCAAAAAGGAAAATTGTATATTATAGAAAGTAATTCTCAACCTGGAGTTCCTTATGATTCTACTGTACAAATATACCGTAAAATATTTAAAGACTTTTACGGAAGAGAAGTAAACAAAGATACTGATAAAGCTCTAACGAAATTATCTAATGATTTAGATAAAAAAACTATAGAACTTGACAGTGAACGATTCGAAATAAAAGAATAAATTATGGCATATCCTGACATGACGTGTATGCATGTGAACTTATGGGTTCATCACATGGACATTGACAAGCTGTTTGACTTTATAACAGAAAGAATTAAAGAACCACCTAGCTATTGGATTTCTAGGGAATCATGTCCTTCTACTATAACAGGAGGATATGCAGAAATTAATGTATCATATAATACTTACCTTATGATAAGGCGTGTTAAAGAACACGGACACTTTTAATTGAAACAATTCCAAATGGAAGTGTATAGTTAAGTATAATTAATAAACTTCCAAGTATGAATAGATTATGGTTACGATTTGCGCTGTGTATTTACGCAATATTATATACAGTGTGTCTGCCACTAATCTTAGGCATAGAGGATAGTTATAGTGATTATCATCAATTAAAACCAATCTTATTCCCTTTATTAACAATAGGAGTTTCATTAGGATTATGGCTTCATCGTTCTATTGAATGGAAAATACCAGCATTCTTATTAATAATCATAGCAAGCTTTAGCGTTACAAATTACCCTACAATACACAATATATCCGCTATTCTATTTTTTATGTCATCGACGTGGATTATGCTCTTTGATAAAAGATTTAAAATCTTTGGAATAATATCTGCAATATTATATCCAACACTCTTTATAGACACTGAACAAAATTTATTCTTGTTTGAAGTGTTACAGATACCTATTCTTTCCTTTTATCATTTCTCTAGAGTAGTATACTTGATGAGATTAAAGAATAAAATATAAACAATTACACATATTTAAGTATAATCTACATGGCAAAGAAGAAAAAGAAGCTAGAGATTATTTACGTTAAGAAGCCTATTATAGGTGAAACGTATTATTTCTATTTCGCAGGATCATGGGAAAGAGGCAAATTAGACTGCACTGCCGATAAATTAACAGAAACCTATGGACATAGATGGTTTACATTTGTTAATGGAAATTATGGAAGACAAATGAGATATCCAGTCTCTATTTATAATATTAGAAAAACTCACCCAAAACAAGAAAAAGATGTATAGTATTTCAGATTTAAAAAACATGTTATTTATTGACATTGAAACGTCAACTGCTGCAAAGGACTTAGATAGCTTTGCAGAGATTATTGGAGAAAACGCATACTCTCATTGGGAAAAGAAAGCAAAGTATGGTAGACAAAGTAAATCAGAGTATGAAGGAGTTTCAGATGCTGATATGTATATCAAGGATGCTGCCCTTTATCCTGAATTCGGAAGAGCAGTAGTAATTACAATCGGGCAAATAACCTTCCCAGATGGCATTACACCTAACCCTAAAGTGAAATCATTTTATGGAGATGATGAAAAGAATACTTTAAAAGAATTCATGGATACGATGGCTTTGATATTTAAAGCAAATCCTAAAATTCAAATCGTAGGACATAACATTAAAGGATTTGATATGCCATATTTAATTAAAAGGTCTATTATTCAGGGTGTAGAAATTCCTCAACAATTACATTTACAAAAACTTAAACCATGGGAAAACTGCCTACTAGATACTAATGAAATATGGAAGTTTGGTGGATGGAACGGTGCTTCACTTTCTATGATCTGTGATCTTTTACAGATACCTTCTCCTAAACAAAACATGTATGGTGGTGAAGTTTCTGAAGCATATTATGCTGGAAGATTAGAAGAAATTAAAGACTATTGTGAGGACGATGTAATAGGAACCATGAATGTCATGTTAAAAATGTCAGATATGGAACTTGTCTCTAAAGCCTTTGTACCATTCTAATAATGTCACATTGTCATACAATTTATTATAAGTATGACACTTTGTATAGAAAAACAACTCTGGCACAATTTTGTTAGAATATAGTATTGTAGCGATATTGCTACGATAACTAAATAAAAATTTTAACTATGTATTTTAAAACAACACTTGAAGATTTAATTAACGACTCGATTGAAACCGTAAATTCGCTTAACACAATTGGAGGTAAACAAGTTTTATTTGAAGAAGGTAAAATCTTATTAGCTCTTCCGGGTTTTACAAAAAAGGATATCGACATTCAGATTGAAGATAGAGTTTTAACAGTAAGCTCAGAAGTTGAAGAAGATGGGTTTAGAAAATCATTTAGCAAAAGATTTAAATTATCGAATACACTTGACGTAGACACTGCTTCGGCATCGATGAAAGATGGAGTTTTAACTATTGCTTTCGATAAAAATGAAAAAAGTAGAAAAATAGTTGTTAAATAATTTTTTTATCTCAGATATTTTGCTTATATTAGTATAGTAATTAAAAATAAGAAAAATATGTTTGACGACTTTGATGGTTTTGAAGACCAAAACAATGATGAGCACGATGAAATAGCTCAGATCCAAAAAAATGCAGATATGGAAAATAACCTTCATGAATTAAAAGATAAACTAGTTAGAAATAATTGGGATATGATTTTAGAAAAGGGAGTTGATTTTAAATCAATGCAAGATAATGGTATCGAAATAGAACCAATCATAAGAACACTTCAACAAATGTTAGACTGGTTTCAACAATCTGAAGAGTATGAAAAGTGTGCACATCTTAAAAAGATTTTAGATAATAAATAACAATCTTCCTTTATAAAGGCTAATAGTTATAACCATTGGCCTTTAAGGGGGTTGAAACATAATCAAATAAATGTGTATAAATATATTATGGAAGAACAATTACTAAAAGTCATTGCGGATCAACTTACGAGAATTGCAGATCTTATGGAAAACCAACAGAAAAGAGATGTGGTTGAAAAAAGAAAGAGTATTAAAGTCGTTAAAGAAGCCGTAAAGAAAAGAAAGAATGAATTACTACGAACTGCTGCAGATAGAAAAGACAGCAAGCCAAGCCGAGATTAAAAAGGCATATCGTAAACTAGCAAAGCAATATCATCCCGATACAGTTGAAGGGGATGAGTCTTCCTTTAAAGAAATAGTCACAGCTTATGAGGTTTTATCTGATAAGGATAGAAAAAGAAAATACGATATTGAATTAGAATATCGTCCTTCAGAAAATCCATTCGACAGTTGGTTTAGAAATGGAGAAGGATCTTTTAGTGATATGTTTAATGATGCATTCGGCTCTTCATCTAAAGGAAGAGATGTCACGATTAGAATGGCAATTACCTTAGAAGAATCTTACCATGGAACTCAAAAGAGAGTAGATATAGGTTCTAAAAAATTAAACATTAATATACCAAAGGGAGTTTATGAGGGTATGAAGCTAAGGATTAGTGGTAAAGGTCAACCTCATCCTGCTAACTCATCAGCCCCTAATGGAGATTTAATTATTATAATTAATTTAAGGCTTGATGATAGGGTTATACTGCATGGCAATGACATATACGTAGATGCAGATGTTTCCTTTTACGATATGATTCTAGGTACTGAAATAGAAATTAATACTCCCTTCTATAAAATAAAGGTAAATGTACCTCCAAATTCACAGAATAATAAGATATTAAGAATAAGTGGTAAAGGATTCCCGATATATAGTATGAATACTTATGGTAACCTTATGGTGAAATTAAATGCATTTAATCCGCCCCTTAAAGATTCACAAATAGAACTAATAAAAAAAATAAAAGAAATAGACAATGAATGATTTACCAGATTTTGACGAATGGGATAATTCAGATACCAATAGAAATAATCCAGAATTTGAAGTTAACAACAGCGTAGAATCAATCGCGTTTATTGAGAAATTGAAATCATCATCCAAAGAGATAATGATGGACTTAATTTATAAGGCTATAATTGAAAATGAAATGGGAGCATTAAATAATAATTCTCCTAAAGAAGAAAAAATAGCAGCACTAGAAACGGTTATCAAGTATTTTGCAGAACAAGAAGAATATGAAAGATGCCATGAACTTAAAAAAATCATAAGCAATATATGTTAATAATTAATGTAGATAAAGGGAATATAGAAAAAGCTTTAAAACAGTATAAGCGCAAAACCATCAAGACCAAACAAATGAAAAAGGTCAGAGATGAAAAGCAATATACGAAGCCCTCTGCAGTAAAGAGACTTAAGTTCCAAAAGGCAATATATCTTCAGAAGAAATCAGACGCCGAAAACAAGGACAAGTAGAAATATAATAACATATTTTTTTACTTCATTTTACCTTAGACCTTACCGGAATTAAATATATAAATTGAGATTATTAATATCTCGATATAAAAAAATATACTTTGTAATGAAGGAATCTTTTAGTGATGACAAAGACGCATTGATGAGATCAAGCTATTATACTATCACAAGAAATTTTACTAAAACCATTAATAGATTTGTTGTATTCAGCGAAGGCAAGAATACGATAGAAATCCCTCATGGCGAAGGACAAAGGAGCAAGTTCATAGATATTATTATAGAATATTTTGAAGAACTTGAGGAGTATGAAAAATGTGATACGTTATTGCAGCTTAAAAAAACGGTAATAATGGCAGGAGACTAAAAAAATTAAACTCGATGAGCAGAAACAATTCAAACAATAAATCTTCATCTAGCTCCGATGGACCTAGAAGAAGAAGATACGGAATAAAAGAAGCAGAATTAAAAGGAGTACAATTAAGACAATCCCAAAAGAAATATACAAACACAATACTAGAGAATCAGATAACGTTTTGCACAGGTCCAGCTGGAACATCCAAAACATTTACAGCATGTTATACTGCACTTCTCCTCTTAGCTAGAAAAGAGATTTCACAAATAGTATTATGTAAACCCATCCAAGAAGCAGGTGAAAAGTTAGGATTTTTACCAGGAGATATCGCAGACAAGATAGATCCGTTTATGCAATCATACATATCTAACATTACAAAAATAGTAGGATCTGAAATAGCACAAACTCTCGTAGAGAAAGAAGTTATTGTATTTAGGCCAATGGCTTATATGAGAGGTGATACATTTGACGGATCATTAATGGTATTAGATGAAGCACAGAATGCAACGTTCAAGCAGTTAATGTTATTTGTAACAAGAATGGGTAAAGACTCTAAGGTTATAGTAACAGGAGACGTTAGCCAGCATGATATATCTAAAGCCAATGTTGGTTTACCTTCGTTTACTGAATTAATGACAGGTATTAAAGGAATAGGTGTGCATGAATTTACTGAAAAAGATATTGTTAGAGCAAAGATCCTTCAAGAAGTTGTAAAGAGATACGATAAGTGGAAGGAAAACCACGAGCCTAAATAAACATTTCACTAAATGTGTGTATAACTCCTATAAAACTTAATATGGAGAAAGCAAAACACATCTTACTTAAAGGAAGTTATAATGACGATAGAAGTATCGTTGAAGTTGGAATAGACGAAGCAGGTCGAGGTGCCTTGGCAGGACCAGTTACAGTATCTGCGGTTATTATGCCGTATGGATTTAACCATCCTTTAATAAAAGATTCTAAATTGCTAAATGAATCTCAGAGAAAAGAGGCTAGGGAAATAGTATTAGATAACGCAATTGCGTATAGCGTTCAGCATATAGATACGGAAACAATAGAATCTACTAACATATTAAAGGCTACTCTTCTAGGAATGAAAGAATGTCTAAACACCATTGACAATTCATTTAATTTTATATTAGTGGATGGAGATCAATTCCACGGATATGAAGGAATACCTTTTAAAACTGTAATAGGTGGAGATAATAAATATAGTTCTATCGCTGCTGCATCTATACTTGCTAAAACAAGTAGAGATATGTTAATGAAAGAATTAGATGAAGAAACTCCAGGATACGGGTGGAATTCTAATAAAGGATATGGAACAAAACAACATATAACTGCAATAAAGGAAATGGGAGCCAGTGATTCACATAGGCCTTCATTTATATCACATCTATTAACTACTACTAATTCATTATTCTAATGAAACTTTTTTACGGCTTTTTATTATTCCTATTAGGGCAAGGACTTATTTGGATTCAAACTAATGGACAATTTGTATGGCCTTGGTTTAAGAAAAATCCATGGCCAGTTGCCATTGGAATGGGTTCTATCATTAGTTACATTTTAATTAAAGCAACGCAGATGGTTGTTGAGCACTTTGACGGTTTACTTTGGCCTGGAAGATTCATAGGTTTTGCTAGTGGTATTCTTATATTTACTGCTATGACTTATTACTTTATGAATGAAGGTATCACGGCGAAGACCGGAGTGTCTCTGTTATTAACCCTTATTTTAATATCAATACAAATACTATGGAAATAAATTCAGTTACAGTTGTTCTTACCTCATGTGGAAGAGTTGATCTTTTAGAAAAAACACTAGACTCTTTTTTTAAATTCAACACATATCCAATTGAAAGATTTATTATAACAGAGGACTCTGCACAGGAAGAAGTATTTGATGCATGTGATGAGCTTAATAAGAAGTATAATAACTCTTTAGAGTTTATGTTTAATGAAAATAAACTAGGACAGTCAAAGTCAATAGATAAAGCATACTCTACCGTAACTACTAAATATGTCTTTCATTGTGAAGAAGATTGGGAATTCTATAGACATGGATTTATCGAAGATTCTATTAGAATTCTCTCTGCTAGTGAAAAAATATTACAAGCGTGGATACGCCCAAAGAACGATAGGATTTTAAATAAAATATCTGAAAGAGTATTTGAATTAAACGGAATGAAAGTTAGAGCTGTTCTTCCTGCTAGTTTTTCAACAGGAGACATGAACGAGGACGGTACTCCCATGATAGTCAGGGATTATATGGGATTTAGCTGGAATCCAGGCTTAAAAAGAATGAGCGACTATAGACTATTAAATAACGGGTACACGGGAATGGTTAGAGAACATCTCGTAGATCACTGGTATAGAGATCAGGGTTTTATAGTTGTTAGTTTATCAGTGGACGATAATGATGGATATGTCAAACATATTGGATGGGATAGAAGAGCTGGAGATCCTGGATTCGTAGGATAGATATATAGAGTATGAAACATCTAATGACATTCGAAAAGTATTACGCATATAACGATTTCAAAAAGAACTGGGGTTCTCCTGAAGAAATGAAACAGGAAGTTGAATGGATTATGGCGAGATTATTACCTAAGGAAGATATGCTTAAAAGCATTGAAGATCTTTCAACTGACAAGGGTATTAAATTTGAAATCAAATTATCTTCTAAAGATACGATCCACATGTATAAAGTAAGTGGATGGAGAATGCAAGAAAATGATGGATGGGAATATTACTATAACAAAAAGAAAACCATCTATAGAAAATTAAAGAATCAACTAGAAAAAGAAATCTTATCTGATCTAGAATTATTCTTAAAATACTTTAAATCATACGATCTATATGCACAATACATTGATGATGGTGGACAATATAGAGCCGCAAAAGATAACAATTCTTCTATTATAGACAGATTTGACAATTTATCATCTTCTGATAAAAAGAAAGCTAAGAAAGAATTGCTTAAACATTTTAAGGCATCTTATAAAGGAAAAGATATCGTTGATCAGGTAAACAACCTTTTCAAATCCTAGCTTTTTAAAAATAACCCAAATTCATTGGGTTTTTATTATGACTATTTACGTAGCACCTCCAAGGGGAATAAAGGAAAAAGAGGCAATTCGACTCTGGCTTTCACATTACAACCATGAAATAATATGGCTAGATCTTAGACGCAAGGTCAAAGGCCCTTTACTATTATGTGGAGGAGCAGACATTGGAAAAGACGAAGAAAGGGACGCTAAAGAATTCGTATGGATTAAACAGGCCCTGGATTCTAATAATAGAATATTAGGAATATGTAGAGGAATGCAAATCCTAAATCATTATTTTGGAGGAACGGTAGAAGATTTATCTGATGCAATAGTAGAAGATCATAAAGCAGCTGACTTTTCAGAAGACGTTGATCATAGCGGGAAGCCATCTCAATTCCATACGGTTGAAGATTTAAATGGAACATTAACTAGTGTTAATTCTAGGCATCATCAACACTGTAATATACTAGCTAAAAACTTCAAAGCTACACATCTTTCATATCCATTATATTCTGTAGTTGAAGGATTCGAAGACTTAGATAAAAAGATATGGGCAGTTCAATGGCATCCTGAAAAGATGGAGTCAGAAGATAACGAATATCCTTTAGGTAAACTGTACCATAAGTTTTTGTAATAACTTCTGGTTATAACCAAAAGTTTTTTGAAAATAAACAGCTAAAAGTTTTTTTATCTCAGATTTTTTGCTTATATTAGTATAGTAATCAATCAAGCAATAATAATGATCAGAAAAAAACTTCACAAACATCAATCAAATCCTGTAATAATCGACTTAACGGGTCCTGAAGGAAATGCCTTCATGCTATTAGCCTACGCAAAAAGTTTTTCAAAAGATCTTGGAAAGGATTGGGAAACTCTTTATTCTCAAATGACAGGAGGAGACTATGAAAATCTTATTAAGGTATTTGACGAAGCGTTTGGAGATTTTGTAATCTTAGAAAGGTAATGGAAAACAAGGGTAAGAAATTAAAAGAAGTAAATTTAACATTACAAGAGTGGCTTGATGCCCTTCGTATGCCTACTCCTGTGAGAAACAAGAAAAAGTATCGAAGAAAGAATAAGCATAAAAATAAAGAAGATTAAAAATAAACAGTAAAATGTTTTTTTATCTCAAGTATTTTGCTTATATTAGTATAGTAATTAATAATTAAAACAAACACATGAACTTAGAATCAATCAAAGCAAACGGAATTAGTTGGTATGAACCTGCAAAATCTATTATCCCACATCTCACTACTCAAATTGGAATCTTTAAAATGAGACATCCAGAAAAGGATATTTTCGAAAAGTTCGGAGATGGCGAATACTTTTCAGGAAGGCGATTTAACGATAACGGTGATGTAGCAATTAGAATTGGTGGAGCAATTGTTAGACAAGCACAAGAAGAATACATTTATTCTAACATGGGTCGCAATTCAATGACATCTGAGGAAACTCTTCCTCTTTTAGAAGGTATCATTAGCGCATGGTTCGACACTCTCTCCGCTTCTGAAATTGATATGCTTATTGTCGACGGACTTAAGTGTTGTGCAGAAACAGATCATTGGTACGAATTTGAAAAGCAATGGGACTAATGATTTCAATGTATGAACGCATTGCTAGAATCGAAGGCACTACTCATGTCGTACGAATAGAAGACAGTGTAGTATACAGACAAAATGGATATGAAGTAATTGGTGACAATCTGTTTGTTCAGACGGAAGACCGATTACTTTTTATGGATTTCGATGTATTTACATTAGAAGAAGCATGCATGGCCGAACGAACGGTCAAAGAAGTAAAAAAGAAACTTAATACAAACTCTTAATATAAAATATATGGCAGCAGACTACGGATATTGTTGTATCAACATGACTCTTAAAAAAGAATCGAACATATATGTTGGTAGAAAAATGATTAAAAGAACCTTCATGGAAAAGGGTATTAAATACGCATCAGAACTTGCAGTGTTAAATATCAAGGACATGATAGAAATTATCAAGTGGAATTACAAGAACGACATAACAATGTATCGTATGTCAAGTAATCTATTTCCATGGATGTCGGAATACGAATTATCTGAACTTCCTGATTATGACAAAGTGTGTAATCTAATGAAAGGTGCAGGTAAACTTGCTAAACAATATGGCCAAAGATTGACATTCCATCCAGGTCCTTTCAATGTTCTTGCTTCTCCGAATGAAAAGGTAGTTATCAAAGCCCTTAAAGATTTACGTCAACACGGCGAAATAATGGATATGCTAGATTTACCACAAACTCCTTATGCTGCTATCAATATTCACATCGGCGGAACCTACGACGATAAAGAAGCTACTAAGAAAAGATTTGCTGAAAATTTCAAGCGACTTACTCCAGGCGCAGCGAATCGTCTAGTTATCGAAAACGATGACAAAACAGCACAGTATTCGGTACAGGATTTATATGACATACATCTATTAACGGGTAAAACTCCAATAACATTTGACTATCATCATCACTGGTGCTACGAAGATTCAATGCCAGAAAAAGAAGCTCTAGAACTTGCAGCTAAATCATGGCCTAAAGGAATTCGCCAACTATGCCACTATTCTTCATGTAAACAAATACACGAAGATGCTACACAAGGCAATAAACGTGCACATGCTGATTATGTATATGATCACATTGAAACGTATGGTATGGATCTAGATATCGAACTCGAAGCAAAGGCGAAAGAACTTGCCCTACAGCGATACAAGCAGGAGTTTTTAAAGGAGCTCGTTCTATCATAGATATATAAGTTATGAAGTTTATAAAGACATTTGAAGATTGGAACGAAGTTTCACCCGAATTAAAAGCTCACATTGAAGAAGGATTAGATCTTACTAATTCATTCTTTCGTTTAGGAAGCGATGCATATATTGAATTATTTGAAGAAGTAAAACAATATTGGGATAAAAACAATATTATCTTAAAGGGTCCTTCAGGATGGATGGCTAAAAATCTAGAAGTAGGAACTAAAGCAGTCTATAAACCTAGAGGAGGAAATCAAAAGAATGTAAAATTAGATTCACCAACGAGGGGTGGAAATAAGAAATTCATAGTTTACAGAAATAGTGGAAGAACTGATAAAGAAGGAAACATCATTGCTAAGAAATTAGAATGGGGAGATCCTTCATCTACTATTAAGAACGACGACCCGGGAAGAGCAGCTAACTTTTGGGCTAGACACGGTTGTGATAAAATGGCTAAGATGGATCCGACTAAGGCGGGATTTTGGGCATGTTACGGACCTACTCTTTTTGGAAAACAGCTTGGTATAAAAAGCGATCAACCATGGTAGATAAAGATTGTAAATGTAAAAGTTGCGGTTGTGGAGAAATGTCCATGGAAGAAATGATATCCATGGTCGATGATAAAACATTACCCTTTACGGAGACGGCTGTTTCAAAAAATATAATCATTAGAGAATTCTTACCAAACCAACCTGAACATCTTTTTAAATGGCACTTCGACGAGGAGGACAGGGTTATCGAAGCTTTAAACGAAAATGATTGGAAGTTCCAATACGATAATAAGCTCCCTATAGAATTAAAAGGATATATAGAAGTAAATGCAGGAGAGTATCATAGAATTATACAGGGTACTTCTTCTTTGAAAATACAAATAACTAAAAAATGAAACACATAAAGCTATTTGAATCCTTTGTAAACGATAAAGAAATTTCTACATGGGAAAAAGAGTTTGGTAAATTACCAATTCCTAAGAAAATTAAAGATATATCTAAAGAAATGGCTAAGGCAGGTTTTATTAGAAAAGATACAAAATCTGTTCAAGCCAAATTATGGATTGGATTAGAAGGAATTTCATGGATAGAAATGAAAGAAAAATTCGGAGACATAGTAGGTAAATTTTATGGTGGACAATTCTATCAAGCAATGACAAACCCTATGGCTGAAAAATCTGCATATTATGCGTATGAAGTTTCTAAACATGTAGAAGATCTAGCAGCGAATGATGAAAGCGTAGAACCTGCATATTATATGATGAAAAATTACTTTAATTCATTTGAATTAAAAATTGATAGAAACAGGGTATTCGATAGAGCAGTTAAAGAGCTAGAAGCCTGGATGAAACAAAACAAGATTAAAACCCTATAAAAAAGGGATATATAGATAGTAATTAATACAACAAAAACAAATAAAATAAAAAATTATGGCAAAATTAAAATCATTTGAACAGTTTTTATCTGAGATGGATAGAACTGAGGAGGTGCAACAAGACGTAGTTGCGGCAGCTGAGCCAGTTGAACAATCTGAAGAAAAGGCGGAAGAAGTTCAAGGAAACGGTGATGCTGTAGAAGAATCTACTGAAGAACTTAACGAAGGTTTACACCCTAAATTAAAGAAAGCTCAAAAAGCAATTAAGAAAGGTGAAACTGTTTACGGAGAAAACGTTAGATTTCCTGGAAGATTTAAAATCATAGAACTTGGAGATATGTTCGCAACAGTGGACTATGAAGATGGTACTAAACCGATGGAAATGGCTTCAATGAATATCAGAATTGATTCTTTACAATTTGAATCAGTTGAAACTGAAGAAGTAGTAACTGAATCTGGTGAAGAAGCTGGTTTACCTGCTGAAAATTTAAAAGATGAAACTGAAGTAGTTGACAATGACTGTGAAACTCCTGAAGACAAATCAGACGAATTAGAAGCTGAATTAGAAGACACTGTCGATGCTGCTGGAAATGAAGAAATTTCTGAAGCTGAAGAAACTGAAGAGGTTGCTGAAGAAGAAACTGAAGAAGTTGCTGAAGAAGAGGAAGAAGTAAGACTAGTTTCTGATATGTTAAAAGAGGTTTACGAATCATGTAAAAATGAAGCTAAAGCTTGGGAAGACGATGCACATGATGAGCATACTGTTGAAACATATATGAAAGAAAATGCTGCATTAGTTGGAGCGTTAGCTGCCCAATCTCTTAAAGAAATGAAAGAAGATTATTCAGTTGAAGCTTATGAAGCTGCATGTAATGAAATGATCGAATCATATTCTAAGAAAGTGAATGAGATGAAAGAGTCTGATTCAGCTGTTGGTGAGGAAACTCCAGAAGCTTAATATTAAAATTAACAATATAAACTTTTTAAAGGGTTCATGTATAATACATGGACCCTTTTTATTTATAAAGTAATATGCCAAGAATTTCAGTAGACGTAATATACATGCAAATAGCATATCAAATTTCTAAACTCAGTTATGCTGAGAGAAGAAAGGTCGGTTGTATAGTAGTTAAAGACGAGCAGATTGTTTCATTTGGATATAATGGAACTCCACATGGTTTTGATAATCAATGTGAAGAAACTCAAACTAGAAATATAGATAATCCTGACCACAAAGAAATTCTAATAGAAAAAGGATATGAATGTGAAGATACTTGTTGTTCTAAACAAGTTACTAAACAAGAAGTCTTACATGCAGAATCAAATGCACTAATGAAGATTTCAAAATCTACACTTACTTCGAAAGGATCGATCCTATATACTACTACTTCTCCATGCTTTGAATGCGCTAAGTTAATTATACAAGCTGGTGTAGAAAAAGTATTCTACTGTGAAGGATATAGAGATCTGTCAGGTATTTCTTTATTAAAAAAGGCAGGAATTATTGTTGAACAAGTAATCGTATGGAATGAGCATTAATAGAATAAACTTACCAGAAGTAAACCGCCTAGAAGACTATTTAAAAGAACATGGAAGCCATGAGTTTTTTAGAAGGTATATTAAAAAGACAGAGGCAATGATAGGACCATCTACATCCCATGCCTTTATAAACGACTTTATAAAGTTCTATCAAGAAGGAGAATCTAATACCTTCTATATTATACCACAGCTTAAACTTTTCTAAGTTTAGGTGTATAATAATAAAATAGGTTAAATCATGCAAACAACTGAAGAAAAAGATATTGTAAAATATCAGTGGAAAAAGGGAGATAATTTTGGTAAAGTGGTTGAGGTAGAATCTAAAGATTCTGAATTTACTTACTTTAAAGATGGATCTAAAATATTCAACAAAGTATTACCTGAGTTTTTAGAACTAGTAACCGCCGAGGGATTACCTTTTCCTGGAGTTGATCTTATTGGAAATAATAAACCTAAAGCGAAGGAAGCTCCTATTAAAGAAATTGAAAAGAAAGTAGAAGTTAAAGAAACTAATTCTCCACTCGGTCAATTAATTAAAACTTTATCTGCTAAGAACGTTGAATCATTTCAATTAAGTGTAGGAATTAATCTTCCTAAGAAAGAAATATTTAACATGTTAGTTGAAAACTCTGAAGAAGAAAAGGAACAAATCTTAGAAGAGATCTCTAAATCAGCTGTTTCTCAAATAGAGATAAATAACCTACAAGAATTTTTAAACGAACAAATAACTGAATTTGTAACTAATTATTATAAAATATGAGTCAAGCAAGAAAATACAGAAGAGACACCTATAAACAAGCTGGATTATTAAAAGCTAAAAACGAATGGGGAAGATTCTCTGAAAAAGGAATAGCATGGTATTCTTTAAAACAAGAAGAAGGAAAGCAATTTCATGAAGCTAATACGAATAGAGTCAATGATCAAATAGAAGCTCAACTAGGAGCTAAGTTAGAATCGTTAAAAGAAACATGGACTGAAATCGGTTATAACAAGGAAGAGATTGATTTATTAGAAGAGGCCTTCGCGATGACTACGATCAAAGATAAAGAAACTTATAGAGCTGATAGAAAAGCGGCTAGGAAAATATACAGAAAAGTTCAAGAATCCCTAGAAGAAAGATTAAATGCAGGAGATAACTCTTAAGATAGCAGATAACGGTGTAATTAAAACCGTAACAGATGATAACATCAATGCGGCTGGTGAGAAATACGAGTCAGTTATTGTCTATGATTTTGATAAAGGTATTGATGATAGATTAAATTTTATCAAAGATATCTGTATCGATGTCGGATTAGATTTTGGTAATTCAAAACAATCTAATCAAATAAAGGTGGTCACTGAATGGGGAACTAATTATAGTCCCTCTACCATCGAAACAAAACATAAAATCCAAACTTTACAAACTAAAATTAAAGAGTTGGAGAAATTGATAAGATGACAACAACGACCGAAATTACAATAGAATGCGTGTGGTGTAACAGTAGAAAGGAATTTAATAAATTCTGTAGAAACAACCCGGGAGAAACAGTAATAGATTTTTATAGCATTAGAAATAAGCTAGTTAAATCAGATCCCTATGACACTGAACCACATCGATCTGTAATTGGTCTTGCAATAAGAGATTCTTTCATTAATGTTCTAAATAAGAATGCAGACTTAGAAAAAATCATTTACTTATTTAAAAATTTAGATGCAGAAACTATTGACAACTTTAAATTATTTCTACAAGAAACAATAGAACCCGATGCATCACTAAACTTAACAGTTATTAATAGAGATGATTATCCTAAAGGCGTTCTTAAAAGATTTGAAAGCGTCAAGATAATCGATCTATAATGATAAGGCATAAGTTATTTTCAAAGGGTGAAAGAATACATGCCCTTATATCCAACACTAGACATTCTCATATCGTATTTCCCGTTTATGCAATAATTCATGACGTTAAGTTCGACGAGGATATGCCAAGATATCAAATAAGAATTACCAAGTTTCATGATAATATAGATTTCTTAAAAAGATATCTCTTCGGTATGAAGTTTTCAAAAGACTTTAATAATAGAACTACAACATTCGGTCTTTCTAGAAAGAACTATAAATCTATGAAAGACTTTCAAAATCAAATAGACTCTAAGTGGGAATCTTATATGATCTCAGTTGACTCCGTAATGTGTGTTAAAACCAAATCAGAGGTAATAGATCTATTTAACAATATACAAGATTTCTTAATCGAAAAGAATTTTAAAGATATATTTGAACTCTCAAGCAGAAGTGTATATTCTTCTGGCAAATATTATTATCAATCACGGGGAGTATATGCTGCCCATCTTAAGAAGTTTCTAGGAGATAGGGAACCAAAGACGGATAAATATTATGATAAGCTTTTATATAGACCACAGTCAGACGATCTGGATGACATAGAATTGTGAATATATAAAACCTAGTAAAAACATAATATTACAATATGCCATTATTTGGATTAGTATCAGCGGGAGCAGCTTCCAGTTTAAAATCATCAGTTTCAGGATTTGGAGATAAAGTAGATAACTTCTTTAATCTTTCTAGTCCAGACGGCAATGGTGCCGGAAATGTAGATCCACAGGATATATTAAAGGGTCAATTTGCAGACCCAAATGCAAGGAATGCTGCTATGAAAACAGGTCAACCCCTGAGTAACGTTAGCCCTACTATTAATTCAGAAGCAGATGCATATTACACACAAACAGCCGACTCAGTTATCTACTATAAAAAAGATGATGCTGGAAAACCACAAGAAGGCGTAGCTTCTGCTGCGATAACCGATGGTTTAAAACCTTATTCTGTATTTAATAAATATTCTTTAGTAAATTTTAGAGGTAGTTTCTTTACTCCCGGTGGATCTGCGAAGGCGACGGGTGTAGATATTAAAGAATATAATAAAATAGATCCTAAAACATTAGATAATCCTTCTGTTTCTAAAATAATAGAAGTTACAAAAGCAGCTGCTGCCGGCGGATCCGGTTATGGTTATATGTATAATTACGCTGATTTTGCAATGTGTAGATATAATGGTAAAATACCTAATAATTATTTATTAACTCTTAGAAGATTTCCATATCCTATAATGGACGATATTATAGCGCCAATGGATGTTGATAAAGCAGGAAATCCGACACCAGTCGATCAGCCTGACATTGCAAGAGCAGTTACATGGATGAGTGAAGTTACCGGTAACAATATGAACTCTATACTTAATTGGAGCCATGGATATAATTGGAAAGATGAAACCGCAAGTGTACAGACTAAGCAATCTCAAAATAAAAACAGAAGAGGTGCTTTTGGGCAGTTTTTAGATTCAAGTGTAATAGGTACTGCAGCTGCAAACGCAAATGCAGGTGTAGATGGAGTAACCGCCCAAAGAAGAGCAAATGGTGGAGCAGGTTATGATGCATATAGTGATACCTATCCTAATCATGTTTTTGGCCCGGTAAACGTTATTAAGAATGTATCTTTCAGAGATCAAGGTTTAACGTTTAATCAAGAATTTAAACTTAAATTTGAATATGAGTTAAGATCATTTAGTGGAGCTAACCCTAAAATATTGATGCTAGATCAACTTGCTAATATAATGGTATTGACTTCAAGTCAAGCACCATTCTGGGGAGGAGCAGTACGATATGTTGGAGATGGTTCTACTGGAAAGCCATTAGGAGATCTTTCGATGATTAAATCTGGTAACTATAGTGGATTTATCAAAAGTGTAGCGTCTGGTTTAGGTGACATGTTTAAAGGAGTTGCTAAAGATATAGGAGGATTAATGGATGGGAAAGATTCTAAGTTTTTAAATAATATACTAGGTGGTACTTTAATGAAAATGTTTAATTCTCCACAGGGTGGTCAGGCCGCAGCCTCTCTATTAACAGGAGATCCTACCGGTTCATGGCACTTGACAGTTGGAAATCCATTAAACCCAGTAATGATGGTAGGTAATCTAACATGTAGAGAAACTAATGTAACCTTTGAAGGCGGCATGGGAGTTCAGGATTTTCCTGAAAGAATGGTAGTTGAAATTACATTAAAGCCAGGTAGAGCAAGAGATAAATTAGATATAGAGTCTATGTTTAATATGGGTAGAGGTAGATTTTATCTTCAACCTAAGGACGGAGTTGATGTTAATAAAGTGTACGTTGAAACGGCTTATGGTGGTAAAGATAAAAGAAAGGCTCTTAATTCTGAATTTAGAAAAATAGCTAACGGTTAAGATGAAAATATATTCTATAGATAAAAAGAAAATCATAGATAATAAACTGTCTATGAGTGCTCCTACTCTTATTTTTGCAGATTCAACGAGAGTACAGGATATTCATATCGTAAGTAATGATGAGACCGGTAGAATAGATCTAGTGTCTTTATCAGAATATGGATCTCATGATTATATTGACATTATTTTAAAGTTTAATGGAATATCTAATCCCTTTTCTATTATAGAAGGTGATGTATTATACATTCCACCTAAAGATTATGGTAAAAAGAAATGGAAATTAACATTAAATAAAGACGAGAAAAATCCGATAAGAGATCAATTCATAAATACTAAAAGGCTCCCTGTTAAAGATGCAAATAGAATTGAATATTTAAGTAAGAAATATAATAAAGAAATATTACCTCCTAATATATTAAAGACTGGAGAAGTTAATATCGAAGTAAGTAACGGGGAAATAAGAATTTAAAAGCATGCCATTAAACAATCATATTTTAAATGTAATAGATCATTCATTAGAACTTGATGTTATAAAGTTTGATGCGATGGGAGAAGATGAACCTGATGGAGATAAGCATAGTCACACCATCGGAGGACCTGTTCCAATGATAGTGATTAATGGTAAATCATTTTCAGAAGCAGATGTAAGGCGTTTAGAGATAAACTGTAATGACAAAATTCCTACAATCAATGTTGTAATAATGGACACTGCTGGAACGTTTGACAGTGATTCAACACCTAGGGACGGAGATGTTATATCTATTAGAATTGCATCTAGACAACAAGATACCTTTAGAGACATAAGAATAGATTTTGATATAGATGAAGTTTCAGGTCCTCCTAACAGGGATTTAGAAAAAGCAACAAATGGTTCTAAATATTCCATGGAAGGAACTATGAAAATACCTACAATGTATTCTGAGGGATGTGCATCCTATGAAGGAACTTCTAGGGAACAGATTGAAGAATTTGCAACTAAATTAAAATTAGGATTAGCAACAAACATAGATGCATCTGATGACAAAATGAAAGCTCTTAGTGCGTGCCAACCCAATATTGAATTTTTAAATAATTTAGTAGAACACTCATATATTGGTGAAAATAGTTTTCAAACATATTGTATAGATCCCTATTATAATATATGTTTTGTAGATATTAATTCATTATTAAATTCAGAAGAAGGCGTAGATGAAACTTTCATAAATATGGAAATGGACTTTGATGAAGATGGCGAAGAGCAGAGCTCTAATAAAATAGAGATAAGCAACATATTGACGAATGCCGCTAATATGAATTCAACGAATACATTTATAGAAAGTTATTCTCTAGTTAATAACGCTGGCTCGCTTTCTAAAAAGAATGGATATAAAAGAAAAATGATTTACTATGAACCGGGCGTAGGAGTAGTAGCTCATGAATTAGAACCCCTTGCCAGCGATGATATGAAAGACATTGAAGAACCTCTAAAGGGCAGAAGAGGCGAAGACAGATATACTAAAGAGGTAAAATCAAAATTTGTAGGTAGGCTTCCCATTCAATCAGATGATTCACCCGGTACGCATCTTAATTATTCTTATTCTGCGATAAGTAATCAACAAAACTTAGATGAAATGAATAAGATGAAGCTCGTTGTTAATCTTAAAACATTTAATCCAGGTATTCATCTGTGGCAAAAGATACCTGTTCAGATTCTGAAAGGTGGATTTACACAAATGTCTGCTGCACAAGGAATCAATGAATCAAAGGAAGGTAAAGGATTTGATACAGATCAAGATACCGAGGCAGAACATCCTTCAGAAATGGGAACAGAACAAATTAAAGATGAATTTTTAACTGGTTTTTATGTTATTGCTGGAATTATATACAGGTATAAAGAAAGCACTGGAATTACTCAAGAACTAACTCTTTTAAGAAGAGAATGGCCAAGTAGACTCAATAACGTTAACGCAGAAACAACATCATAATAATAAGAATATATAATTCATGTCAGACTTTAAAAACATAGTAGATTTTAAAAAGGGTAAATTAGCGCAGTCTCCATACCAGGATCCTACATATTTGTCCTTCGTTATATTGTTTGACGTTAATAGTCATGAGCATTCTCCTATTTTTTCAGGAGCTGCCGAAGAATATTATACTCGACACCTGGGAGCAACTGGTTCTGATAATTCAACAGCGATTACTCCTGGTAAAATAGATCCTATTACGTTCAAACCGGATGACAACGATCCTACTACTAGATTCTATAGTGAAAGATTATCTAATCTCATAAAATTTAAAAAAGCACTATTAGATATTAATAAAAATACTCCATGGTTTTTTCAAGGAATACAGGGAGTAGATCGTGTTATAGCAGGCATAGACCCAAATAATCCATATAGAGGAGGAGATGATGCAAAGCTTACGTTAAGTTGCTTAGAATCAATTAACCTTAGGGTTTCGGGTTTAATGCACTTATATAGAAAGGCCGTATTTGACGAACATAAGCATAATTGGATATTACCTGAAAATCTTAGAAAATTTTCAATGACAATATACGTTACTGAGGTTAGAACTATAAAAAATATGTCTAAAATTTCATTATCAGGAATTCCTAAGAAAATATCTTTAGAGACTATTAAAGGATTCCCTGGTAATTTTAAACCTTCATTGGGTGTAGAGAATGGAAATGAAGGTATTTCAGGAAATGCAGCAAGACCTTTCTTTATGTTTAGATTTAGAGAATGTGAATTCTCTCTAAATTCAGGAGCAGATCCTTTTGCAGATCTTACTAAAAATCCAGGTGAACAAACCAGGCAAACTGTCGAAATGAAATATGAAGTTATAGATAAAGTCGATGCCAGAGTCTTAAATGGAATAGTATCAGATACATTTCCAAACGGATATTCACCAGCACCCGATTCTGAAGATTATGAAGCAGATGGTATACTTGGTTTCTTAAAAGATAAAGCACTAGGAAAGCTTAAAGAATTAAAAGATAGAGCAGAAACTGATATTAACAGATTAGCAAGAGAAAAGAAAGATGAATTAGTTCAAGGAGCAAGGGACAGTGTCAGAGGACGAGTTCCTAATTTCGAAAACATATATCAAGATGCTCTAAGGGGAGTTTCAGATGGAGTAGATAATATAGGAGCTAACATCGCAGAAAATGTGTTTAATGTAGATACAAGTGCAACTGTTGGAAGTGCTTTAGAACAAGCAGCCGCACAGTCTCTTGGTAATGTAAACGATTAATATATGTCAACTGAAAAGGAATTAAATACTGATAATCTTAGAGACACACATTGGTTAGGAGAAGTTATCGACAATGTCGATCCTCTTAAACTGGGTAGATGTAAGGTTAAAGTTTTAGGAAAGTTTGATAATTTACCAGATGATGCTATTCCATGGGCAACTCCTATGAATAGAAACGCAGTAGGTTCTCACCAGGTTCCTAGAATAGGAGATATAGTTTCAGCTAGATTTGATAATGGTAATTTATATCATCCTGAATATTGGTTTCATATAGATCAAAACGAAGATCTTAAAACAGATATATTAGAAGGAGCTGGCAATGCTGAAAATGTAATAAGTCTAGTATATGACGCTGAAAGAAACGTAAGAATTTATCACTCAGAAGAAGATGGTCTTATAATTACAAGAGGAAGCGGTGCAAAAGAAAGACCTATAATACAAATAGATGAAGCCGGCGATATTAAAATTTCTACGGACGATAGAATATTCATAGATTCAGGAGACGTATATTTAAGTAATACAGGTGAAAGTGGAGAAGATACTTCAGAACCCGCTGTAAGGGGTAAATCACTAGAAGCATGGTTAGACGAGTATTTAACTCTTTTTGAAAACCATATACATCCAACCGGAGTTGGTCCATCAGGAACTGCGGTTTCATTACCTCCTACCCCATCGGGTGTTGCATCTTTGAAAAGTAAACACCCTGATTATCAACAAGAAAATAAATAAGAATGGCTGCAGATTGGACTAATTTTATTAGTGAAGTAGAAGGATTTCTTTTAAGCGCACCTACTGCCCCACCGACTAGTGCCGCAGAATTCGGTAAATTATTAGCCACACAATATACGATTGATGTTAAAAAAGGTTCTGGTCCTAATGCAACGTGTATTCCAGGAATGGCACCTCATGAATCATCACCCGGGGAGAGTGCATTCATAGCAAGCTATGAACATTGGTTCACTGACCTTTTTGAAAAAGGAGAACCTGTCATGGAAACACCAGACACCGAAGAAAAGAAAATAGGAATTGCAACATGGTTGGCGAGTGCAGCTGGCGCAGCTTCCAGGTTAAGTATTGCAGGAAAAGACAATGATCCTGAATATAATAAACTAGAAGGTGAAATTTCAGGAGGTATACAATACGAGCCAACTGAAGAGCTTGACAAGTATCTGGAAGAGTTTAAGGATGACGAAGCAGAAAACCTATATAGATTTAAATTCTTCGAGTTTCATCGCTTAGATGGTAAAGAAACCGGCGATGAATTAGCTAGAATATTTGCAACAAGATTATTAATGCAATTTGAGGATATTTCTGACGGAGATAAAAGATGGGATTTTTGGCACTGGGCGACTTGGATGGGAACTAATGAAATTAGAAGCAATTCCACAGCTGGGGTTGGCGGTTCAGGATTTAGTAATCAAGACATTCAGCAGATGAACAATAACAGGAAGGCGGCTATATCTACACTAAAGGGATTAGACTGGGGTTGGCAATCATTTAAATCTTCCTCGGGTTTTTCAGTAAATAATAATAATAAAAATAGTGATGGAGAATTTCATCTACTAGTTTCTAAATATGTAATTGATGAAATAAGGAAGTGTCATCCAACTGTAGATAGTGATGGAAAGTTTTTATACAATGATGAAACTGCATTAAAGAAAGATCCTATACAAGCTATTAAATATCCATGGCCCTTTGATACTACATTACCCGTAGGATATGAAGAAATGGAACCTGCTGAAAAATTAAAAGTAAGATATCCATTTAAATTAACTAATTTAAAAATACAGGAGCCTTTTGATGAAAATAATAAAATGCCACCTGCATTAACTCAGTATGTTATTACAGAATTTACGTGGAACGGTAAACAAGACTATGGTTTTAAAAAAAATAAAGTTAAACCCGTTTTTCTAGAAGATGAATTAAGAAAAAAATGGCAAGGATGTCCTCTTACTGAAAACGACGAAACACAGGATTCTATTGTGAATATAGATATGTCTAAGACGGGAACTTTAGCTAAGCAAATTAGAAATACTTTAATAGTAGAAATGGGAATTGAAGCTGCAATGTTAGCAGAAGGTGGAAGTAAAGATGATCCATATAAAGAACTTGCAAAGGCAACTCTTAAATACTGGAAAGATGCAACAATACAGCCATTTGCAACTGATCCCCCGACACCGCCATGTCTATCTGTTCCTCCTTTAGGCGGAAAATACATAGGAGTTAGTTACGGAAATCAAAGGAAATTAGCAGATAATTTAAGAAGAGCTCTTAATTCAGGTAAAGATTATGGATTAGATAGGGAAGGTGCAGCCAATGCAGTGGCTAAAGCACTTGCATATTCTTATTTTACGCATCTTAGTGAAATGAAATTTATTTATATGGGCGGTATACCAGTTCCTACTGTTCCTTACGTTCCAATGATAGGATTTGACGCCACCGTAATTTGATATATAACTAGTAAAACATACATTAACCCTTTTAAAAACAAAGTAAATGTCAACAAAGACAACTAAACAAAAGAGACCAAGACTCTCAACAACTACACAGCTTAAAGAAGCTAATCAAGAAACAGAAGTTAAAGTAGAAACTTCTCTAAACAAAGCAACCCCAGAAAAATTAACGCCAGGACCTGACACTGATTTTCTAGATGAAAATGGAGAATTCATGTGGGATCTTTATCAGGCGGATTGCCCCACTAAGTTTAGAAAACCAAATCCACATATTAAAGTACCTAAAGGAGTAAAGGTATATAGTAGAGAGCCGTATGCTCAAGAGTTATTTGATCTAATGGAAGGTCATTCATTAACTTCTAACACTTTATATTCTTTACAATTAGGCGCTAGTTACACTGGAAAGGTGTATGGCGTTGATTCTGAATGGGCGTCAATTGACGTAGGGTATAGAGAATTAATCTATGTAGATTTGTCAAGAGAAACTGCAGAAGTAAAAGAACTTTTAAAAGAAGGAGCTGAAGTTGATGTTCAATTGACTGCCGATACTTCAATGAATGTCAAGAAATATATGATAGGTTCTGTAACTGAAGGTCTTAAGACTAAAGTTATTAAAGAAATCGTAGCATCTATTGATGATGGGAATACAGCATACAGCGGTATTGTTTCTAAAATGATTCCAGGTGGAGGATATATTGTTCAGGTTCAAGGAATTGATTGCTTTATGCCAGGTTCTTTAGCAGGTGTAAATAAATTACATGACTTTGAATCAATCATCGGCACAGAAATGTATGTAGTACCTGTGAGTTATTCAGAAGAAAAAGGAACTGTTGTAGTTTCACATAGAGCATATTTAAGAGCACTTATTCCTAATACACTTAAAACAATACAAGAGGATATTACAGTTGAAAGAACAGGTCATGTTACCGGTTCTGCAAAATACGGTGTATTCGTTGAGTTTGAAGGATGTTTAACAGGTATGATTCACGTTAACGACTTAGATACTGAAACTTCAAAGGCACATAGAGACAGATCTTTAGAGCCAGGAACAGAAATTAAATTCTATGTTAAGGAAGTTATTAATGAAAGAAAAATTACACTTGTTCAAGGTTCTCCTGCTGAAAAGAAAGTAGATCCATGGGAAGGTATTTCTTCAAGATATACTAAGAAAACTGAAGTAGTAGGAAAGGTAAAATCTACTAAAGACTATGGTTTATTTGTAGAAATAGAAGAAGGTGTTGTAGGACTCTTACATGTATCTGAATTCCCTGAAAACATAGATATTAAAGACATATCGAAAGGTGCAGATATTACTGTCCAAGTGATCAGAGTTGAAGAAGACACTAGAAAAGTATTCCTTAAACTATAATCAAATCTATAATTTAGTTGAAAGAGCCCGATCACTCGGGCTTTTTCACGTTATAGTGTATCTAACAGAGATATATAAACCAACTTAAGTTATATAATTACGTAAATGAATAATATTAATAATTCAGACATATTAAAGAACGCACTAGTAGGTGTTGAATTTGAATTTTATTCTAATAAGGATATCGATACGACTGCTAAGGAATTAGCAGGTCTTTTAGGTAAAAAAATTAGAGTAGAGGCAAAGGCACATAGTGACTTTGAAGTTACAAGGGATGAGTTTAAAATTGAACCTGATATGTCAGGTGGTGAAAAACTAATGGAACTTGTAACGGGAGCACAGCCGTATTATGCTGCAAGAATGATGATTATTAAAGTATGTAAATGGATAGAAGAAAATGGGTATACTAATGATAGAAGTTCTATTCACTTAAACCTTTCTTTCGATACTGATAAAATAGAGAATAAGCACAGAATATCTAAAATGAATGTTCTTAAATTTATTTTAGATTTTAAAGAAAGCCAAGTTTTTAAGTTTTTCCCAGAAAGAAAAGATTCTGCATACGCAAAGTCAATTAAATTCGTTTTACCTAAGTCAGATACTTATTTCTATGATGGATTAAATATTACTCCTAGTAATTTCATATATCCCGATTCTAAATATTATGGAATTAACTTTGAAAAAAGACATAAAAATTATTTAGAATTTAGATACTTAGGTGGAGCAGATTGGGAAAAGAAAACTTCTAAGATTCTACAAATGCTAGATCTTTTTATAACTCAATTATGGAATAGTACTAGTGGTGTTCAATTTGACAATCTTAATTCAATAGAGCTTAGAAAAATTCTTGCAAAAAATGAAAGAATTATAAAGGCTAGAAAAGATTGGAAAACTATTAATGTAGGTTGGAATCAAGATGTTAAATTAACGGTTGATTTAAATGACAATGAAAAAATAATAGATTTACACTGGCCTAATATTAGAGAAAGAGTTCTTAGGTTATTTACACATGGTGAATTAACAAAGGGACATATTAACTATGATGCAGATAACGGGACAATTCAAGTAGATCATGGTAACTTATCATATTGCGTAGAATTAGAAGGATATGAATTTGTAAGATGTTCTTTAAGAGGAGAATTTACAAATTGTGATTTCTTTAGCTGTGACATAAATGGATCTGATATTCACACTTGTAACTTTTATCAATCTACACAGATTAATTCATCTAAATTAGAAAGTTCATACGTTCATCAGTCTTGTGTTTTAAAAGATTGTTACGTATACGGAAATGGAATAATGAAAGGGACGATGCAAGGAGGTATATTTAGAGACGGTAAATACGATAAAAGAACTGCAAAGTTTGACAACACTGAAAAAATACTTTATACGGAAGTTTAAAAATAACTAAAATAAAATGAGTGATAATATAATAGGTAATAATAGCCATTTAAATAAGCCTACTTGGGATGATAATGTATGCTTTAACAACTTTGTAAATGAGTTGGCATCAGAGGTAACAGGGTCTTGTATGATTCCTATGAATCTTCCAAAATCAGAAGTAGAGAATATTGTCAAGAGAGCAAAGAAATGGTTCTATAAAAATTACGAGTATTCAATGAAAGAAAACTTTATGGTTTTGCCTAAAGAACTTTTTGAGTCTAATCTTTTTAAATCTAGAAGATGCTTTACTCTTCCAAAGATGGATCCAGTTACAGGTGGTGGAGAAGTTTATTCAGTATATGGATGTTTTGAAACCGGATCAAAGTATGCGGGTGGAACAGATATTAGATTTTCACAAGGTGATTTTGCTATCGAAAGAATGATGTATACTGGAATGTTCGGTGGAGATGGTGTAGTAGATGCAGCAGAGAACCTTCAATATTACGTGGTTAATGAAAGTTTCTTTGATATGGCTAGACAAATTCTAGAAAACCCCATTGGCTATCACTATAACCAACTAACACATGAGATTAAATTTACTGGAGAAACCCCTAATAGAGATATTATATTAGAAGTATATGAAACAATTCCAGAGTGTGCATTATTTGAAGATGAAGCATTCTTTAGATATTGCGCTGCAAAGATTAAAATATCACTTGGCCAAAAGTTAAGTATCTTTGGATTTGCATTGCCAGGAAATATAGAGGTAAATGCAGATGCAATACAGGGATTAGGAGAAGGAGAATTAGAAGCTGTTATTGAAGAAATTAAATCAGATGAAGGCACCGATTGGATGATGCATTCTTAATAGAATATATAGTTAAATGGAGTTTTATATAAAAGCGCAAGGAGATCCTGGTTTCGATCCAACTGAGATGGAAAACTATTCAGAACTTTCAAGACTGTTAACGCAGATTGAAACAGTTCTTTTTACAAGAAAGGGTGATGTTCTAGGTAATCCAGAATTTGGTGCTAATTTAGAAGACTATGTATATTCATTAAGTTATAATGACTATTTATTAAAAAAAGTGGTAGCAGAACAGATTTTTCAATTCTGTCCACTTGCGCAAAAATTTAACGTGACTGTAGACGTTGACTTTACTAAAGAAGTCGACAGACATGCAGTCTTTATAGATATAAGAGTAGACAACAAATATCAAGTAGGTGTCTATGTATAATAAAACAAAAAAGTAAAATGGCAGATAATAACTTTTTATCAACGTCTAGAATTAAAACTGGAGAAATGATCTCAGATGTGAGATCGTATGTTAGCAGGGTATATGGTGCAGTAGGAACTGCATTTACAACCGCTTCTCCTTTTTCACAATTACTAGATGTTATTTCAGAAATAGGAAAATTAATCTTCTTCTATATAGAAGACTCAACGGTTGAGCAAAATATACTAACAGCTCAAAACCCAGAATCAATTTATGGCCTTTCAAGATTAGCAGGACATGATTCATTTAGAGGAGCTGCCGCTTCTGGTGAATTAAAGCTGAGATTAGGTGTACAGGGATTAGATGATATTGCAGGAGATGCTTTAAACATTCCCGCTAATGCTATTATAAAATCAAATGATAATGGTCTAGTGTATACTTTAAGAACCAATAATGATCAATTTAGATTAGACAAATCTAATTCTAATTTCATATATGTTCCCGTAGTTCAAGGAGAATATGAAGATCAAACATTAACTTCAACAGGGGAGTCATTTCAGTCATTTAACGTAATAACAAAAGGAATGGTTGATCATGATCAAATTAGAGTAACCGTTAATTCTAATTTGTGGTCAAAATATGATTCACTGTATGATATGAAGAAAGGAACACAGGGTTACATTGTGAAAACAGGTATAACAGGTGGATTAGATCTTTATTTTGGTAATGGTTCATTTGGAGAAATACCTGAAAAGGGAGCTTCGATTAAAGTAGAATATTTAAAGATTTCCGGTGCTATGGGTAATTTAAACGGTAGAGCTGATTTGACATTTAAGTTTGAAACTGAAGGAACAGATTCTTTAGGAAACACACATGACTTAAACGAATTATTAGAATTTTCGTTTACAGTCGCTCCTAAAATGGGAGCAAATCCAGAAGATATTGCATTAACAAAATTAATTGCCCCATTACAGTCACATTCATTTGTACTAGCAACCCCAGATAACTATGAGCACTTTCTTTCAAGATACGGCTTGTTTTCATATTTAGATGCATATAATACTACAGACGATGGATATTTAGACGATGATAATGTTATCTATCTATTCATGTTGCCTAATACTCTTAAAAAATTACAAAACAATAAAGATTATTTTAGCTTAGATACTTCTGAATTCTTTTTTACTGAAATAGAAAAAGAAGGAATTATGGGATTATTAGAAAAATCAGGAAGACAGATGGTAACGACTGAAGTTAAAATAGTAGATCCTTTACCGCAATACTTTAGAATGGATATTAAGGTTAGATATTTTGAAGGATATCATAAAAATAACCTATCATCTGAAATTAGATCTAAGGTCGCTGAATACTTAATTAATATTACAAGAAGAGATCGTCTTCCAAAATCAGATATAGTAGCAATTATTGAAGGTATTGAAGGTATTGATTCCGTTAACGTTAAATTCACTTCTGAAAAAGAAGAAACAGCTAGAAGATTAGGATATTATATTTCTAAAACAGTAACCGTAACGCCTTCTACTCCACTATTAGAGGATATAGGTAACGGAAAACAAAAAATGGTTTTCTTTAAAAGAAACGTAACTACCTCACAGGTTAATTTTGAAGAAGGCGCTGCTCTTCCGGAGAATGTAATTAATTTAGATTCTTTTGGAGATATAATTTTAGAAAAAGAAGAAGTTGCATTGTTTAGAGGTGGATGGTTAGATCAAAATGGAAACATGGTGGATGATTCAGTAAAGACTGGGGAAAAAGCAGCTCTTTCAATTTACTTTGATGAACCAGCTGTGAAAAATAGCATATTTGCTAAAGTTCAAGCTAAAAATAGAAAAGCTATATAATGAGTATTTTTAAAAATCTTTTTAAAAGCAGAAGAGAAAGGCTATACTCTATTAGGGAAAGTGTATTTGACGATAGAAAAAATCTTGGAAATGATTATAGAAAAAACATTTTAAAGAATTCTATATCTGGTCATATATGGAGAAATAACCAAATGAATGATTTTATAAAGTTTATTCAAGAGGTGTTGGCTGATTGGGTAGACTCTGTGAATTATTTAAAGAGTTATAAATCTTACACTATTAAAAAGAACGATAAAAAAATTAGATAACAATGTCATACCAAAATCTAAGATTTTTTGATAATAATTCTAACGAATTAAATCTAGAATATAATTCTGATTTAGGATATTCTACAGGTAATGCATTTTTACCTGAGATATCTACGGGTTTATATGAAACTTTAAATTTATATGTACTAGAAGAAGTAAAGGATGAATTAGATAATCAAAGGTTTGTACATCCAATATCAGTAGACGCAAATAAAAATACGCTTAAGTTTAAATTCACAGAAGACTATGGTGAAAGTACAGATATATTTTTATATAGTGGTAAAATGAATAATGGGGATTATGATGTAAATATAGATTCTTTTCAAATTAGTGAAATGAGAGACAATAGCTATTATACATCAATTGACCCAGATGGTTTTAAAATAGTTCCTCTAAATGCAGCCGCACTAAGTCCTCAGGCATGTATTGCTAATATTGCAATGAGCTCAGATCAAGAAGGATTTCATATTAGAAAATTAGAAGTATATGCAACTGAAGACGGCAATGAAGTAAAGGTTGCTGAGATTAAAGTGTATGGTGAAATTGTTGCTGAAGATGAAAGACTAAAAAGCCTTTTAACTAACATGGCTCTTAATCTTACCGAAATGGATTATTTGATATTTAGAGATTCTGATATTAAAGATCTTGGTGTAGATTATAAACTATTAAATAGAAAAAGAAAAGAACTTTTATTACAGGCTTCTACCATTAAGCCTTTCATAGGAACGTATAAAGCGCTGTTAGGTGTTATTGATTTCTTTGGATATAACAATGTAAGTCTTAGAGAATACTGGCTAAACATAAATGAACAATCTGAAGGATTTGGAAAAATGATGGTGGTTCCTGTTGCTAATCAAACTGAAGTAGGTTTTTTAGCAAAGAAGAGTAAAAATAAGAACCTTCCTAATTCTAATCAAAAGAAAACTTCTAGATTTTCACTAGCGTATAGATTAAATGTTCCCACTGGAAGACTAAATGAATTTGATTTACCTGAAGTAGAGGAAATTACAGATTTTTCACCTGATGAAATTTTAATAAAATTATATGCTTTAAAGCGTAAACTACAAAAAGAGTACTTACCCCTTAACGCAAAGATCGTAGATATTACAGCAGAAGGTGATTACTTTGACGGAGTAAATCAGAGAGTTTGGAATAACCAACATCAAATACATTCTCAGCTCGCAGGGCAAGACGTACACTATGAAGTCTTTCCTGAAGTTAAATCAATTTATATAGAAGATCTTAGGAAAGTAGACTATAGGTTAGAAGGTCGTAATCAAAAGATAGAAGTTTTTAATAAAACAGAAAGAAATGAATTAGAAGATTCTATTAGATCTTTCTATACTGAATGGCATGATGAAGATATGAGCACGTATAATACTATTGAAAATATTCCAATAGGTGCACCTATAATTTTAACAGGAACTTCACTTAAAGACACATGGGATGATGCTGATTTTACATTTATAGATGCAAATGACACTGATGACGATATTGCATTTCCAGTTTATAATCCTAATGGAACATTAGCTGATAATAGTGAAAACCAGTTAAACGTTTCTGAATTACCAAATGATGTAAACCCAAATAATGTTTATGATTCAGACCCAAGTACTCCTGCTCCTGAATGGAATCCAACAGCTGCAATAGTTCCACAAGACACTTTCTTGACATGGGATGATTGGTGGAAAAGAAGTGTATATGAAATTGAATGGATAATTAAAGGTCCTAGGGGTTACTCTAAAACTATCAGAGGATCTATTGACGACTGGTATACATTGCCAATAATACTTCCATATATAGGTGAGTATTCAATTGATGTTGCCTTTTGGGATTTATATAATATAAGAAGTGTAAGCCACAATGAAAAGATAGTGGTTAAATCTAAGAACATCCAGATATATGGACTTTATCAGAAACTTACAGAAGAATTAGATTGGGCTAACTATAAATATCAGTGGGATGAAGCTGGTTCTTCATGGGAATGGGGTAGAGAAAACTTAAACACTATCGAAGAAAGTATTGCTACTTATTATTTAACACTTGATAGAGCAAATTATCTTAATGACGAAACATTAGGAAAAGAATTTTCTATAAGTAGAAGATATGCCGATCCTTCCGCTCCAACTGGGTTTGCAGAAACAACTGGAGCATATCAATGGAAGGCTTTAAGAAAGCAAACATGGAACGACGGACCTACTACTTCATGGAATCAAACCAGAGTAGGTGCAGATTTAAATTCTTCATTTAAGTTAGAATTAAACGGAGACCTAAATGGAACTATATCAGTTTCGCAACTAGATACATTTACTGGATTAGAAATAGTAGAATCGTACACACCTACTGCAATATACCCAACGAATGCCCAGGATTTATCAGCTTGGAATAATTTACAACAAGAACTTAATAATTTAAATCCTAATCAATATCCTATTTTTTCTAAATTTAATTGGAATCCAATTTATTTTGATTCTGATGGTAATGTTTCGACAGGAATAAATGGAGTTGATGAATGTACATATATGTTAGTTGTATCGAAACAGCCTAATCAAAGTTATGATTTTCACAACGCAACAACTACAACAGGTATAATAGATTCTAATAGCTTTGTAAAATATCAAGCATACAATCCTAACTTTAACGATACCTATATAATAGACGATCATGGCACTATTAGTTTACTAAATCATATGACGTTTTCTTATGATTTAACTAAAATGCCAGGTGTTATAGAGCAGAAATGGAGATTGATAAATAATAGTGTAAAAAAAGAAGATATATATTATGATAATCAGTGGCTGACATACCTATTCGATACAAAAGGAGAGTATAGTTTAGAGCTGGAATTAACTGATTTGAATGGAAATAAAAACATAACAAGAAAAAACATCTTAACAATTAAATAAAATGGCAAGTATTACAACAATTTTAGGGACACATAGTCTTTCTTCTTCAAGACTTACTATCAATAACAATTTTGATAACGTTAATGAAGAATTAGGATTAATTGCAAACGTCCTAGACACGACAAATTCCACTTTACTTTTAACAAGTTCGGTTGGAGCTGGATCATTGAATATAAACAATGGAACTTTAGCTACATTTACAGTTGATGGATCAACGCTTACATCTGGTGTTGAAGCTACATTTAAAGAAAATGTTATTTTTGAAAAAGGACAACAGATTTCAATAGCAGACACTATTAACTTTCCAACTGGAACACCTGCATTAGGAGCTTATGAATTAAATTCATTAGCAGCATCGGTAGTATTAGGAGCATCTACACCTGGACAAACATTAAGTATTATCGCTAAATTAGCGTTTACGATAGATGCCTCAAATGGAGCGATTCACGGATACGATTCAACATCTACTATTTCAGTAGGTCAGAATGGATGTATTAATTTAATAGGAGAATCTTCTAACGGAGGAAAATGGTATATTGTTAGCTCACACTCAGCTACAATATCTTAATTAAAAATAAACAATTAATTAGATGGCTACACCACTAATAAGGATTCCACAGGAACAGGGAGGTACGATGTATGCTTTTGCTAATTCAGCAAGAGATCTTACGCGTGCATATTATAATCCGGATATTAATTTTGAATTTTCTAAATTTGCATTACTAGACTTGCCAGTATATGCTGATTCTATTCAAAGTGATCCGAATAACCCTGAGTATTCTGGACCTAACTACATCGAATATTCTAGACTATTTGAAGGAGGTGGCGGTTCTAATGCTAGTTCTTATAATGATTCGTTACATGATGGAAATGGTAATGTTCATTTTGCACAAACTTTTCAAAGTTATGCCCTTAATTTAGAGAATATGCTTCTTAACCCTGAGGTTAACGACGATTTTGATGATGTTTTATTTGAAAGTGATGCAGAAAAAATATTCTTTAAATACTTATATCACATCAACGCAATAAGAGTAAGAACTGCAACTTCACAAGAAGTTTCAACAGGATTTTCTAGAATGATAGAGCTAGATGACTCTACACAATCCGGTTCTGAATATAGTCAAGTTATAAAATACATCGGAAATATTGATGTAACTAACGACAAGAACTATAAAGGACAACAATACAATGAAATATTTATTAATGTTCCTTCTTCTGTAGGATATACACCTGAAGTTTTATTAGAAACATCTAAGTTTAACACTAATAATATTAAATTTAATCCAAGCTTTGACGGCATGGTTGAAGGAAGAACGTCAGACGACATTCATCCAAATGCTCCTTTTTTAGACTTACAAGCCTATACTGATCAAGATGATGGAACTTATAATATTAATGAAAATGAAATTCCAACATTTGGAATAGACTTTAACGCTTCTGCATATTCTAAAATAATAAACGATCCAAAATTAGATTCAATATTAGATTATTCTAAAAGAGGTGGAGATTTTAGATTCAATGCTATTCTAGTTTATTATGACATATATTCAAAGTCTAATATTGGAAACAAAGCGACAAACCTATACGGTATAATATTATTAGATAACTGGAAAGAAGATACTTCAAACGACGGATGGTATATTCCAGAATTAACTAAGTATAAGCCTAACGAGGTTACAGGTCTTAATGGTAATGCATTTGCACTTAAATTAAATCTTAAATTTAATTCAGCTTTAGATAATGTAGGAGTAGAAAAGAATGTTAATGATTATTCTACATTCTCAATGGATATTTTCTTAGACACTACAAGTGCTTTAGAAAATGCAGTTCAATTATTAAGAGATGCTAACACAAGATATAATGATATTTCTAAGAAAGTTGAAATGTTAGAAAGTTTCTTTATAAGTTCTCAAAATTTACAAGGAATATCTAAAAGATTAGACAATATAGAACAAGATGTTGAAAATGCAACTATTAATTTTCAAGATGAAAGAAGTCTTTTAGATCTAATAACAAACACCAATGCTAGATTAAATCAGGTGATATCTGGTGAAATACCTGCAGAGTTACAATATAATACAGACGTAATAGAATCCGGTAATAAAGGGATCTCTATTGACAAACAATCAAGCACGGGTAAAGTTAAGATTTCATGCGTTAATTACGGATATTCATTAAGCCCCGCCTATGTATATGATACTATATCGGGTATTAATGAAAGAGTTTTAAATTCAGATGGTCCTTTCTTACCTTCAGAATCTGCAACAAAGGCAGTTTGGCAAAGAGTTAAAGAATTCGATAACTTAGTTAGAATCTATACGGCCTTCGACGAAAGCTTTGATTCTAATCTAAATATATACCTAGACGATACTGTAACACAATGGAAAACAGGCCAAGTTGTTAGAGTAACTTTTAAAAATAAAATCAAAAACTTACAATCTAATAATATAACAATGTGGACAGATAAAGAAAATGGATGGTCTCAGAAGATTACTATTCCAGCCTCTTCTTTACTTAGTGCTACTCCTTATATAGAAATTGTTTGTATTGATTCAATAAACAAAACGTTTGAATACGATATTTTAAGATAATATGAGCGCTAGTAATTCTATATCACATTTACTCGAACAGTTTCTAGAATTAAACACTAATTCACTAGAAACTTTTGAGCGTATCAATGAGGCTATTTCTACAGATAAAGAAACAGTTACCATTGACCTATTCGATAATCGCACAGGAAAAATGACAGCGATTCAAATTCCAGCATTTGGATTTTTGAAAAGAGAGATTGAAAGAATTGATAAGAATTTAACTGCAATTAGTGGACTAGACACTTCAAGTGCAAATGTTAAACTTAAAGATGGATCTTATAGAAAAATACATACTTCTAAATTAAAAGGACCTTCTTTACCCGTAACATCTCTTGCAACTCCTAAAGAATTTAATACTAAATTAAACGATTTCTTTGAAGATTTCTTAAACCCGTTATTAACAATAAGTTTAGATGTTAAAGGACAGATTCCGGTAGACACTGAAAGAATATACACTGAAAGATTTATTTTTGATCATGAAGATATTGCATCGACTGAATCCTTTGATGAAATTTATAAAGGTGAAAATGATATTAATTACGAAAGTTTTGTTTCTAAAATTGAAGAAGCTGGTTTAAAATACAGAATCGATGCAGAGACTGTTGATATGCCAATTAGGTCTATTCAATATACAGGAGGCCTAGATGTATTAAAGGTTGAGAATGTTCAGAAGACCGTCATGGTAGACGGTGTTAGTCAAACTAAGACGATTAAAGTTTATACTTTAAATAAGTTAACATATTCTGATGCTAATAAAAGAATGAAAGACACTGAATCTTTAAAGATAGGTGATTCATTAGTAGTAAACAATAAAGAATATAACACAAGATATAAAATAACCTCTATCGATGCTTCAACATCTCAAGTAGGTTTAGAACTATTAGAAGGATATGTTCCTGTAAAGATTGGTGCAGATTCTCTAAGAATTTATAAAGACATTGATTTATCTGTTGATATTGAAATTAAAGTTGGATTTAATGAAAGACAAGTTGTTTTTGTTAAGCCAATTGATCCTATTTCTAAAATTCCTTCAACTGATTTTTCACCAGGAATTGCGTTCTTTTCCAATGAATTAACTATTCAAAACGAAGAAGGTGTAATAACATCTCTCGCTAAATATTACAAAGAAGAGGTTGCTGACTTTGGACAATTCATTAAAGCACTTAAAGTAGATTATATTCCGCCTGCATCGGAAGGTCTTATCCCAGATGCACCGATTATTGAATCTGATAACTTTAAGGTTACTCAGATAAATAAACACCTTACTGAAAACGCAAGTGTTCAGAAGGTTAAGCAGATTAAATCAGATAAGGTCGCTGCAAAGGAAGCTGTTAAAAAACTTGATTCTACTATTAAGAAAAAAAGAAAGTTAATTGCTACTAAAAAATTCTCATCTAAAATTGAAAGAAATAGAGAGAAGAACGAACTATCTTCTTTAATTAGAGAAAAAGCAGCTGAGACAAAGGTATTTTCTTCTAGCGTTAGTGAAATTAAAGCCATTGCAGAATCTAATGAATTACCCAAAGCTTCTCCTAAATATAGAGTTAGAGGTTTCTGGTCAATTCCAGATGCTAAAAAAGTTGGAGATGAAGTTTCACAAGAAGTAGTTCAGTTTATCGCAAGATATAGGTATGCATCTTCTACTGGAAAAACTTCCGTGATTGAGCAAATTAAATTTAATAAAAAAACTGCTGCATTTTCAAACTGGGTAGAAGTTAAAGGTCCTGTTAGAAAAAGAGAAAAGCAAGCAGACGGTGGTTATAGATGGATTATAGAATCTGAAGAAGATGCACAGGCTATTAACTTTAATTCTATAGATTTACCGATAAGACAAGGCGAAGTTATCGAAATGATGGTAAAATCTGTTTCTGAAGCAGGTTTTCCTACGACTCCAGTAGAATCAGAATGGTCCGAAATTATTAGTATTCCATTCCCTGAAGGAGTAATAGCAACTGACGGAGCTAATTCACTCGTAAATCAAAACGATCTAGATAATGTTAAAGTTGAAATAAATGATGATTTAGAATCTCAGAATTTATTTACACACCTTGATACTGGCTTTACAGCAGGTGATACATACTATGCACATGGCGCTGAAAGCCTTGCATCAGGATTTTTAACCGGAGAACAGAATCCTATTAGTGTTTATGAAAAATTATTAGAATTACAGAATCAATTAGAAAGATTACAATCTAAAGTAGAAGGTACTGTTGGAGAACTACAAGTTAAAATTGTAGATGAAGAAGGAGTTGCCACTATGGTTAAAAACAACACTACCGCTAAAATATTTGCAGGATATTATGTAGACAATGCACCTACGGGAATTAGCAAAGGATATGTTGTTACTAAAAACTTTACAGTTGAATTACATAACACCAAGGCATCTGACTTAGAACTATGTGCAAGAATCGTTGGAGATCTTAAACAACCTGCCTATGTTTCAACAAGTCAACAAGATTATGGATTAGGTATAATAGATCTAGAAACAGGTAACATGAAGCTAGCTTCAAATGCTGGTCCTGATGATATGATATCTAATGATACATACTATATGACAGAAGGAAAATATGATCAAGTTCCTTTAGTTTATCAAAACTTAACTGGAGATGGTAATTCTTATAATTATTTTGCTACGGCACCAGAACAATCTTCACAATTAAATGGGCAATTCATATATTCTAGATTTAAAAATATATCTAATAATGGTAATTTATACCTTACAACAAATGCAGATACGGGATCTTCTCATGCCGTAACAAACGGAGTTACTACTGCAGAATATGGTTTAAGTTATCCAATAAGAAATAACAATGGTGGTAATACACTATTTACTCCAGGTAGTATTGCCGATAGAACGCATTTACGAGATTTTAGTGGAGCTGATTCTAGTACTATGACATGTCAATTAACTAATAGCCCAACATCAAACGGATCAGATTTTATATGGAACGGAACATACGGTGGAGGTAATGTAGAAAGCTCTGCTAATAATTCTGAACTAGATTTAATTTCGATAACAACGCTGGGTTCTAGTGAATATGATAAAGGTTTATTTTTATCTAAATTTCATCCACTTATTAAAGACGCCGATGAGGGAGGAATTGACCCTGACAATAGATTAAATGTGTTTGAAATGGTGACAACTGGAATAGTTTCAATGCCTAAGTACGCAGTTAAAAGAGCCAATGACCAAAACGGAAAAATACAAACGCCATATCAGCCTTTGGCTATTACATTTAGGGATGGATCAGAATCCGGACCTATGGATGAATCAGGTACGGTTATTCCTAGAAAATCTGTTAAGAATTCATTTACGGAAGATGATCAATATTTATTAGGTGGTCTTTCGTGCGGATCTTTCTTATATCTTTCACCTATAAATCAAACTAGCCTATCAGTAGATGGACCTAATAAGTATGGTAAGAAAATAGTAGAAGGTGGAAGTCAGAATGCTGTTTCAGTAGATATGGTATTTCAATATAGAATGACAGATTATTTTGGAGAAGATGAAAGTGGTAAAGGTAGAATAGGTGGTATATATGGAAATTCTTTTGCTAATTTAACTTATTCTAAAAAAATAGGGATAGACATCTTAGACACGTATAAATCTGAATTTAAGTTTGATATCGAAGTATATGCTAAATACAGAGCAGTTGGTACTAATAAGAATAGTATCAATAAAGTAATGCTACAAAGTTATAGAAGTAGCTCAGGTTCTGGTGGATGGTGGTGGAATAGAAGAAGATTCTTCAACTCTAGTAGCGGATATACAGATTTTTCATCCTCTAGATTATACGACTTTGACGCTCGCCCATACAGGTAATATTCTGCTGTAACAAAGCAAGATATATACTCTAACAAAAATAGAGTCTATTCATAAATGGCGAAAATTATTAACACAGCGGCAAAGAATAGTTTGGTTAAAAACAAATCATTTGCTTTACTAAGAACTAATCCAAAATTAACTTCTAATATTAAGTTAGTTGCAGATTCTTTAGGAGATATTTACCTAAGCTCTATTAAGGCTAGTAGAACTCTCTCACAAGTTGAATTTCAAAAATATCCACTATCTGACTTTGGTCAATATAATAGAGATGTTGCTCTTTTCTATGGAAAATTACCAAAAGATAAAAGATATCAAGTAGGTAGAGAGCATACTGATTTAGCTGTTAGTGCGGATTTTTCTTCACAGTATGAAAATTTATATAACTATGGAGCATCCTTTAATTACACTAAAGTGTATGATGAACAATATAGAATACTTGCTCCTATTTGGTTAGAAGACAAGGTCCCCAGTAAATTTATAATATACAGAATAGAAGATGTTAATTTTTCTAAAAAATATACAGAAGATGCCGATGGTCAAAATAATAGGATTCAAGAAATGCTTTCGAAGGCTACTATTATTAAATCATTTGATCTTACTAATAACTCTAAATTAGGAGCATATTTAAATAGCCACATAGAAGATCCTCTTTTTCCAAGTTCACACCTTTCTTTTAATTTTGAAATAGATGAACCTACTCATTTTTCGGGAATAGATGCGATGATAGGTGGTTTTGTCAATAAAATAGATTATATAGACGATGATTATATAAGAGAAGATCTTCCAGAGATATTAGCAAACAATGCTATTACATCAAGTTTTGAAAGAAATGGTATTATTTCAGCTAATGTAATGAATATTGAATTTCTCTTTGATGATGAAGATGCAGAAGATTATAACATTTATAGATATTTTGGAATATATGTTGATGAGCATGAAGAAGGAACTGTCTCAGTTGAGAATGTAAGTAAATTTGGAGTCTTAAATTTAATAGATGATGAATCTGAGGATTTAAAAATTATTCCTAATGAATCTGAATCTAGTCTTCCGATATTGAGCTGGGTCAAAGATAATGAAGGTAATTATCATCACATAAAAAATTCTTTTGAAAATTATAATTTATCGTTCGGTAATATGTTTATTTCTACTTCATTTAAGGGAGATTCTAACAAGTTTACTGCTAAGAAAGAAAATGAAATAGAAACTCCATTCGTAGACAAGAAAGCCTTTAATGGATTTATGAAATTTTCACTGACGCAACCGCCTGTTCATAATGATAAAATATTTTTAGGAGATCTTTTAGAAATCTCTATAGAAAGGTTTAATCTAGGAGATTTCATATTTATAGCAGACGAAACATTACCGATTGGAACGTATTCTGAGGGTAGATATTCATGTCAAGGAAACACTTCTCAAATAGCAGCTGCATTAGCAGGAGCAATAAGAAATGGGGAAATCATACCATATAGCGCTCAATCATATCGCAGTAGGATTGTAATTGATGATTATTCACAAGGTAGAAATAAATATACCACTATATTCGGTATCAATACTTCGAATCCTTATACGTTTTTAGATATGAGTGATTGTACATTAGCGGATTCTCATTTTTCTAAAAGATATAATGAATTTATTAATGAAGGTGGTATAGTTTCTGGTGATCTTTCTATTGGAGATTATTCTATTTATACTATGTCAGGTGGATGTGCAATTGACCAAGGACTAGTAGTTTCTTCAAAGGACGTTGGTAACATTAACGTTGGAGATTATGTAAAATATGACAGAAAGGATAAATTTACTAGAATTATAGAAATAATTAGAGATCCTTTAAATGCAGAAGAATTTAGAGTTATTTTCGAAAAACCTATAAAATTTACAAGAAGGGTATTCTCTACATATAATCCATATAAGACGCCTTTCGGTAAATTTTCAGCATACGACTTTAAAGATTTTGATTTTGATTTCTATAGTACTACTAACTCTGACGTGACGCATCTAGAATTTGAAAGTGAGAATTATAAGGAAGATGAAAGTTCATTTTCAGTCTCATCTGCAAGTTATACAGAGATAATAAACTCTAATGGTGGATCCGGTTTCTCTGGTGTTCCTCAGTCAAATTCGGAAGGTGAATGGAGCATAGTAATCCATGGACTATTCGTCGATGAGTTTATTAAAAAAGGAGATTTCTTAAAATCTGCAATAGATCAAGAATATGTTAAGGTATTAAACGTTACATCTAACCTTTCTTTATCGTATGGCCAAGAGATAAGTACTAAACTAATATTATCAGGTGAACCTAATCCCGAATACGCAATATTAGCATCAGATATTGACAACTCATCTAAATTTATATTTATTCCAGGTGATGAAAATCTAGATTTATTTCAATTTAAAAAATTAGCAAACATAATAGAAGATGATTCGACCGAAGGAGACAGCTCTGAAATTGAAATAGCCAGCGAGTATGATAGATTGAATGAAAACTCTTTAAAAGAAACAAGTATTAATTCAAGAGTAGTTCCCACTATATGTAAATTTGCATTAAAAGAAGGTACTGCTATAAATTCAAGAAATTTACCGTATATACTAAATGCTAATGAAGCGTTTGGAATTGATAACCTTTCTGCAGATATTTCTATAATAAATGATAGGGATAGTGATAAACTAAACATGGAACATTTTTTAATATGGAATATTCCTAGTTATTTGAGAGATTCTGATAAAATACCATATCTTAGAGATTACATTAATCCGACTGATGAAAAAATGTCTTATAGCGATATCTCTAGTAAATTAAAAGATGTAGACTATGATTATTTTTCTGCGTTTTTAAACTTTACAGGAGCATCGGATCTAAATGGAGATTGGGTAGATGCAATGACCAAGAGACTATATACTTCATTTACATCAGGAGACTCTTTGAGCTTCTCCTCTACAGTATTTAAAGGACTTAGATATATTTATAAAGAAAGAAAGGAGTTCTCTCTGAGTCAACCTATATCATTCAGTGCGTCTTCAGAAATAAACGATTATAAATATTCGACAGTATTGTGTTACACGGATGTGCCAAAGGCTCAAGAAATAGTGTCAGAATCCAGAGCTGACTTTGAATTTATAAAAAATGATAAATTTAAAACTATAACCCTTCTAATACATTTAACAATACCTGAAAATGAAATCACTGAATTTGATAGATATCTTTCATACACATTAACAGATATTAAAGATGCTACTACTGGAGAAATCATTGATTCTAGTGTTAGAGGTTTCTTAGAATTTGGAGGTCAGGGTGCAGCAGGCGCTTCTTCATGGGAAGAAGACACCAAGCTATTAACAGCTTCAATTGCGTCTGTCGGAAATAATCAACCTAAATTCACGGAAGATATATTTAAGATAGACGGAGAATATGCATATTTAAAATTTAATATTCCTGGATATTCTTCTAGTCAACAATTTGGAATGAAAGTAGTATCAGTCGTAGATGATAATAATATTATTGTTTCAGGAACACCTGGCGCTGTTCAAACCAACGATGACGGATCTATTTATTTATCATTTAATCTTAGTCCAACTGATGCTAGTAATATTTCAAACTCAGTAGTCTTATCATACGATAAAGGTGGTAGATCTGGATGGGAAAATGTTTTAAAAGATGTAGTTGCTCCTGGAATGGCAGAAAGAATAAATAGCAATTCTAATATAACGTATACTACCATTTCAGAAGAAGGTGTCGAATCTACTGGGCTATACACAATAGAAATACAGGACGGAGTAGAATTTATTAAGACGTCTATACTTACCGCTGAAACGGATGATGATAAACCTAAGGCATTTAAATTAAGTAATAATGAAATTGGTCATGACCTAGTTGCTAGGGAAGATGGTGGATATTATACAAATCTTAGAAGAATGAATGGAGAATATAACCCTTTATTTAGAAGTGTAATAGAATTTACACCACCATATCGTAGTAAAAAAATAGAAGACTCCATTCCGTCATTTGGAAGTCTTGAAGAAATGGATGAATTTATGTGGGAACAATCCAAATATAACAATTTATCAGAGGTAAATTGTGTATTTGCATCTTATTTAAAAATAGACAATATGTTTGGAATTATACCTAATTTCTTTTATCATAAAGTTAACGAAGAAGGTAGTGATGTTTTAAAACTAAGTCAAGAAACAGATAAACAACCGCTATACCCCCTTATTGGTGAAATAGCTATAGATAAAAAGAATCTAAATTTATTTAATAGTAAATATACTAAAGACTATTATACTAGATCCTATGAAGGAGGTAAAAATATAAAAGTAAACGGAACACTAAGTCCAATTGAAGAGAGATCTTTCTTTGCCTCTACTATCATGAAAGTGAAAAACCAATACGACATAACCGCATATCATACTTCTAGAGTATTTAGCTTAAGAGATTTAGACGTAGTAAGATATGACGAAAAGGAAAATGTAAATACAGTATACATATTCGAAGATCGTAATAAAGTGTATATGGATTTTTATATAGTTGAGTCGATTGTTAAAGAGCTTAAAGAAGATAATATAGTAGGACATTATGGAAAATATGTAAATGTTGCTAATTCCTACGGAGATAAAACAACAATAGAAGATGACGTAAGCATTTACGCAAAAGAAAATATTATTCCTAGATTTATTTTAGACGAAATTATAGTATATGGGTTCGAAAAAGCTGGTGAAAAAGAATATTCAAAATTAAACAATGTGAGGCATGTTGAAGATATTATGTCAGATGGCCATATACCTCTTACTAATTTTGAAATAAGTAGATTCTCAGAAAAGCCTTTAGATTTTAGATTAATATATAATAAAAAGCCTGGATATAACTATAGCTTTAGAGTCCATTCTAAAATAATTGCATAATAATGAATATAAGAATCAAAGAACTTTTTAAAAGCGATCTAGATCCAAACAGCAGTGAATGGTGGTCAAAGCATAAAATAGATAAAATTAATTATAATTTTAAGCTTCTTGCGAATGGAGGACCTGCTGGTCCTTTAGGGTTAGAAGGTGATAATGGGATAGACGGCGATAAAGGAGAAAATGGGGAGATTGGATCACAAGGTCCACAGGGTCCACAGGGAATAGAAGGTCCTCCAGTTGGAGGAAGATGGTTTCTTAATGGAGCTAGCACACAATATCCTATATTATATCCAAAGGCTGACGAAACTCTCTATCAATCTGCAAATGTTAATCCGGTTGTAATTATAGGTGCAAGTGCACATCTAGATAGTGCAACTGGAGAGTATTTAAGTCCATATTATAATGATCAAGATTTTGCAAACGCACCATCTTCCAAGGCACAATTAACAGTAGTAACTAATTCAAGATTTTCAGACGGACAATATGCAATACAATCTAGTGAATCTCAGTTTGATTCTATTAAATTAACGATGACACCTCCTCCAGGATCTCCGACATGGGATCCTTTCTGGGAATATAGATCCTTTAGAATATCGCTACAGGAGAATGTAGACCCAGTAAATGGAGATCCACCGACAAATTCTACTTTATTTATAGGAGTCGATGATAACGCCGCTGCTTTTGCAATATCAACTCCAGTGCCGGCTCAACCATGGGGAAAATACAATATTAATCACAAGTCTACATTTACCAATATAGAATCATATAATAGTTCCGGGAGTAATGTAATCCAGACAATTGGAACTCTTTCTAACTTTGAAGAAAAAATAAAAGTAGAAAGTAATGGTCAAGAAATAAAGTTTACAGTAGGTAATATAAAATACGACGTGCTTGCAAATACTAATAACGTATTAATATCTGCAGATACAGAAGGAACTGTAAGTTGGATTAACCCGGGAATTGTATTTAATTCAATGCCGCTTGGTAGTATAACAAAGATACCCGTTGACATATTTAATCAAAACTTTTACTTAAACGACTCCACTACCTCTTATATAGGTTACAGTAATGGTGCACATAATTTCTCATCTAACTTTGGAGCAGGATATGGTATGTATTCTGGATGGTATTTATGTCACGGCCAAGCATGGGGAGATGGAGGTGGTATATCGTATGCTACTCCAGATATTATGACATTTGAATATAATATTTCCGGAATTTCCCCAGATGGAACAGATAACGTCAATAATGGTACACTTGTACACCAGCAACATGTATTACTAGGTGGTCTTTATGGAGCTGGAATGGGAGCTGGTGTATCGGATAGTGTAATTAATGGTTATCCTAATGCTAATCCAAATTATGTATATCTTCTCCAAAGTAATTCAGCTGATGAAAACCATAACATGTATGATAAAATGGGTGATCAAGTTTCTATAATTAGACTCGGGAGCGTCGGGTATGAATGGGGTAATGATAATTCTGGAATAACTTTAAATGGAGTAAGTGCGTCTTGGCATCCAATAGAAAATAGCAATTATGGTGGAACACTAAAAGATGTCTCAGCCCTTTATGCTGCTACTAAAGCCACTGATTCTCTACAATGGACCGGAGGACAAAATGGTCAATCAATTTCACAAGAATGGGGTGGAAGCTCAAATGCTGGAGAAAGATTTTACAAAAATGGAATAGAGTTACAGGATTGTTATATTCACATCGATGGACAATCTAAAAAATATATTTACGGACAAGGAATCACGAGTGGAGATAGTGTTTATGCAAATCCTCAAAATAAATATTTTGCATACGGAGAATCTATAAAAGACGTAGAAGGAGACAAGGACTATATGTTTGGAAAGTCTGCCGGTAATAGTAGCAATCAATCTGGAGACCCTGTGACAGAACAAACTATTATTGATGCGATAAATAATGGAGGTATTGCTTCCGGAAGAAGTGTCTATTCAAACGCCACTATAACAGAATATTATTGTTCATTTAATTATGATAATCACCCGGCTTCAACGAGCCAAAATACATGGGAATGGTATGATGATTATGCCACCCATATATGGAAAGTAGATAACGATAATCAAATAGTTAAACCGGCGCAGGGATGGTACAGATCAATAGCATATACAGATGCATTTACATACAATGGAGATCCTTATACGGGAAATTCATATTACCCTACACTATCTAAATATTGGGGTGGACCATCTGAGAATGGATTCTTAGGAGAAACTCTACACGGTAACTTTCATTTGTGGTCTACTAAATTTACATTAGCATCAGGAGCCGGAGCATCAACTGCAGTATGCGATGGTATTAATAAACATGTATGTTTCTTTAGTGGAGATTACCCTACATCAATGACAGAAAGATTTAATTATAATAATGAATTTGCATCTAATGATAATCAAACTGATTTAGATAATAGTGTTCGAGGTCATCTTGGAGAAAACGTAAAAATTTACGTTCCATTAGGACAATCTCCTATCGTAGGTTTAAGCTCTGTTCAGGATTTAGGAAAATATCCATTACAGAAGGTATTAGATAACACATCATCACCTAACATGACAAATGCCTTCCCTTTAATAGGAGAAGGGCAGAAACAAGATTCAGTATATTGGAACATAGGCACAGACTCAGGTTTCACTGGTATGCCAGAAAGCTGTGGCGGACCGCCTCCACCACCTTCAGGATCAATATACTATAATAGCGATAATGACTCGCCTTCATCGTATCCAGCGATAGGTGATCAGGCCGGAGATTCAGTTATGACGCACGGTAGAATAGTTAATAACTTTAGTAATACAGTATACTTATTCCTTAAAATACAGGATCCGGATGCTGCAGGATATAAATTTGAATTTATTAAAGGTATTATTGGTAATGGTTCCAACAATGGATGTGTTCAGGATAACCCATCTAACAATTGGATATTCACGGGCGGTGGGTCATGTTTATCCCCAACTGGCGGCGGTGGAAATGCATGGCTGCCTATGGGTAGTATTCCTGGAAATACAAGCCTTAGCGATAATTGGGAGTTTTCTCTAGAGTTTGTTGAATCATGGCAACAGTCTGGGCAAAATGCAATAGGTGGAAGCAACGTTAATGTAGAATTGTATTATGACGAAGATATGACCGGGGATAGCCCAACAATAATGCCGATAGACTAAAGAAATAAATTAAGATATATACTAAATAAATAAAGATTTAAGTAATGCCTATACCAAATTTAAAACAGATATTAGAATCTGATTCGCAACAGGAAAGACTTGATAAAATTAATTATAATTTTGATCAATTAGTTGCCAATGGAGGTGGTCCAATGGGATCTACTGGTCCAATTGGAGAAACTGGGATGCAAGGTGTGGCTGGTGATCAAGGCCCTCAGGGTACTGGTGGAGATCAAGGTCCTCAAGGACCTATTAATACATCTGTTTCTAATTTCTGGAAAGATGGTGTAGTGTATCAAACATCAGGCTTAAATATACAAACAATAGTTCCAGTCGATACTATTAGCAGTACACAGAATGATCATTCACCTACTGTATTATTAGGATTTACAACCGATTATCCAGAATATGGTGATATTCAAAATTCCAGTTCTCCTATATATAGAGCACAATTAGTAGTAAATAAAAACGACCAATATGTAGATTCTAATATTAGATTAGTTTCTAATAATTCACAAGGAATATATGCTGATTTTGATTTAACAACAGATACTTACTTTGATGCAAGCTATGGTAATTCACTAAACAGATATAATTTAAATATTGGGTTTAATGAGACTACAGGTGTTCAAAAAAATATAAACTATAGAGCTGATTCTTTTAAATTTAAAGATTTAAGCGATAACAACATATTAACAATGGACGCTAATAATGGTGCATTGTTTACTGGTAATTTTGTTTCTACAGGAAGTGCTCATTTTGTTGGATCAATATTTAAAATAGACATAGGTCCTAGTTCTACCCCAGGAACTGATCCCGCTGCAGGAAAAATAGCAGTTTCTCTAGATAATGATGGTACGATAGGTTTTAAAACACCTGAAGAAATTGGAGCAGGAATACCAATAGGAACGATAATATCATTCTTACCTTCTATTTACGAAGATACAAATAACTTTATACAGTCTCAGAACATTCAAACATATATTGATAGTGGAACAAATCCGGATAATATAGAGATAGAAATTGGAGCAGGGATTGCAGGTACTGAATATGAAGGATGGTATCTCTGTAATGGTGAAACATGGGTAGGTCAAAATGGAGAATCGTATACGGTTCCAAATTTAAATTCGTTTAATTATAGTATAACAACACCTGACGGTAATACTACTTCAGGACCGGTTGCTCTTAATGTATTAGGAGGAAGTTATGCAACAATGAATCAAAATGGAAGTACTCTTACAGATACTTATGTAACAGGTGATGAATCGGTCGGAATGGCAGAACCATCAAGCATACCCGAAGATCATATAGTTTATAAAATTGTTAGAACTCCACAACTTATTTATTTAGGTCTACCTGGATTCTACTTTAAAGCAGCAGGAGCTCCACCGGCAACAATAGATTTCTTTAATGCCACCAAATCCACTATTTTAAGTGGAGGCGGTGTAGATCCAGAGAGCGGTGGCGTACTTGGATGGCAAAAGCCATCGATGGCCCCAGTTAATGCACAATATGAGTTTGCAATGGAGCAAACTAGAATGGACACATCTCAACCAACAGCTGACCAGGCATTGACTAAACAACTTAGGTATAGATTCGGAAGTGTAAAAATATTAGATCATGATGAAAGTGATTTTACTTATGTGGTTGACACAATAGGATCGCATAATTTAGAGTATGGTGAAAATTTAATTTTAACTGTGCAAATGAAAGGAAAAGCATGGTACCAAACAGGTAGTGATAACGATAACAGTAATCTTTTGGGTTTTTATTCATCACTAGATCATTATTCATGGTTTGTTAATTGGAACGAATATAGGTTGCCAAATCCAAATCAGCCTACATCAACACCATACGCAGTACCATCTCCAGCATTTGTTACTGGAACATGGAATGACAGAGGTACTTTTAGCACCGGAGCTACTTATGTAGCAGGTGATGTATTTTATTATGCAGATGGCGTCGGCTACAGTCTAACCGGACATTGGTATACTATAAATCCAATGTTAACGAGCGTTTCAACTTCTAGTGTCACTGACATATATGGAAACACTGTAACGCCTTCCGCAGCATATCCTAATCCAGTTGGAGCTAGGTTAGCAGATTCATCATGGCGCGGAATTTCAAACCTTTCTGCTGTGGAGGGATATTTCGTAAGATTACCGGATTCTAATGAGAATGCAATTAGCAGCTATGATGCGCAATATCCGGCGACTCCATGGGTTAACTTTCCAAATCCAAGTGGAGGTGGAATGTATCCAGACTCATTTTCCGGATGTTATGATTCAGATAGAACTGGAAATGCTTTAGCTGATGACGAATGGTATGATAGTGAATCATACATCTCAAGAATTTATCCTCCGGCTATGACAATTTCTGCAGGAGATTCACTAGTTAGTCGTAAAGGAATATACACCCAGCCTATACAGGTTGCAATCGACCCTATAACCAATAATGGGAATAGTGCGGCAGATCAAATTTTATTACCTGTGATAACTACGTTTAACCTATCAGAAATACAATCACAATACCCCTCTCTAGGTATTACGGCAAATGATGTTGTACAATATTTAGATCCATATACATACGACGAAGGAGATGATCATTGGAGAGCTGTACATTATGACGACGGCCAAGCTAGAGGTACAGGAAATAATAATAGCGGTACGAATCCGTATGGTCCATACGAATATGGATTCAATTATATGGGAGGTAGAACGGCTCTACAAGGAGGATATAATGTGACTGTGGGTAGTACAGAAGCAGCGGGTACTTCTTTCATGGATTCACATTCATGGAGGTTTGGACAAGAAGACATCATGTTTAGAAGATATCAAACAGTGGAATTTAAGGTTCTTTTAGATTCGTCAGTAGTAGATCAAATTCTAAATTATAATGCATCAAATCCAGGAGATAATATTGCTCTTTTATTTGGACATTTTTTATATGCCAACGGAGGTCAATACACCGACAGTAGTAATGCTTCAAATTGGGCCACACAGGCACCGGGTAACATACAGCCTCTTGGAGGAAATAATAAAAAGGCAACAAACACAAACGGTGGCGCAGAAAACGGCGACGGAACCGGAGAGTTCTCAGGATAAAATTTAGATTTAATATATGAATATACTGAACACATATAAACTTTACAAAAACGCAATTCTTTTCGGAGGACTTGCGATTTTGGTGTTCTGTCTTTTACAACAATGTAATTCTAATCAAAATTTAAAAAGAGAGATAGTTCAGGTTCAGCAGGTTTCAGATAGAAATCTTAATAACTATAAGGCGACGCAAGATACTATTATAATTGAAAAGAATAAAAATAAAGAATTAGTTTCTAGTATAAGATCCTTTGAGTATGATGTAAACACTTTAACTGAAAGCAATAAAAAACTAGTTTCTAAATATGCTAATCAATTAAATATTAATAACGAATTAGAAAATGTTAATAATTTACTTTCAACAACACTAAACGTAAAAGATTCGATAATAAACGCGAATGGAGTTGTAACGGTAGATACAGATTCTATAAATAATATAGATACGATAACAGTTGACGTAAACGATAAGTGGGAGTTTGATAAATATAACTGGAGAAGATTTCAAGGAAGTATATCTCTTTTAAAGGATAGCACTAATTATAATTTATTCTCTTCTAGATTTGATATTATACAGGGAATAGGTTTAAGTGCTGCCATCATTAATGAAGAAGGATTTGACAGACTTAAAATTACAACTCCATATAAAGGAGTAACGTTCACTAATATAGAAAATATAAACTTAGTTAACGATAGATTAAATAATAAATATGAGAAAAAAGCAGGGTGGTCTATTGGTGTTGGATTTCAATATGGAATTAATTTGAATAACAATCAAGTTATAAGTACTGGTCCATCAATCGGTATAGGAGTATACTGGTCACCTAAATTTCTTAGATTTTAAAATAATAAATAAACAATGGCACAATCATCCAAATTCTTAAGACTAGATGACGACATTCTAATGGAGTTCATGTACCATGATCAAAACATTGATTATGTAGATGATGCTAAGATAGAAAACGACGACAATGGAAGTCAATTTAAATTTTTAAACACAGAGGCATCTAATGATTCAGCCTCTAGATTCTTGATTCATGAATTAGGAGCAGATGTTGTTAACTTCAGTGTAAAGATACAAGATGGTTATGTTTTTATTAATGACTTCGCATCGAGACAATTAGTTCTTAAAAATGGCAAAACTTATAAATTTAATTTATCAGATTCTACAATAGACAATATAGCCGGCTTCACAATAAATGGTTCAACTACACAATTAATAGGTAATACATACGTATATACCCCTGGCACTAATGGAAGATTTGAATATTCATATGAAAATTTAGCTGGAGATACATTTAAAGGAGGAGAAATAAATGTAGGAAATAGAGCTAACCCTTTATTTGCAGAACCAGAACAAGAAACTGGAAATAGTATTAAAACCGCAACAGGTGAAGTTGGAAGATATTATGGGGTTCCATCAAATAGTGATGGTAAATGGGCTTTACTTAAAAATGATCTGGCATATTTAGATAATTCACAGTGGAACGGTACTGATTCTTCTCTCGCAAACGTGGATGATAATATAGTAGGAGATGTTTGGTATGACACGATTAGATTGCATCTAAAAACAGGATTTTCATTTGCTGCAAGAGGCAAAGAAGGTTTTATGTTTCAGGTAAAAGTTAAAAGAGAATCAGGGGTTTATAATTATTTTACATCTATAGTTTATTTAAATCATTCTAATTTTGAAATAAGTAATCCTAATTCATTCGTATTAGGTGATACTTCATATTCTAAATACATACAAATCAAGGTACCTTCTTTAATTTATTTTGATGTTTCAACTAAGAATAAAGATTTTCACGACGCATTTTTTGGAGAAAACGAAGATGCAATATTAGATTCTACTAACTATGAAATAAGTTTAAAATTAATAAACACCTTAACTGAAGAAGGAAATGTAGAATATATCAACGTCGAAGACACGATTGACGTTACTGTTTCTAGAGAAGATGAATATTTAGATATTGCAGCCAACATAGAAGAAGTAGAAGACATGGATTATTTTCAAGTATATGGAACTAAAGACGGTTCTAGACAAGGTTTTGAAAATTACATTAATGGAAGAATACAAACTTCAAGTGATGACATTATAATATTTCATGATATAGAAGTCAGTGAGCAAATAGGTTTAGATTTTTTAGATACTTCATCTATGACATTTACCCAGACTGCAAATTATGAAGCTCCAATACCATTTAGACCAATCATATTTAATGCTAGCATTGCCAGTTCTTTTTATATAAGACATACAATGAGAATTTATAACGAAACCGATAATACTCAAATTATTAAAGTTGCGACCATGACTTCTTATAATACTAAAAAGTATGGAACTAGAATGGAAAAGATTAATCTAAGAAATGTAGATCCTACTATTATTTATAACAAGCTTCCTAACACTACAGTAAATAGAGAGTTAAATCAATTTGTTAATTCAATTAGACCTAGTGTTGGAGAAACTAAATATGTTCCAGTTGCATTAGACACTTATGGGATATTAGCATCCGCTACGAATGTTACAACAGATTTAACAGAATCTGAAGAATTAGATAACATTAAGTTTTTTGAAGAAGGTAAAGCTACGATATCATTATCTAAGGTATCTGATAACTTTGTGAAATTTAATATTGCACAACCATTCGGAGACGATAAAAAAGCAGTTTCATTAGTAAGTGCAGAAAATATAGTACTAATAATTAAAAGCGGTGCTACGGAACAAAGAATGACACATGATCCATCATTTCCTAATATAGATTTAGGATTAGGAGAGGTGTTTTTTAAAATACCTAAAACAACCGCTGTTAGATTTGATAAAACCGATACGAATAAATTTGAAGATAAATTCTATATTAATATAAAGAATGGAGAAACTGAGTCCCTATTGTATCACGGAAAAGTAGAAATAATATAATGATATTAAATAGTAGAAATAACTTATTTAACTTTAAGTTCCCTAGGACCTTTATTCCAAAGGAAGTAGCTGATAAATACAGACCTTATTTGAATAGAATTCCGGGAAATATTCTAGAAGAACCTATTGATTTTATCAATTATTCAATACAGGGTTTAAGTATGCCAGGGATTAATTTTGATCCAATATCACAATCTCCTAACGATGGAACTATTACATATCACAGAGGATCTATTCCTATACAGAATACTATTGAAAGACAATTTTCTATAGAGCTTCAGTTATTAGATGGATATGTTAATTATTTTATAATGCAAGATACTCTATTATATTATTATTCAAAACAGGTTAGAGACCCGTTTATTAACGATCTTAAACTTCAAATAATGGATTCTGAGGGTATACATTTAATGAGTGCAGTTTTCGAAAAACCTATTCTTAATTCAATATCAGAGTTGGAATTAAATATGTCAAGTAATGTCGCGGAGTTTTCTACATTCACCCTTAATTTTTATTACAACAAGTTCAATATAACTCCTGAAATAGATAATAAATAAAAGAGATATATAATCCATAACAATATAGACAATTATAATGAAAACATTTTTTGAATACTTAAGCGAAGAGAATATAACTAAAGAGGAAATTACTCTATTAGAAGAATCTCTACAGTCAGAATGGACTGACGAATTAGAGCAAAAGGTTGATGCGGCATTAGAAGAATTTACTAGACAGTACGCAAATGAAGATGGAACGTTTGATTTTGAAAGATTTAATGAGGAATTAACAAATGAAGGTTTCTTAGGTTCTATATTTGGTGGCCTTACAGGATTTGCTTTAGGTAAAACAATTGGTAAAACAGTTGCTAAAGTTTTAGGAATTCAAAAAGGTATTTTTTACGATTTATTAACCTCAAGATTAGTTGGCGCTGGATTAGGTGCTGCTATCGGAAAATCATTCTAATTTGAATTACGTATCAGTAGACTTTTCATTAAACTCTCCAGGTATTTTTATATACCAAGAAGAAACTAACGAATATCATTTCATATCTTATATTAAAGAAGGCCAAGGAACCAAGAAAGAAAGAGCTTGGCAAGAAGACATATCTCATTTGAAGGGAGTTACTCTTATTAATCAACCCGACTGGGGAAAACATGGTGCAGATTATTCAAGCGTTGAATTAGCAAAGATAAAGAGATACGCTAAAACAGCAGATGACATTATTAATTTAATAACGGATATTACAAAAACAAAGAAGCAATATATTATTTCTTTTGAAGGAACTTCTTTCGGTTCGAAAATGGGAACTAATAATATTATAGATATGGCTGCAGGAGCTGCAATACTTAAAGAAAGAATGCTAAGTCAACTTGAAATCCTAGACATTCAAACCATTGCTCCTACTACAATTAAGAAACACGCTGGAAAAGGAAACATGAATAAGTCTCAATTATGGGATGCCTTTTTAGGTAATGTATTAGAAGATCAAGTCTTAGCAGAACATCCTCTTTTAGATTTTTGTGTGAAAGAAATTGGACCTTCGAAAAAAATACCAAAACCCTTTGACGATTTAGTTGACGCTTACTTTTTAACTCACTTCGTTAGAGCAAAGATGTCGGCCACTGAGGAATAGATTTACCACTGAGGCTTAAAGTCTTAAGTTATACTGTCTTTTCCCCATAAAGTTTCATAAAATAAAAAGATATATAAAAATATGCAAACAGATAAAGAAATAATACCGGCACACCTATTAAAGCTTAAAGAGATTTTAAGTGATATGGTAACTCAACATAGAATAACAGAAAATGAAATGATAGATATGTTAAGAAAGGCTGGTTTAGCTCGTCTTCCAAACTCTTCTTCAAAGTGGATTGACGAATCTGGTGCAACTTACACAGAGCTATAATTCTTCCCCTGCCCCCTGCGATACGGATATATAGAATAGTTATTATTGTGAAACCTTTTAGGAATTACATGTATAACTATTGAAAGTTTTTTAAAGATTAAAGACATTAACGTAAATTAAAGCAATTAAAGACATGGCAGATTTTGACATTTTTAACCTCAGCGTATCAGACGTTGAAACTCATGAAACAAAGAGCTCAAGCTCTACAAATGAGATCTACAAACCATCAGCAGACGATGGTAAAGACGGAACTTACAAAGCACTTATTCGTTTTGTTCCAAACCCAACAAACCCAAGAAATTCATTAGTTAAAAAGTATGTACACTGGCTAACTGACGCTAACGGCGATGGAAGACTTATTGATTCACCTTCAACGGTAGGAGATAAGTGTCCAATTGCAGATGCATTCTTCAAACTTCGTAAGAGTGATTCAGCAGTAGACCGTAAGATGAGCGACAAGCTTAAGCGTAGAGAACAGTATTACTCACTTATTAAAGTAGTGAAAGATCCTCAGAACCCTGAATTAGAAGGTACTTATAAAGTATTTAAATTCGGTTACAAAATTAAAGAGAAGATCGAAGAAGAAACTAAACCTGCATTTGGTGAACCAACTCAGATTTATGATTTATTCGAAGGAAAGAACTTTGAACTTATTATTACTCGCCAAGGTGAATATAATAACTATGATAAGTCTAAATTCTCTGCAACTAGATCAGCTATTGCAATTGATGGAAAACCAGCTGAAAGAAACCAAGAAGCTATGACATCTATTAAAGGTGAATTAGATACAGCACCATCTTTAGATCCTTATGGATATAAGAAATGGGATGCTGAAACTCTTGACTTTGTCAATGGTATTTTAAGACAATATCTTAACCCTGGTTCTTCAATGGATTCTGTAATTTCTACACCGAAACCAGCTGCTAAAAAAGCAGCAGTAAAAGAAGCAGCTCCGGTAACAGGAAATGATGCTAACTTTGAATTCCCTGACACAATGACAGCGACTCCAACGGCAGCAGAAACAAAATCTTCAACTGCATCAGCAGATAGCGATGATCTAGATTCTTTCTTAGATGAAATCGGAATCTAAAAAAATCACAGAAGATTTAAAGCAGAAGGTCAGAAGTTTAGTTAAACAAGTTTGTGTAAAAGAACATACTGACCCTAACAAACACATGATTAAGGAAATGCCAGGTCGTTTAAACCTGGCATGCCCTTATTGTGGTGACTCACATGGTGAAACTCATAAGAAAAGAGGTAATCTATATTGGGCAACGTTACAATTCCACTGCTTTAATTGTGGACAACACTCAGATCTATATGGTTTTCTAAAAGATCATCACCTAAAATTCCAAGATACTCAAGATTCTATTACAATTATAGAATATATTAAAGAACACAAGGTATCTGTTAATGAAGTAGACACTCTACAACATGGTGTATTTAAAACTTTATATGATTTATCACCTACAAGAAAGGAACTTAAAGAAGTTTTTAAACTTGTAGAAATAGAACCAGGCGATCCTGCCTTTTTCTATTTAAAGAACAGGTTTTTACATAAGAAACTTAATCACTTCTTATATTCTCCCAAAGATAAAAGAATCTTAGTTTTAAACTTAGCACCTGAAGGTAAAGTTATAGGATTTCAAAGTAGATCTTTAAGAAAAAGTAAAAACACAAGATATTTAACATACGATATAGAAAAGATATATCAGGAAATGAATAAAGAAATACCTCTTCAGGATGAACAGCTTATATCCTCTAAGAAGCTATCAACTTTGTTTGGTATCATGACTGCAAACTTCCAAATGCCTTGTACGGTATTCGAAGGACCCTTAGATGCCTTATTTATGCCTAACTCTATAGCATTGGCGTCTGTAACTAGATCAACTGAAGAATTAGACGAAATTCCAACAATACGATATATGTTTGATAACGACGAAGCAGGAAAATCAAAGATGATGCAAAAATTAAAAAGAGGTAAAGAAGTATTTACATGGGACAAATTTCTTTCTGAATCTAAGATGGATAAATATCCTAGCAAGATTAAAGATCTAAACGATCTAGTTATCGCTGCTTGGAAAACAAAAAATAAATGTTTATCTACAATGGATAAGTATTTTAGTAATTCACGACTAGATGCTTATTACTTATGATAGACGATTACGTACAAATGGTAAACGACGAATTAGATCAATTCGAAGAAGATGGAAAAAGACACAAAAATCTAAAAATGATTATTGGGTTTGCAGCCGCTGATTTATCACATGATGAAAAAGAAATTAAAATAACTCCTAAATATAAGAAAAAATTTAAGAGTCAAGTTTATATTAAGAAGAATACTAATAACAACTCATTATTCTAAAAAAACACCACATGGCAGAACAATCAAACAAATCTAAGATTGTACAATTAGACGAATATTTAGCAAAACAAAGATCAGAATGGACTTTAAAGATTAAAGAACTTACTGAAAACTTAAAAGAAGGTATTAACCTAGAAGATGTTAGCGCATACACATTAAGTTATAGGCAAATATTAGTTGAAAATTTAGCAACCATTGGTGGTAAAATTAGAACGCAGAAAGGAACAGTAGACAAGTTATATAAACAAAAATGGATTGAATATTATAAGTTTGATTATAAGATAACAGATAAACAAAGAGAACGTTTTATTGATGCAGATCTTTCAGACGATAAGCAAATTTTGGATTTACTTGAAAGCCAAAAGGCCTTTATTGAAGGCTCAGTAAAAACTCTCGACAATATGGGCTTTGCAATAAAGAATCGCCTTGATATTTCGAGACTGTAAAAAAAGTTAAATGAAAATTGATTTTAACTCTAACGGATGATAATCAATTCTTACGAATTGATGAAGCAGAGGAACTTGAACTAGAGCAGATTAAAATATCTTTAACTAAAAGAATTGATAGTTGGAGATTTAATCCTTTAGTCAAGAAAGGAATATGGGACGGATATGTTTCATATATCAAAGACGATAAGTGGATTCCCGCTGGTCTTTGGCGATACGTTATGCTTATTTGCAAGGAATATAAGTTTGATCTTAAACTTAATGGAATTCAAAGACTATTTGATAGAAACATAGGAGCCGAATCATTTGAAGCATGGGCTTTAGAATTTTTTGAGGGTAGCAAATTTGTTCCAAGGGATTATCAAATAGAAACTGCATTTAATATCCTAAAGTTTAGGAGATGTTTAGCTGAATTAGCAACGTCTGCTGGAAAAACACTTATTAGCTTTTTAACAGTAGCTTATATGTTAGAAAAAGAAAGAGCAGAGAAAATACTATTTATAGTTCCTAATGTTTCTTTAGTTGTACAGGCTCATGAAGATTTCCACGAATACAATAATAAGAATAGAATAAAACTAAAGATACAACAAATATATGCTGGTCAGAAAATAAAGTCAGACCGGAATGTAGTAATAGGTACATATCAATCCCTAGTTAAAAAGCCCAAAGAATACTTTCAACAGTTCGACGCTGTTATCGTAGATGAAACCCATAAGGCGAAATCTAATTCTATTAAGACTATATTACAAAAATGCACTAACGCAAAATATAAGTATGGTTTATCGGGTACAATTCCCAAAGATGGATCTTTAGACAAGTTAACACTAATGAGTCAAACGGGTCCTGTAATTAGCGAAGTTAAGGCTGCATTTTTACAGAGCCAGGGTCACATCGCTAAATGTAAAGTAAAGGTAATTGAAATGAATTACGCACCTGATTCCGCCAAAAAGGCATTTGAAGAATTAGCATTTAATAAGTATGATAGGAAGGATGTTTTTCAACTAGAACAAAATTACATTATTAATTCTTTTGGTAGACTTAATTTTATATGTAATGTCGTTGGCAAGGTTCCTAGAAACTCTCTGGTTCTGTTTCATAGGATAGAACATGGTAAAAAAATATACGAACAACTTCGCCAAAACTCAGATAAAAGAGTTTTTTATGTAGATGGAGGAACTGATAAAGATATTAGAGAAGAATATAAGAAGAAAATGGAAGCAGGAGATGAAGTAGTTATTGTAGCTAGTTATGGTACATTTTCTACTGGAATTTCCATTAAGAAAATACACAATATATTCTTTACAGAGTCATTTAAGTCCGAGGTGATCATCAGGCAGTCAATTGGTAGAGGTCTAAGGCAGCATGAGTCTAAAGAAGCTGTATTAATTATCGATTTTGTAGATGACATTAGAACCGACGAATGGGACAATTACCTATACAAACACAGTAAAGCTAGACAAAAAATTTATAAACAAGAGAAATTTGAGTATAGTATTAAGAAAGTCAAATTTGACGGAGATATATAGAATAACGAAACTAAATTAAATAAACATTAAAAATGGCAAAAGTTAATAAAATTTCTTCATTTAAATCGTTTACAGAGATTAGAAAACAGGAATCTGTTAGTAAACTTAGAGAAGAAAACAATTTAAAAAGACAAGAATCAGTTGGTAAAATAGCTGCTATTCTAGATGAATTAGGATTAACTTCTTTCGAAGGTTTAGAAGAAGATCAGAAAGAATCAATTATCTCAAAAATATTTGGAGATGTTTCAGAAGAAGAAATCGCTGAAATAGAAGTAGAGGTAGAAGAGGTTACTGCATCAGAAGAAGTTACTGAATCAGACGAACCAAAATGTACTAATAAAAAAGGACATTTATATAAGCAAATTGACAAGGACGGAACGGTAGAATGCGTACACTGTGGTCTAAGAAATTCATTAAGCGAATCAGTGATTACTGAAGCTAAGACCGTTACTAAAGCAGCAATTGAAGAAATTGGTGATTTTAGAGACAGTGAAGGACTTTCTGCTAATCAATACTATATACTAGCTGACTTCATTGATGGAGAAATCACTATGAAAGATCTTTCAAAATTAGTAAAGTCTAAAGAAGTACAAAAAGAATTAAAGGGAGAAGATGAAATCGATATGGAACATATTGAAGAATTTTCAGAATCTTTAGTTACTGAAAAAGCTAAATTTAAAGTAGGAGATACTACTGAAAATTCAATTGGAAGTGAAGTTGAAATAATCGCTATCGATAATTGGAGAAAGATATCAAAACAATTTAAAAAAGAAATGGGATCAGATGCAGATTCATACGGATATGAAGATACTGCAAAGGGAGATTACTATCTTGCTAAAATTGTTAAAAGTGAAGAAGGTGATGAAGGTGATTTAGGTATATTCCCAGTTGAATACGATTACGCAAATTACTGGGGATTAGGAGAATCATTAATGAATGAGGCCTTAGATATTAAATATAAAAGAGATGCAAAGAAAGTATTAACTCAATACAATAAAATATTTGCAGAACTAGGAAGCTTAACAGCTGATAAAATTTCTCACTTAGGAGCTATTAAATATATTTATGCTGAAGCATTAACTGATGCTAATTTCCATAGAGAAAGAACAGCTACTGAAAAAATTATCAAAGGAAGATTAGGAAGTGTTACTGTTAATCCTTTAACTCTTGGTAAACAAGCTATTATAGTAGGAGCAAAGAAAATATCACAGATATTAGATGAGTATTATTCTAGAATTTCAAATGCTGCCGGATGGTCAGGTATTGGAGTTGCTGAAGGCACTGCTCTATATTTAGAATCTATTGGTGAATCTAAACTTGCTGAAAAATTATTAGCAGGATTTAACGCAGTAGAAGAATCAGTTAAGTTTCAATTAACTGAAGAAGAAATTTCTTTAAAAGAATCTAAATTTAACGAAGTAATCAATTATGTAATTAATGAAGGAACTAGAGGTCAATTTGGTAAAATAGACAAGAAAGGAAATATTACTTCAGTATATACTCACTATGATTCATATCCTGAAAACATGTTGCCTATTATTAAATCAACCTTTAAAAGTGGTAAAAATGTAGATTTTGTTCTTAAAAATGGAGATAATTCAGGTTTAGATAAAGACGTTAAGAAAATTAATTTCTATGGCGGAGATGTTAATCTGATGAAAGGTAATGTTAAGAATATTAACAAATATATTAAAGATGCAAATTACGAAGGTGGTGCAGAATTCGTTTATTTATGGGATGAAGGTTCTAAAAAATGGATGATGGCAGATATCTACGGAGAAACTGGATTAGTTCCAGCATTTGAATCAAATATTTATGAAGGTACTACTACATCTTTAGATGAATTTACAACTGACACTAAAAGTTACTCAGGTGCTTTAGCATATTCTTTTAAGAATCATAAAAAGAATTTTGATAAAAATATTAAAGTAAGTGTTGCTCTTGGAGATAAGTTTAAATTTACAAATGAAAAAGGAGGTATTGTAATGCAAAGGTCTCACGGTTCTGAATTTGACACAGTATGGTTATCAGCTGATAAGAAAAAAGCTCAAAAAGTCGCAGATTGGCTTAAATCAGAAGGTGCTGAAATTGTTCTTTTTGGCCCAAAGACTAGATCATTTGTTGGTAGCAAAGAAGAATTTATCGATAGATATTTATAATAAAAAATAAAAATAAACTGACCTGGATTTTTCCGGGTCAAGTTTTTTAATTATATTAGCTATATACATGGAACTAAATAACAACTTCGTAGATTTTATTCAACATCACGCAGATGCACATGGCATGACCAGAGAGGAATATGTTGCACATTATATGAGTGAAAATAAGAGTAAAGTTTTATCATTTGATGAATATATCGTTGAAAAATACAATACACTTAAAGAAGAATTAATCTTAGAAGGCGGTGCAGCTGGTCACATGTCTCATCCTTTCGATGAAAAAGATTTAACATTCGCAGATTTTAAAAAGATCGTAACGTCTGGTCTTCAAGGAGAATTAAACTTTGAAGAGGTAGCCACTGAAAAAACAGACGGTCAAAATCTATTAGCAACCGTAAAAAACGGAGTTACGATGTTTTCTAGAAATAAAGGTCAATTAATTAGTCCCGTTGATTTAGACGGTATTATAGAAATGTTTGAAAAGCATGAGGTACCTTTAGTGCGAGAAACATACGTGTTTGCAGCTAAAGATCTAAATGAAGCTCTTCCAAAAATTAAAGATCAGTCCATATTTAATGACGGTAAAGATTTTATAAATATAGAATTAATCTATTCTAAAAACCCAAATGTAATCTATTACGAAAGAGATGTTCTTCAATTTCACGATATTCAAGAAACTGATGGGAATGGTAATATTACAGGATCTAGAAAAATAGCAGGAGAATTAGTCAAAGCTTTAAAGGAAGTAGATGCCGATGTTCAAAAGACATTTACAATAATTCCTCCTCAGATTTTAAAACTAGGTAAAGATATTAATTTTGATAAAAATCAAGCTAAATTTATAAAGCAGATTGAAAAATTAAGAGATCGTTATAACTTAACAGACGGTGACGAAGTTTCTAGATATCATGAAATGTGGTGGAGAGAAACAATAGATGCAAATTTCCCCGATTTACAACAAGACTATAAGGAAGGTTTATTATTAAGATGGGCTTATGGAGATAAAAAGTCTTTAAATATGAGATCACTTGCAAAGGAGATAGGAAAAGATGAAGCTGCTTCTGTTAAGAAATTTGACAAAGAAGATGTTAAAAAGAAATATAAAGAAAACATTAGACCGTTTGAAGATTTATTTTTAGAACTAGGGTCTATAATTCTTATGAATGCTTCTAATTTTGTAGCTGCAAATCCAGACAAAGAGATGCAAAGACTACATAATCAAATTAGATCAGAATCTGAAAAGATCAAAAAAGATGGAAGCGTTACTCAGATCGAAAAGGTAATGAAAGAACTAGAGAGATTAGATAGAATTGGAGGAGTAGAATCTATCATACCAACTGAAGGAATAGTTTTTGTATATAAAGGAAAGACTATGAAACTAACAGGTACTTTTGCTGCTATCAATCAGCTGATGGGAATCATAAAGTACGGAAGATAAATAATATAATATGGCACTTAAAAAACTAAGACAAGTATTTCAGGAAACTAATATCAATGCATTTCAAGATATGTTGAATAGCAGGGTTCTAGTAACTGAAAAAATACAAGGAGCTTCATTTCACGTTAGAAGAAACCAGACTAAATTTGAATATTACAAATCTGGAGATTCTAGAATGAACATGATAGACAGAACAATAGTAGGTTTATATGAAACAGGTGTCAAGCACATCCAAAGTCTAGATCCTAGTATAAAGGAACAAATGCCACATGATTGGAAATTTGGTTTTGAATATTTACCTGAATTAAACGTGTCAGAATATAAATATACTAAACTGCCTAAAAACAATTTAATACTTACTCACATTCAAACTATGAATGAATCAGGTAAGATTAAAAAAACAATTAGCGATCCAGTTATATTAAATAAATGGTCAAAGATATTAGAGGTTCAAGGACCTAGCATTGTATTTGATGGTATGTTATCTCAAATGCAAAAAGAAGAATTAATAACTGTTCTATCTATGTCAGATAAGGAGTTTTCTGAAGCATTTGATTATGATCCAAATACAGATGCAAGATTACCTTTTACCCAAAAGATGATTAAGACATTTAATCCAAATGCAATTTCTCCTACGTTAAATGAAGACTTTGAAGTAGAAATTGACGGATTAATAGTTTCTTTTATTGATGAGAAAAAATCTAGATCTTTTAAATTAGAAGATTTTACAAGAACTGTTAGTGAAAATAAGAGATCAAGCCACATGTATCAAATTACTATTGCTGGTCTTATTGAATTTATTTCTACATTTGAAATGAAAGACATTCAACTAAATGAAGAAACAGCAGACTGGAGATATATTGAATTAATGTCAGTGATGTTTAATACGTATGTTAAAGAACACTCTGCTAAGTTTATTGGTGTTAACTTTGAATCAGCTGATTTTGCAGATTCAGATTCCTTTAAACTAAATACTAAATACATTAAGAACGAGACCACTCTTTCTTATGTTGAAAACGAAATACTTGCAGAATTATTTAAAATAACTTTAGGTTCTTTTAGAAAAAAGAGAAGCAAGGAAAGCGATATCATAAATGCAGAAATGTTAGAGCATTTAAATCAAATAGTAGAAACTATAGATAAGAAAGTATTTGTAGAGAATACCGATGAAAATTCCATATACGACTTTAATAATTTCATATTACATAATAAAGTAAAGACAAGTGTTAATTTAAATGAAGCACTTAAAGTAGATCATCCTGAACAAGGAGGAGAATTAGTAAATATGTTTGTTGGTAGATTCCAACCATTTACACTTGGACATGCTAAAGTATTAGAAACTATACACAAAGAAAATGGATATCCTGTGGTTGTTTTATTAGTAAAAGCAAAGAATAAGAAAAAGGAAGATGCATTTAAAAGACCTTATGATGAGAAGACACAATTAGATATGTTTAAGGCGGTTCAAAAACAATATCCATTCTTAAAAGAAATCTTTGTAATTCCAACCGGAGGTATTGATACAATGTTCAATGCAATGAGACCAACTTATGAACCCGTATTATGGGGAACAGGAAGCGATAGAATGAAAACTTACGGATTCCAAGTAAATAAAGATTCTTATAGAGAAGATCTTGGAGTTAGGAGTGATTTTGGATTATTTGAAATTCCAAGAACAGACAATAATATTTCAGCGACTCAGGTTAGAAATGCAATGTTAGACGGAGATGAAAAACTATTTAAGTCTACAACACCAAAGGCCTTACATAAAATGTATGGTGAACTTAAGAAAAAATTAGAAGATTCAGTAGGTGCTTCAGAATCAAATGAAGTCACTGAATCATTATTAACATTTAAACAATTTTTAGAAAACAATGGATAGGTACGATTTTGAAAGAGCACTACATAGTGCTGCAAAAACCAATGCTGAAAATGAAGCATTAATTATAGAATCCTATATTGGAGTTGCATCAACCGGCAGTAAGGCTGCCCAACAGAATTTATTTAATTCAATTAATAGAACATTTAAAAAGAATAAGTGTCCATGGCAAGGTGTTAAGTTTACTTCAACACAGGATGTTAAACAACAACCTGATGGTAGGTTATGGCTTTCTAAAATGGATGACGATACATTCGGAGTAGTTTTTCAATATTTAATGTTAAATAAAAGCGAAGCAAACGAATTGTTTAATATTGGAAGAGACGATAATGGAATTGGTGCTGGAGAAATAATGCTAGCGTATATTGTAGAAAATATAAAAATAGGTGGAGGTGCGGCCGATACTGACTTAGAATTATATAATGAAAGGTGGTCACCAATTAAACCACCCCTTGGTAAATGTGAGTTAAAAGAAGCTCAAATGTCAAAGGGCATGTTACAAAATTGGAGAACAGGTGCAAAACACCAGGGAATTAATAGTACTTATGTACCGAAGTTAACGGCATTATATGACGCAGTAAAATATAATATTGAAGAAATCAACCCGGACGGAGATGGTAAAGATATGGCTGCCGGTGGAGGTTGGATAAATGAATGGGGAACTGTAGGTGGAAAAAGATTTAAGCATATTCAAAATTTAACTAAGACAGATATTCAGGCCCTTTCTTCTAGTGAAAGAGATTTTAAAATAGGTCCTGGAGATAAAGATAACGGCGCATTAGTAATTAAATTTAATGACGTAGAATTAGGAAAGCTAAGTGACTCTAAAACTGCAGAAAAAATTAAAAGTATAATAGAGACTGAGCCTTCCGTTAGAACATTTACTGAAATACAAGACGATGTAATTTCAGCAGTAGGAGATATACCTACTCCATTCCTTTTTATAGAGTCTAAAGATCATGAAATAGTAGCTTTTCACTATTACAAGAAATTACCTGGAAAAACTAGCAAATTACAAATATATTCTATTACACAAGGTAAATTTAAATATAAAATAAAGCCTAACCGAGTTTAAATAAACAAATACAAATAAAAATGAGCACTAAAAAAACATTCGAAAGCTTTGTAAATTCAATGAACGAAAACGTTGATTTATATAAAGTATACAAAAAGGTTTCTGGGAAATATTCCTTGAGAAAGCCTTCTTATTGGGGAGATCTATTTAACCAAAGAGCTTCTATTCCATATAGAGAATTAACTAAATATGATAAAGAATTACATTCCTTAGACGTATACACTACTAAAGAATTAGGATGTCATAACGAATATCCATTACAATCTAACTTTAAAGTTCAAGTGCCACAGGTATTTGTATTATATTGTAACACTGAATCAGGTGAGCTTGGAGAGTATTATGGAATGAGTATTCTTGTAAATACAGAAGGAGCAACATATCCAAGATATGCATGTGGTATGCCAGATTTCGAACCAGAATTACATAACTTTGTAAATGGAATTCCTGAAAGCTATTTAAACATTGTAACGACTGGTGCTCAATTGTTACATGAACAGATGATAGTTGAAGGTCAATTTTCATGGCTTACATCCGATACAAACACACAAATAGGTTCTGAAAGACAGAACATGATTACAGTATTTATGTATGATAATATGGGTAACAAGTGGACGGAAAAGGATTATGAAGGATATGGTGAATTTGGTGGAATGGATTATTATGATCTTGTTGCTACAATGAATGGATATACTGAAGAAGATGTTAAAACAATGAAAGGTTCATTTAAAGAATTAAGACAACTTGGTATTGATTTAGCATTCGGTAAAATAAAGACCAAAGATAAAAAGAAAAAGACATTATTCCCTGCATTAGTTGAAGATCCAAGATTTAATTGGAAAAGACATGACTTTACTGAAGAAGCAGAATCTGATCCAAATCAATCATGGTATCAAGAACCTGAGTATGATGATTATGAAGATGATGACGATTACGAAAACGGATGGTATGAATCAAAGGTTACTGAAGCCAAAAAGCTTACAATTAAAGATGTTGAAAAGGCATGGGATTTTTCTTATGGTGAAGATTTTGAATATGAATATGGTAGTGTCTATGTTGAAATCATGGGAAAATATAAAGGTAAAATTACTAAAGATGAATTAGCTAAAATATGGGACGACAAGTATGGTGAAGATTTACAAAGTGAACATGGTGGATTCTTTGATAAGCTAGACGAAAATTTAAATGAAGCTACTGTAGTAATGGATGCAATAGATCCTAAATCAAAAACACTCAAAAAGCTTTTAAAGAAATATAATGTTAAAATGAAAGTTTTAACAATGAACGGCCCTGGTGGCAATTGGCCAGAAGTTGAAATGACAGGTTCAAGAGAAGATTTACAATCGGTATTAGCCGATCCTAATGGATGGGACGATCCTGAATTAGGAGAATACATTGAAGAATCTAATATATTAGAAGCTAGATCTATTAACAAGATTTCAAAGGAATTTGGAGAAACAGTTAATAAGATGAAAGATATTGTAAAGATATACATCGCTGCGGAAGATGGAAGTGATGAGAAAGCAGCAACTAGACAGCAGCTAATAGATTTAACAGCAAAAAAGAAAGCTCTTACAAATGAACTAGATGATGCAGTAGCTGGTAAAAACAAAGATGTAAAATTAGTTATCAGTGAGGGTGTTATGTCTGACATTCACCAAATGATAGGTAATCACAAATCATTTGATACTTTTCAGAAAGAATTCTTTAAAGAATACGGACATAAGAAAGTAATGAAGAAAACTCCAGAGTTTTTAGAATGGTTAAAGGCACTATATAATGATTTTGAATATACGTCAGGTGAAGCTGTTGAAGAAAGGTATACTAAAAAGTCATTATTAAAAAAATTAGGAGATGCAGATGATGCAATGATTCAAACCGGAAACGGAAAAGAATATATCATTTATAATCCTGATTCTAATAACGATGACAATGCTGCAATGTGGCATGATAAATCAGTATTTGCACTAGATCAAGACGGTGGAGAGCATGAAATAGCATATAAGGATATAGGGCTAGTAATGGTAGAATCAGCAGTTAATGAAGATGTGTATGCAGACTTAGAAGACACTATTTCTAATATGGAATTTGATGCATATCAAAACTTAGCATCTGAATTTGGTATAGATGCTGAAGATCCCAACGAAATGATGGACTTTATTCAAAATGAACTTGACAAGAAGGGTGCTAAACTCTTAATCAAGAACATTGAAAAAGGAGTTTATGAATCATTAGTTAATGAAAAGGACGACGCTGGTGACCACTTAGATAATCTTGCAGATTTAGTAGGTAAAGCTAAAGATTTCTTTGCAATCGGTAAAGAATTAAAAGCAGGTAAATACAAATACGACTATAGTGATAGTATGATGCCAATGTATACGATAAAAGCAGATGGTTTTAAATTTGCAATACTTAACAAAAGATATGTTGACGGCGGCGATAGAGAAGTTGGAGAGATTGCTATTGGCCTAATGGAATCAATGGTTATTGAAGCTAAGGGTTTTAAAAACGATGAAGATTTCGAAGAATTTTTAAAAGAAATCGATGCTATGCCAGAAAGAGCAGTTAGAAAGATAATGGGTAAAGAATATATCGATACTCCTGGTTTTTATCAAGATGAAAAAGACAATTATGATGATGTAATTGACTTCATGATTTCAAACATGGGTGCAAATATTTATCACCAATTAGAACAGTGGTGGGAATTAAACGTAATGAAACCGGGTCTTAGAGAATCTAAAATTCAAATAAAAAGAAGATATACCGATAATCATCCTGCACAAACTTCAGGTAGAACTGCTAAAGTCAGAAACGCAATGATCGAGGCATTAGCGGATGGTGTATTAACAGAAGAAGAATTCAATAATATTCTAAAAGAAAAATCAATCGATAATAAAAGATGGATGAGAAGAAATTCTAAATACTTTACAGTAAGTGAAAATGGAATTGGTCTTTCTAAATTTGGAAAAAGAATATTAACTGGAATTAAACCAGTTGTTAGTTTAACATTAGAATCTTTTATTAACGAAGCTAATTATATTAAATTTAAAGGAAAGAAAGTAGATATTAGTTCATTAGAAATGGAAGATGTTGATATGAAAGATTATCCAGATTTCACAGATGCATTCTTTAGTTATGGTGAATATTCTAATGGAAAAGAAATGACTGACGAAGAATTATCAGATTTCACAGATGATAATCCAGACTTAGCTAATGAATTAGCACATGATTCCTTACATTAAAAGATATATACTATTATAAACAAAACAATATAAAATGAAACTATATACTAACTTCGATAATTTTATCAATGAAGCAAAGGTTATGAAGCAGAAAGATACTGCTAAAATAGCAAAAAAATTAGCAGCTGCTCTTTCAAAAGCAGACGGAAAAGAATTCACAATTTCTAAAAATTCATTAGATGCCGGTGGTTTTGATCTAGATATGGATGGAGACGAATATGCAGGAGGAACTTATTTTATTGGTGATGCTGGTGAAATAGTAAACGCAGCAACACATAATGATGTATATGGCAATATTGACGATAGCGAAGCTGAATTAGTTAAAACAATTAAAAAGGGTAAATTTGCAAAATACAGAGCAACTGAATCTTTAGAACTTAATGAAGCTCTAGCTTCTTCCAAGTTAAGAGGATTAATAGACATCAAAAAAGGTGGTAAGGAATTAATTAAAGGTATATACGGTCTTGCTAAAGTAGCACTAGATAAAGTTACCGATGATATGATAATTTCTAATAGCAACCCAGTTGAAGTTTATAAGAAAGCAAAAACATTCGGAAACGTAATTGTATTTTGGATTTCTAGAAATGAAAAAGAAAATGAATATGCTCCTTCTTCCGGAAGATATGTTGAAATGATTCCTGGAAATTGTTTATTAGCTGTTTCTAATGGAAAAAATGAAATGTTTCAGAACGATTCAATATGGAATAGAAACAGCGACACAATAGGTGGTAAGAAAAACACAAGAAGACTTAAGAACATGGGTAAATACCCTGGATCTAAAGATACTGTCGGTGTTAACAAATCACACAACCAATATAGTGGAACGGGATTAGGTAACATTAAAAGAATTGCGGAAATGTCTGACGAATGTTACATTATTAATTTAGACACATTAAGAGCTTCTTTATCTACCGATGATAAGACATCTGCAAGAGCAGAGGCAAAATCTGGAGCTACTGCACTTACAAACCCTAAGAAAATCAAAGAGGATAACTTAACAAGGTATAACGATATTCTTGCGAAGAAAGCTGATAACCCAGATAAAATAGACAAGAAAGTTAAAGAAATTATCGAAGATGCACACCAATTCTTAATGGCTGGTTTAGCTAAAAAAGAATTAGGAAACTATAACGAATTAACAATAGGAAAAGACCCTAAAGGAAGAGAAATTAGACCTAGAGATTTAACCAATTATATTGCAAATATATTGTCAGATTATCAAGGATATGTTTCAGCATACGTTAATATGAAAACTGAAGAAGAAAAATTCGGTTCATCAAGTTCTTGGTATATGAGAGATGCTAAGCGTAAAGCACTAGAGCTTAAGCAAAGAATGGCTAAATGGGATAATAAAAACATAGTTTGGTAAAATGAAAAAAGTAAAATTATTTGAACAATACATTAATGAATCAGCTATCGATTTATTAGCAGATGAAATAGAAGATGCAAAAGCATTTGATGCGTTTTCAGATGGACAATCAGTTCAAGCAAGATCTACTAAAAAAACATGGGATGATGGTGTTCCAGTTTTAAAGTATATTGCTAGAGCTCCAAAAAAATCTGTTAAATTACCTAAGAAATTTAAAGTAGTAGACGACACTAAATATGGATGGTGGTATTTACAAGTATCAGGAGTATGGTATGGCATCGAACAAGGTGATTATGGAACTCCACCATTTGAATATTAAGATATGGAATTAAACGAAAACGAAAACTTATCACTTGGCGATATGGCCGGAATGGGAGAAGTCTCTTTACCAACTGAAACATCAGTTGGATCAGGGGATATTCCAGCCGGAAAGGGAGATGCCGAAGAAGAGTATAAGAAGAAGAGAAATAAAAAGAAACAACGCGAAATGAAAAACATTATATCATTTGAATCTTTCGGATCCACCAATGAAGCTAAAGCATATAAGTTAAAAGCTTCTGAATTTGGTGGAGATACGCACTCAGCAGCATACAATGTAAAGGGCGAACCTACTTGGAGAGTTCATAGTACTTATGCTATTGATCAATTATCTGGTGAAAACAACCCAGAAGAAAGAGATGTAGTTTTCTTTGAAGCAATGCCTATTAATAATGACATATACATTAAGATTGGTGGAATCAATAACCTTAAAAGAACTAATGGTTCTACATACGGTAATAACTTTGGCACTACTATTGAAGAATGGAAAAAGGATCCAAAGAGAATTGCAAAAGAAGCTTCCGAGTTTCTTACTGATGCAACACATCTTAAATGGATAAACAAAAAAGCAAGAAGTCAAGGTCAAACAATTAAATGGGCTTTGAAGGACGATTATTCTACTGTTATTGAAGATCTAGTTAATAAATCATTAGGTTTAGATGAATCAGTAGTTACTGAAGGTAAATTTGATGGTATTGGAGATTTAGTAAAATCTTTACATTTCGAAATGGATCCTAAAACTGCCGAAGAAAAGAAGATTGAAATAGGTTACAGACAAGGAGAAGTAACAAAGCGTAAACAAATTGAAGGTGGTAATTATTCACTAAGAAGATTCAGAAAAGAAATTAAATATTGGGACGGTAATAAAAGAGATCAAGAATGGGCAGAAGGCGTATTTGCAGGTCCAGAACACTACAATACTGTAAAGTCAACATTAGGAGCTGGTCCTCATAAGAAAGCTGTTAAGAAAGTAAGATGGACTCAAAGGAAATATGACCAATGGTTAGAAGACGTTGCATCAAACGACGGTTGGAAGAATGCCTATGATATGGCACAAAACGCCCAATTCGAACCAGGTCTTATTGATTGGGTTGAGAAAAACTTTAGAGGTGATGATCCAATGCAAAGAATCCAATGGGATATTGAAGCATTTGCAGAATCAACATCCACTAAACTGACTCATTTAAAATCTATTAATGAAGATGTTATTTTAGATAAAGAAACAGATGATGAAATATTCGATTCAGAAACATACTATACAATAAGTAAGGTTTTAGCTATTGCTAGAAAATCTAAAGAATGTAAAGAAGCATACAAAAGAGAATCTAACTTCGGTAATGGTTTACAAATGGCAGAGCGTTTAAAAAAGGAATTTCCAAAAATTCAATTTAGATGTAGAGTTTATAGATCAGAATGGAATTATGGAGGTAATTTGTGTTTAGCTATTGATCTTCGAGGAAAATCATGGAAACATGAAGTATTTAAGTTTTCTTCTAACAACTCAACTCGTAGACCTAATTATTCATTTGCAAAATTATTCAATGGAACCAAAAAAGTATCAACTGGAAAGGTAGAAGATGAATGGGGTATGGGAATTGTCCATGGATCATATCAATCTATTTCTAGCTTTGATAAATTTATGGATGATGTAGTTGGAGTTTTCAAAGATTACAAAAGAGTAAACGGAGTAGAATTTGACATGAAAACTATTTTAGCAGGTTTTAAAGCTAATGATAAAATATTAGCCGAATGGACTAGATTAAAGCCAAGAATCGAAAAGCAATATGACATCGCAAAGGCAAGCGGAAGAAAAGCACATAGAAGAATAGAATTAAGAATGCCTTATATTAGAACAGCTGAAAAGAAAGTTTATTATAAGACTGACGAGCCAAGAGAATTAAGACATCCTGATGAATATGGTGAAAGTGCTTATAATATTATAGATGGAAGAGATTACGCTAAGTACGAAGCTGCCCAAGCTAAGATTTCAGATATGATTGAAAAGTTTTGTAAGAAACATAACTTTGAATTTGTATGGGCCGCTAGCTGGTAATCTTTAAAATATTTAAACAATTTAAGAATGCTCTGTATAACTACAGAGCATTTTTTATTAATAAGATATGGACAAGATGAGATTCGCATTAATTGCACACGATAACAAAAAAGCAGACATGGTAGCATTTGTCTCTAAGAGATTAGATTTCTTTAATAGCGATGCAGTGGATATAGTTACGACAGGAACTACGGGGAAAAAGGTAGAGCATGCTGGAATTGATAGAGTTTCTACTGTTCAAAGTGGTCCTCTAGGTGGAGATGCTGAAATAGCGGCAATGGTAGTTAGAGGAGAAATCACAGGCGTAATATTCATGAGAGACCCTCTCGATAAACATCCACATGATGTAGATATATCAATGCTAATGAGACTTTGCGATGTCCATGACATCCCCTTGGCTACCAACTACAGCACTGCAAGTATTCTTATCAAGTGGTATAGATCTAAATATAAAATATAAACAATTTAGTCTTTTTAAGTATAATATAATATGGATAACATTATCTTCAGACCCGGAAATTATAAAACATGGTCAATTAAGGCGATAGAGAAAATCGAAGCTGTCATTGATTCTTGCGTTACCTTTGATCATCTAGATTCTGCTAGAAAACTAGTTGATCAATTTTCTATAATTACTGCGCTTGAACAGGATGATGAAAAATCCATTGAAATAATTATTCACCAACTGTGGCTCAGAATTAAGTTACAAGAAAATAAAATAAATGGATCAAAATAAAGGTAAAATAGGATTTACAGCAGGGAACTTCGATCTTCTTCACCCCGGATATATTTACACATTCGAAACAGCAAAAGAACACTGCGATTACTTTATGGTATTTCTACAAAGAGATCCTTCGGAAACTAGATTTACTAAATACAAGCCAGTAATTCCATTATACGAAAGATATAAAACTTTAATGGCTATTAAATATGTAGACGAAGTAGTTACATATCAAACAGAAGAAGATCTTATTAACTTAATGGAATTTTATAAACCAGATGTTAGAATTTTAGGAGATGATTACATTGGTAAAAGATTCACAGGAGATCACATGCCAATTGAGGTTCTTTATACAACTAGATCACATAATTGGTCTACGACAAGAATTAAAGATTTAATAACTAAGCAAACCATCTTACAGAATCCTTCTATTGTAGAAGAAAACGTAAAGTCATTAACAGCTGATGAAGCGGCTAAAATAATTAATAACAAATGAGAATAATAGTAACTGGTGGATTTGGATTTATAGGATCTGAATTTGTAAACACGATTGGTAGAAAAAACCCAACAGCAGAAATTGTAGTAGTTGATAAAATGACTTATGCTGCAAATCCAAATAACATTAAAACTAAAGTAACATTAATTCAGAAAGATATTTGCGAAGTAACAGTAGAAGATCTAGGAGAATATGATTTCCTTGTTCACTTCGCAGCTGAGAGTCATGTGGATAATTCTATAAAAGACGGTAGACCTTTCGTTAGAACAAACGTTGAAGGAACGTTCAATCTTTTAGAGTGTGCTAGACAAAACCCTAATCTTAGAAAATTTATTCATATTTCTACAGATGAAGTTTACGGCGACATGGACGACATTAGTAAGGACGTAGTAGCGGATGAAGAATTTCCGCTAGTAGCTTCTTCTTATTATTCGGCGACTAAAGCATCATCAGACATGCTAGTCCTTTCAGCTAACAGAACATTTGATCTTCCATATATTATTACCAGAACATGTAACAATTATGGTGCCCATCAACATAAAGAAAAATTTATCCCAACTATCATGCGCTCTATTAAAGAAGGAAAGAAAATTCCTGTTTATGGAGATGGAAAGCAAGTTAGAGAATGGATGGACGTAACAGACAACACTTTAGTTATTTATAACTTAATGATGTCAGACCGAATTAACGAAGTATTTAATATTGGTTCAGAGGAAAGATACACTAATTTAGAAGTTATTGAAATGATAGGAAACATCATGGGCAAAACTCCTGAATTTGAATTTGTAGCAGACCGTCTCGGACATGATAGAAGATACGCACTTAATAGCTCAAAGGTAAATGCTATTTTAGGAGAAATGATCCCTTTATCCTTTGAAGAATTTTTAAAAGAAGAAACATTTAAACTACTAGAAACTCAATTATGAATAAGAAATTAATCGAAATGCTAAGAGCTAGTGCCTTAGCTGAAAAATCAAAAGCACTTTTATCTTTAGATCTTTTAGGAAATAAAGGATCTGGTATTGGAGATCACTCAACTGGTGATTTCTATAAAAATGCAGAAGAAGCTTTATCAATGTTAGTTGACGCTGATGATAAGTTAGAAGCACTTGACAAGTATTTTCCAGAAGATTTGTAAAACATTGCACTTTTTTTGAAAAAAAGCAGCCCGAGATTTTTTTATCTCGGGTTTTTTTGTTATATTAGTATAGTAATTAATAAACAAAGCAATAAATGAAAAGATATTCGAAAGGAATTAAAACTAACGACCACACGTTAACAGATGTATTTTCAGCCTATGAATGTAATAGAGAAACTCAATTCGTAGAAGCCTTTTTTGGCAAAGAAGAAATGAACACTGTAATCGAAGCATGTGGTTTATCCAGCATTGAAGATATAGACAGAAAATTAGAAACACCTATCACAATTGGAATGGCAACCAAAAGAGCTGATCTTACGTTTGAAGACGAAGGACAGATGTATTATTTTGAAGTGATGAGTCAATCTCAAAAGGGTAAATGGGACAATGATCACCATGAACAGTTCTATCTTAAATCTAATAGACTTAAACAGGACTACGAACAAGTATATTCATTTGCAATCGCGTTTAAAGAATTCGACGCACCCTATCTTAATGAATTTTCTAAGATGGAAGATTCTTATGCTATACACCTAAGGTTCAATGATCAAGGTTATTTTGCAGATGTATATGGAATAGAAGAAAAGAAGGAAAAGGTTTCAGTTAAACTCGCTTCACTTGAAGAGCTTGGTTTAAAATGGATGAAAGTCGCTTCATCTGAAATGGGATTCAAAAATAGAAAAGAATTACCACACCGTAGTAGATACCTTTATATTGGAAAGGCTTATACTGGTTCTAGATTAGGTATCGAATGGGTTATTAATCAAAAGAACCATGACCTTGGAATTAAAATATCAGGATATTTAGTTAAAGATCATGGACTTACTAGAATCATAGATGAAACAGGAAAGATAATTGATAGTATAAAATCTAAAGTTCCAGGATTTGAATTCGTAAAAGAAAGTTCAGGTGCCAATGATAAAACAATTTCATTTAAATTTGACAACACTGATTTCTCAGAAGAAAATATAAAGTTGCTAAAGGATATCACAGTTGCTTTCGCCGAAGAATTAGGAATAGAAAACTTACTAAAATAAAACAAAGATGAGCAAAGAAGACGTAAAGGTATTGGTTAATCTACTAACCGATGCAGCAGATGAAATTAAGTATGCAAATATGGACCACGAAACACAATTTGCATATAACGAAGGAATTGAAGATCTAATAATTCTAGTAGAATCAAAATTAGAAAAATTAGCCGTAAACAAAACGCATATATAGAGTATAATAGTTAAACACATTCTTATGAAAAGTATCTTAGAAGAAGCAAACGAAATTGTAAACAACAGGAGTGAAGAAGCGGATCGTAATTACGGTCCTTTTTCAGAAGGCATGGACAGAGCTGCCCTAATATTTAAAGGTATGACAGGCCATGATGTAAGTGGCGCTGATATGTTTAAAGCATTAGTTGCTCTTAAGTTTTCAAGAGAAAGTTACAATCATAAAAGAGATAATCTCTTAGATGCAGTAGCATACATTCAAGGTTTAGATAATTACGAAAACGGAAAATAAATGAAAGTACAGGTAAGAAGAACCGAGTATCGATATATTGCCGAAGCAACTCCTATCGTAACATTAGACACTGAAAAATTCCCTAATTATAAAGGAACAACTGAAGAAGAATTCGTTCAATACTTAGCAGAAAACTATTGGGAGCTTGAAGGAATGGACGAATTAGTAGGAACTGATATCGGGGTAAATGACGAAGAAACTCATAACGCATTAGGAGATTTGGTCTATTCCGAAATGGACGTATATTCTGATTCATCTGAAAAAGGATATGAAGGAGAAATACAAATAGGAGAAGAAGACCAATCATACAGAAAACATGGAGGATTTAACATAAAACACGGATCACAAATATGAAAATAGCATTAGTATTAGCAAAAGGAGTTGAAGGTTGTGGACTCACAAGACACACGATCGAATTTTATAATTGGCTTATAAAAGAAGGCCATGATGCCACGATTTATGCAGCGGTAGAAAAGAAATGGCCTCGCCATAAAACTACAGATATCGTTTGTACTGAATTTAAAAGAAAGGATATTCCTAATATTGCTAAAGAACTTGAAAAGAGCGATGTAGTATATTACACTTCATATCCACATAAATCAGTAGGAGATGAATTCAACGAAGACTTTATTGAACATTGTATTTATGGTTTAGAAAATCCTATTAAAATAGGAAACTGCCTAGATCATAACACTGCAAACTTAGCAAAGAATTATAAGTATTGGGAAATCATGAAATCAATGGACGCTATGTTCAACTATTCTGCAAGATCTAATTTTGCAAATAAATTAAGAGAACATGCACCTGATACTCCATTAATTGAAATGAATCTTAATCCTTATGACTATGATGCATGGTCTAATATTGTGGTTCCAGTTGAAGAACAAGAAAGAAGAACCACATACTTCGGAAGATTCGCTGGATTTAAAGATCCTTTTAGAATGTTCGATATTATGGAACTATTGAAAGGTAATAATTTCGTAACAGAATGTAGAGGAGTTGAAAGATCTATTGGAGCTCTTCCTATGTTTTTACAAGAAGATAGAAAAACTCTAAGAGAAGATATCTTTGAAGTTCATGAAATTAAAAACCCTGTTACATATCCACAAGTCGAAGACAGAATGTATATGTATGGGCCTTATAATTTAGCAGAAGGAATGGCAGAACTTGGAAAATCAATGTTTGGTGCAGAATTCTTTAACTTACCAGAAAGACTTTATGGTTCAATGATTGAATACGCAATGTGTGAAGTTATTGCAGCGGGAACTATACCGTTATTTGACAAACACTGGGGAACTCACGTTATTCACAGAACAGAAGGAGTTCCTTTCATAGAACTTGAAGATTTTGCAATCTTCGTAGACAAAGAAGATATTGCAGCTTCTATTCCACAGATTTTAGAATTAGCAAACAATAACGAAAGAAGAGAAGAGTTTAGAAAAAACTCTTTAAGATTAGCTAAATTACACAACGCACCAGAAGTTGTTAACAATGATCTCTTTGAAGCTATTAACAATGTTAATAAAAGATCAGTAGAAAAACCAGTAGAATTAAAAACAGATTCATTATTTTAAGTAGAATAATAAGTAACATTAAAAAGTAGCGAAAAATGGCAAACATTGACAACGAATGTAAAGATCTAGAAGTAAAAGATTTTTACGACCAATCAACAACACACTTAGCAGATATCATGGAAAACCAAAAGAAGATGCAAGAGCAGACTTATGGTTTAAACTTTGATGATATGACAATCCGAGAAATTATGGATTTCTGGCACTGTAACACACATGCAGTAGTTGACGAAATTCATGAAATGACAGATGCTCTAGGTGGTATTAAAGACGGAAGCGGTAATGCAGTATGGAAATACTGGAAAAAAGACTTCACTAAGTATGATAAGTTAAAAATTTCTGACATGTCCGAAGGCGACAAAAAAGAATTGTATATGGAATGGGTAGACATTCTACACTTCTTTATTAATTACGCCGCTTCAATTGGGCTAGATGCTAAAACAGCATACAACTACTACTTTGCAAAAGCAGAAGAGAATGTTAACCGTCAGAAAAATAACTATTAATGATATTAGATATTGAACAGAGAGACAGGGATGTTATCATCTCTTACTACGACACCGAAGGTAAAGTAGCATTTAAACAATATCCAATTTCACAGTATCAGAACTGGTATGTATGTAATGATAATGATAAAGGCAGAAGTCTAGATCATAAAAACTGGGATGGCAGATCAGTCAAACTAGGAAGTGCAAGAAGATATAATAAGTTTTCTTTAACTTATTTCTTAGATTCATTACCCGCAAAGGATAAAGAAGAAATCTTTGCATACAATATGCCTAAAACATACTTCGTCGATATTGAAACTGAAATCGTAGATGGCTTTCCAAAAGCCGAAGAAGCTAAAAGTAGAATCCTGTCATTTTCCATAATTACACCAGAACATAAGGCTATTGTATTAGGATTGGAAGATATGGATTCTAAAAGCATTCAAAAAATAGAAGACGATACTAATAAGTATTTTAAAGACTTTGATCAGGATTGGGAATTCAAATATCAGAAATTCGAGTCAGAATATGATATGGTCTATACGTTCTTAATGAAGTTCCTACCTAAGTTTCCAATGATGACAGGCTGGAACTTTATTAATTATGATTGGCAGTATATCGTAAATAGATGTAAAAGATTACAAATAGACATTGCTGAAGTTTCTATGACACAGTCTTTGGATAGAAATGATAGCAGACCTTTACATATTGGAATCTTAGATTACATGCAATTATATGATAAATATGATAGAAGTGTAAAGGTAAAAGAATCCAATGCACTTGATTATGTTTCAGGCCAAGTTCTTAATGTTAACAAGATTAAATTTACAGGATCTCTACAGGATTTATATAGAGATGATTTTGTAAAATACATTTACTACAATGTAGTCGATTCCGTACTGGTTTATTATATAGATCAGAAGTTGAAATCGATGGAAGTTCTTTTAACCTTGGCAAACATTACAAAGATGCCTCTATATAAAGCAGCATCACCAGTGGCAGTTACAGAATCCCTGATTGCACGAAAACTATCAGAAGAAGGTAAACGAATTGGATCTGAAAAGAAGGAAGACAGTGAAAAGAATGCACAATATGCAGGTGCTTATGTAAAAGAACCCATTACAGGGTATTATGCAGGTGTAAGTGCATTTGACTTCGCATCACTATATCCTTCTATAATGAGACAATTTAATATTTCACCCGACGCCTTTGTTGAAAAGGTAGCAAAGCATGAAGTCGCTGAGCGAAGAAAAGATAAAGAAGTAATCGTTTGTGAAAACGGAGTAGTATATAAACAAGAGACTTCAATGTTAAAGAAAATTCTAGGAGATTTATATGATCAGCGTAAAGATTATAAACAAACCTCATACGAATATTTCACTAAAGCCGACAGACTTAAAAAAAGATTAAGATAATCTTTTTGTCTCGAGAGGCAGTCTATTATTCTACATGAATATATAGACTACTAACGAGACCAATCTGTTACCAGTTGGTCTTTTGTAGACTTTAGGAACTAGTTAAAAAATTTAAGAAAACATAATTTATGAAACCATCAATATTTAAAGAAAGAATAGAATACAAACCATTTGAATATCCAGTATATTATACTGAAGGATGGTTAAAACAAGCACAGGCGTTTTGGTTACATACCGAAATTTCAATGCAAGGCGATGTCAAGGATTGGAATGAAACACTTACGGATTCTGAAAAGAATTTAGTTGGAAATATTCTTTTGGGGTTTGCACAAACTGAATGTGCAGTTTCAGATTATTGGACAGGAATGGTTACTAATTGGTTTCCTAAATGGGAAATCAAACACATGGCAATGTTGTTTGGTTCTCAAGAAACTATTCATGCAACCGCTTATTCTTATTTAAATGAAACATTAGGTCTTGAGGATTTTGAAGCATTCTTACATGAACCGACAACTGCAGAAAGATTTGATTATTTAATGAACACAGAGGCAGAATATTCACATGAAGATCTATTAAAAAACCCTTCAGCCAGGAAAGATGTTGCTAGATCTTTGGCTATATTTAGTGCATTTGGAGAAGGAGTTGCATTATACTCTTCATTCGCTGTTCTTTATTCCTTTCAAATGAGAAATAAACTTAAGGGAATTGGACAACAAATGAAGTGGTCAGTTAGAGATGAATCTCTTCATTCAAAAATGGGATGTCAATTGTTTAACCACATGTGTGAAGAATATACTGAGCTTAGAGATTCAGTTCAATCTCAGGTTGAAGAAGCTGCTAGATTAATGGTTGAAATGGAAATGAAATTTATTGATAAAATGTTTGAGATGGGAGATTTAGAAAATCTTAAGAAAGAAGATCTTAAAGAATTTATTAAGAAAAGAGCTAATGAGAAATTAGCAGAACTAGGATATCAATCTATTTTTGAATACAACGAAGAAAGTGCTTCTGAATTAGATTGGTTTTATCACCTAACAGGTGGACATACACATACAGATTTCTTCGCAGTAAGACCTACTGATTATTCTAAAGCAGGCGAAGATGAAAACTGGGATGAAGACGATTTGTTTTCATAACAAATCAATAATTCTAATATAAAATATATGATGATAAGAAATTACAACGACGCACCAAACCCCGAATACAATGAAAAGGGAAAAGAAAGAAACTTCGGAGAATCTGAAGGATGGAAATTAGGAGTAGACTTCCCAGTATGGGCTAATACTGAAGTTTATGTAAAGACCGTTTCCAAAGGATATTTACTAGAAGGAGAAACTCCAAAAGATGCATACTGGAGAGTATCAACGACAGTTGCACAAAGATTAAGAAAGCCAGAATTAGCAAGTAAATTCTTTGATTATATGTGGAAAGGATGGTTAAATCTTGCAACTCCAGTTTTTTCAAACACAGGTTCAGAAAGAGGTCTTCCAATTTCATGTTTTGGTATAGATGTAGCAGATTCAATTCACGACATAGGTTCAAAGAATTTAGAATTAATGTTACTTGCTAAACATGGAGGTGGTGTTGGCATCGGAGTAAATCAAATAAGACCGGCAGGAGCAACTATTACAGGAAACGGAACTTCAGACGGAGTAGTTCCATTTATAAAAATTTACGATTCTACTATTTTAGCAACTAATCAGGGTTCAGTAAGAAGAGGTGCAGCATCAGTCAATATAGATATAGAACATGATGATTTCTGGGAATGGTTAGAGGTTAGAGAACCTAAGGGTGATGTAAACAGACAATGTTTAAACGTACATCAATGTATTGTAGTATCTGATGGGTTTATGCAAAAGATCGAGGCTGGAGATAAAGAAGCTCGTAAAAGATGGGCTGCCGTGATTAGAAAAAGAAGAGCAACGGGAGAACCTTATATAATGTTTAAGGGTAATATTAATAGAATGAATCCCGATGCATATAAACAAAATGGTTTAAAGGTTTATATGACTAACATCTGTTCTGAGATTACTCTACACACTGATGAAAATCATTCATTTGTATGCTGTTTATCTTCTGTGAATCTTAAAAGATATGAAGAATGGAAAGATACTGATTTAATTTATACTGCAACTTACTTTTTAGATGGAGTTCTTCAAGAGTTTATTCATAGAGCGAAATATATGAGAGGCTTTGAAAATGCAGTAAGATCTGCTGAAAAGGGTAGAGCACTAGGTTTAGGAGTTCTTGGATGGCATACTTATTTACAAGATAGAAATATTCCATTCGATTCTTTAACAGCTCAATTTGAAACTAGAAAGATATTTTCACAAATCAAAGTAGAAAGTGAAAGAGCAAGTAGAGATTTAGCTACAGAATTTGGAGAACCTCTTTGGTGTGTAGGAACTGGAATGAGAAACACCCACTTAAGAGCAATTGCTCCTACTGTTTCTAATTCTAAATTAGCAGGAAATGTTTCACCGGGTATTGAACCATGGGCAGCAAATGTATTTACTGAACAAACTGCAAAAGGAACTTTTATCAGAAAGAACCCTGCGCTAGAAGATATGTTAACTAAGATTAAGCAAAATAAGAAAACAGTATGGGACAAAATACTAGAAGACGGTGGTTCAGTTCAAGGCGTTGATATATTAGAAGAATATTGGGTAAAGGAAGGAAGCAATGATGCTCCGATTAAGCAACTTGCTTATGACAAATTAATAGATCATGAAAAGGATCTTTATATTTCTGTTAAAGATGTATTTAGAACCTTTAAAGAAATTAATCAAATGGAATTGGTTAAACAAGCTGGTGTAAGACAACAATATATTGATCAAGCAGTTTCATTAAATTTAGCTTTTCCTACACAGGCTGAACCTAAATATATTAATCAAGTTCATTTAGAAGCTTATAAGCAGGGAATAAAAACTCTTTATTACATGAGAACAGAATCTGTATTAAGAGGAGACATCGCACAGCGAGCAATGGAAGATTGTTTAGCATGTGATGGATAAGATTAGTTGTGGTTAAGTCCACTTCTTAGGACCGAGATAGTTCTCGGATCGAGGCCAGGAGTTCGCTACTTCCTGGCCTCACTTTTTTTACTGAAACTATTTGTGATTTTTGTGTAGAATAATAAACAAATAAAAATTATACATTCATGAAAATTTCAATCAGTAAGGTCGATTCAAACAACTTCATCGGCTTCGTTAATAGACTTAAAGTAATTGATTCTTTTGTCTATTTTAAATTAAAAGACGGTGTCGTACAGGCATCCGCTTATTTACCACAAAGAGATGCTGTTAAGCATCACAGAATGCCGATTTCTCAAGTTTTTCAAATCGAAGATGGTGAAATCTCTACAGACAAGGAATTAAAGATTGCATTCTTTGACGCTTCTAAAATAACAGATGCATTCAAACAATTTGACTATGACGCTATTTCTGCAGAAATCGAATTTGTTGAAAACGAAGAAGATTGTGTTGCAACTACATTCAAGATCTTTAACGATGAATTAGAAATTACACTCGCATGTTCAGAACCATCTTTAGGATATAAAGATCTAACTGATGCACAGATTCAAGGTATCTTTAACACTGAAGCTTCTACTTTTAAATTCGATTTAGATTACACTTCACTTGCAAAGGTAAGAAACCTATTCTCTTTAGATAAAGAAGAAACGTTCTCGATTAATGCAAACGGAAACGGTGTAAAGCTTTTAGGAAAAACCTACAACATGTTAGTAACACCAGATTATGACGGTGAATCAGGAACTAACGTTACATTATTCAAAAAATATCTTAACCTTTTAGATAAAGAAGATTATACTGCTCATGTATTAGATAATAGAGTAGTTCTTAGATCTAATGATTCAGAAACTTTGCTAACGATTGCAACTTGCCAAACAGCAGAGTAATTTATGGATATAAACACACTAATTAACAAGCCCGAAGACGACCTTACAAGGGATGAAATGCAAATCTTGGCGGATCACTATCAGACGATGTCCGCCAAGTTTACTGCATACGAACAGGCCGTTAAAGTAACTCTTAACTCGATTTATGGTGCATTTGGTAATAAGTGGTTTCACTTTTTTAATATAGACATTGCAGAATCTATTACATTACAAGGACAGAATGCAATTCTATATTCTGAAAAGATTCTTAATAAATATTTTCAAGAGTTTTGGCCTAAAGATACTGTAGTCCACGAGCACTTTAATATTTCTATTAAGAATAAATTAGTAAGACCTTCCGTGGTCTATATAGATACTGATTCATGTTACGTTCAGTTTGAAGAAATGTATGAATCTATTGAATGGCTAGGAGATAATAAACTACCAATTGATAAGTTTATTATGGAATTATATACGTTCAGAATCAAAGACTATATCACGAAATGTATGGCAAAGTATGCCGAAGTTACGAATACGGACAACTTTTTATATTTCGATTTAGAAACAATTGCATATTCAGGAATATGGTTAGCTAAAAAGAAATATTTACAAGACATTGCATGGGAAGATAAGCTTGAAGTAGACGACAGATACCCTTCCCTTAAGAAGATTAAGACGATCGGATTCGATACTATTCAATCTTCTACTCCTACATTAGCAAGAAAGCATTTGACTGAAGCTCTTAAATTGATTTTATCTGAAAAGCCAACTGCAGAGATGTTAAGTAGATTAGTTTCTTTTTTGAAAACGGCAAAGAAAGAGTTTAAGATGTCTAATGTTGATGAAATAGCTTTCAATAAAAGAACTAATAATATTGAAAAATACATTGTAGATGATACGATAGAATTTCAATATGGTTTAAAATGTCCTCCGAACGTCAAGGCAGCAGGATTCTATAACTTCTTAATGAATCAGAATCCAAAATATAAAAACAAGTATAAAATGATTGGTAATGGCGAAAAGCTAAAATTATATCATTGTAAACATAATGTATGTGAAATGTATGCATATCAACCAGGTGCCCATCCTTATGAAATTGCACCACAGGTAGATTATGAAACACAATTTGAAAAATCTGTAATAGATCCTATCAATAGAGTATTATCTTCAGTAGGTCTTCAGAGACTAAACAGAAATCTAATATATTCATCTTCATTATTCTAAAAATAAACAAAATGGATTTTAAAAGTAAAATAATAGAGTTGGTTGAACAAACCCCTAATAATTATGAATTAGGAGATAAGGTAAGAAAAATGATTTGGCCTTTAATTTTTAAAGAAAAAACAATTTCAAATGATCCTAAACAAATTAGTATCTTTGACGAAATAGAAGAAAGAAAAAACAATGCTTGATCCAAACACACTTACCGAAGAACAACAGGAATTTGTCGTAAAATACAAAATGATTTACAATAAATTGACTTCTCTTCAAGAAAAAATGGATTCTATAAAAGAAGAATCCAGTGTTCTTATTAAAGAACTAGAAACACTAAGAAAAAAAGAAAAAAACATATTTAAAAATGGCAAAAAATAAAGATTTTACATTCGACGATTTAAATAGCGAATTAGCTAATATTAATCCACTAGGTTCTATTATGGAAAGTTCTAACTTTTCAGAAGTAACAGATTGGATTCACACGGGGAATTATCACTTAAACGCATGTGTATCAGGTTCACTTTTTAAAGGATGGCCTAATAATAGATCATCATCTATTGCAGGTCCTTCAGGAACAGGTAAAACATTCTTAATGTTAAACACTGTTAGAGAAGCCATCGATAAAGGGTATAGCGTAATCTATTATGATTCAGAAGCGGCAGTTGATAAGGAACAAATGGAAAAGTTCGGCATAGATACTTCTAAAGTTAACTATCAGCCAACAAACACTGTTCAGGATTTTAGAACTTCTGTAACCACTATTACTAAGAAAATGCAAGAAGCTAAAAGAGCCGGCGGTGAAGTTCCTAAAGTAATGATTATTTTAGATTCTGCTGGTAACCTAGCAACAGCGAAAGAAATAGCAGATGCAGCAAGCGGTTCTGATAAATCAGATATGACTAGATCTAAGGTTTTAAAATCTATCTTTAGAATTATAATGACTCCATTAGCAGATCTTAAAATACCTTTCTTATTTACAAACCACACATATCAATCCCAGTCCTTTATTCCTATGCAAATTGCAGGTGGTGGAACAGGACCACAGTATGCAGCATCAATTGTATTGATGTTAAACAAGGCTCAATTAAAGGACGGAGCTGAAAAGGTAGGTATCATAGTTACGGCTAAACCTGATAAAAATAGATTTGCAAAGCCACATCCTATTAAGTTTCACTTAAACTTTACAGAAGGTATGAATCCTTACGTTGGATTAGAACAATATGCTACATGGGATATTTGTGGAATTACTAGAGGAAATATCGTAAAGGGAGAAAAGATTCCAAAGGCAACAGCAAGAACATGGATATGTAAACACCTAGATCATACTGTTGCAAATAAAGATTTCTTTTCTGAAATGGTATTTACACAAACTGTCTTAGAACAAATCGAATCACACATTCAACCAATATTTAATTACAATACTGAAATTTCTCAAATTGACGTAGAAGAAATGTTAGAAGATAGTGAGGCATAATGAAGTTGAATATAAACAAAATAAACGAAGACAAGCTTCCGATTAAATATATCCTAGGAATACAAGAAGAATTAGAATCTTTTCCAGATGCATTTGACATTATGCATATATTTATAACTAGAGCAGTGAGACAGCCCGACAGACAAAAGGCTTCTTTCACTAAACATGCTCTTAATAAATATTTCGCAAAAGGAAAAAATGAAAATGTAGAATCCGGATTAATTGAAGCGATTGGTATGGGACTAATAGAACAAACCAATTCAAAGGAAGGAAAGGAAGCTTATAAAATATTAATTAACCCATTCTTATGATAACAATTAGAGACAACTTTATTAAAGATGAAAAACTGCTTAGGGATATTGCAAATGATAATACATTTTTCGCAGATCCTGGTGTTTATTACTGGTGGAAAGGATGGTTCAACGAAGAACCAGGCCATGAACCTACGGTAAAGCAAAGGCTTATATCAGCTATATGGGCAAACGATTGCCCAATATCTGAGGTGTGGGATATATCAGGGTTTGAATATTGGACAGGTATTCAAACTGCAAATAAAGAACTAGGTTTTAAAAATAATTTAGGTTTTCATTTTGACAAAGATGAATCATGGTTTAAAGAAACTGGAGAAATTATTACACCAGTGATAGGGACCGTATATTATCCACCACAGGCAGACTTTGAAGGAGGTGAACTTATTGTTCATACTGCGGGTAAAGATAAAAAGCCAGATGTAATACAAACCAGACCTAATAGATTAATTATATTTAGGGCAGGTGAAGATGTGCATGCAGTTGACATCGTTACAAAGGGAACAAGAAAAGCAATTGCGATTAATTTATGGTCAGAAATACCTTATGCGAAAACAAAAGGTGATTTGGTGGTAGAATAAGTATAAAAACTATAATATGAAATTTGGACCTGATTTTGAAAAAATATTCTTTAAGTTATCTTTACAGAAACCTAAGTATCTAGGAAATATTAAACGAGGATTTTACACCTCAGAAGATATTGACTTAATACACTTCCTTGCTACTAAGTTCTATGATAAGTTTCATGAAACTCCTTCTAGCGAGCAAATGAAACTACTTATTAAAAATGATAAGATTTCAGGAAAGGTCGAAGAGTCGATTATAGATATTGTATATAATGTAGACCTAGATCAATACGATGAAGAGTGGTTAACTTCCACTGCTGAAGCATGGATTAAATGGCGTAATTTTGATAACACTCTTATAGATACTATTGAGTATATTAAAACAACTGAAGTAACACCGGATAATGCAGACTCTATCATTTCTAAGGTTAAAACTTTAATTAATGATAGAAACTCTATCGTATTTAACTCTGACCTAGGATTAGACTTCTTTAAACCAGAGGATCACTCTTTCGAAGATGCAGTTAAAGTATCTACTGGATATAACTTTTTAGATCGAGCATTAAATGGTGGTTATGATAAAGATGGCTCTCTAGTTGTTTATGTAGGTGAACAGAATATTGGTAAATCAATTTATCTTGCTAACGATGCAGCTAATTTTGTAAAGATGGGAACTAACACTGCCGTCATAACTGCAGAAATGTCAGCACCTAAATTTATGAAAAGAATCGGTTCAAATCTACTAGGCATAGATATTTCAGAATACGAAGAAAAATCTAAAAATTCTGATCTAATTAAAAGAAAATTAGAAACAGTAGGAGATGGCTTTACTCCCCCTGGTCAATTATTTGTAAAGCAATTTCCAACATCACAGGCAACTGTTCCAGATATTGAAGCATACTTAAAGCAAATTGAAGAAGAAAGAAAGATAAAACTCGGTGCAGTAGTTATTGACTATATTAATATTCTTTCTAATTTTAGAAATCCTAATTCTGAAAACACATATCTTAAGATCAAGCAAATCGCGGAAGATCTTAGAGCAATGGGTGTAAGAAACGGATGGTTGATTGTAACAGCAACACAGATTACAAGAAACGGTTATAATTCAAGCGATATCACAATGACAGATGTTGCAGAATCAGCAGGTCTATCGCATACTGCAGATATTATGCTTGGTATTATACAAGACGATATGATGAGAGCTAGTTATGAATACTGGCTTAAAATATTGAAAATACGAGACGGTGAAGGTAGAGGATCTAAATGTAAATTAGGAATTAACTATAATTACATGAGACTTACAGAGACCGATGAAGTTACTAATTCTAACATACACAGCTTATAATTATGAGAACAAAAAGAGATAAAATATTTGACAACACTTTCGAAGACGGAGGAGACTTTGAACTAAATGGAACTATTTCATTTAACCTTAATCCACAATACACGGATAACAGAGACGAAGAAGATAAAATAGAAAGTGAACAAATTAGAAATAAGATTCATGAATTAATAGAGGCTTCAAGATTTAAGAAGTTTAATGAGGTAGATGAATTTCAACAAATAACGAAACTAAGAAAATTAGACATAAATGAAGTGTATGGGTTTATGTATGACGAACTAAGCGCAAAGTTTTCTATAATAGATTTATTTTCAGAATTATGCGACTACTTTAATATTAATCCAACTAAATTTTATTCTTCACTAAGTAACAAATATAAGGAAGCACTTATTCAGGAACTTGACAAGAAAACAAACGTCTTAAAAAGAAAGAACATAAATAAACTTTTCTAAAAATGATAGAGTCAAAGGTATTAGAGAAACCAGTAAATAGAATCTGGATTCTCGGAGATATGCACCTTGGAGTTCGTTCTAATTCTCTGGAATGGTTACAGACACAGAAAGATTTTTACGAAAACCAATTTATTCCAACACTAAAAAGAGATGTCAAAGAAGGTGACATTTTAGTTCAAGTTGGAGATGCATTTGATAATAGACAAAGTATAAACTTAAGAGTTCTTCACTATGCTGTAGATCTTTTTGAAAGACTAGGTGAAATTTTACCAGTTCATGTTATATGTGGTAACCATGATATATGGGCTAAAAAATCTAATGATGTAAGTTCAATAGATTCTTTAAAGTGGATTCCTAACGTGGCAGTATATAAGGAACCTAAAGAATTTAAATGGGGAGGAAAGAAAGTTCTCTTAATGCCATGGAGAAGAGATTCAATACATGAGGCAGAAACACTTGCACAATTTCCAAATTCAGATATTGTATTTTGCCATTCTGAAGTTTCAGGAGTTTCTTTAAATTCTAAAGTTAAAAACCACCACGGAACAGATACGATTTCTTATAAAAACTATGATGCAGTTTATTCAGGACATATTCATTATAGACAAACTAAAGGAAAGTTAAGATTAGTAGGAACTCCTTACGAATTAACAAGATCTGATTCAGGTAACACTAAGGGCTTTGATATGGTTGATCTAGGAACCATGGAAGAAACCTTTTACGAAAATACTATATCACCTAAGTTCGTAAAGTTCTATCTTACAAGTCTTTACAATGTTTCTCTCGGTGAATTTAAAGATAAGATTAGAAATAACTACGTAGACTTATATGTTCCTTCTAATATCGCAACGACAAGTGCACTATCTAGATTAATAAACAAAATACAAAAAATAGGTAGAAGAATAGAACCAAACATATACGAATCTGATTCTTTTTTAGATAAGGATCTATATGACATGGATGAAATAGAAGATCTTTATAAGAACTATAACATTCTACATTTATGTAATACATTCGTTGATGGTCTTCCACATGATGAAGAAACTCGAAAAAGAGTTAAGACTAGTTTAAAAAACTTGCATGATAAGTGTGCATATAATTACGATAACGAAGCATGAAAATCAAATCAATAGAATTTAAAAACTTTGCATCATACGGAAATTCAATTCAAAGGATAGATTTCGAAGATGATAAGGCAGAGTTGTTATTAACTCTTGGTAAAAATGGCCACGGTAAAACCACTATTGCCAATGCAATCGTATATGCATTATATGGTAAAGTTGAAGGTGTTAAGATGGCAGACCTTCCCAATAGAATCAATAAGGAACTATGGGTAAGAATAGAACTTCAATGTAAAGGAACTACAGTAGAAATTGAGAGAGGCCTAATGCCTAATAGATTTAAAGTTCTTTTAAATGGAATTGAATTTGATAAAGCAGGTAAGAAATCAGTTCAAGATTATTTAGAAGAAGAGATATTCGGAATCCCATACCACGTATTTAAAAACATTATAATTTTATCTGTAAATGATTTTAAGTCGTTCTTAACAATGACAAATCATGATAAAAGACAAATCATCGATAAAATGTTTGGATTCTCCATCCTTAATGATATGCAAAAGCAGATTAAAGATGAAAGAAGAGATCTTAAAATAGAATTAGATTCTTATGAAAAAGAATTAAGTCAGCTTAGTGAAAATATAGTTTCAGTTAATATGAAATTAAATCAATTACTAGCAGAAGCTGACACTAAAAACAAAGAAGAAATAGAATCTTTGAAAACTAGTCTTAAAAAATATGATTCTAATAGAATTAAATTAGAAGAGGCAAGCACCAAAGTATCTAAAATGATTACTTCTAATTCTTCTGACTTACAGGAAAAACAATCTAAATATACTTCACTTAAATATGAGTTAGTAGAATTAAAGAAAAAGCTAGCGTTATATGAAACCGATAAATGTCCAACATGTGAAGGCGAACTAACCTCTTCTTTTCACCAAGAAAGAAAAAAAGAAATAGAGTCTAAGGCAGAATCTCTTCCTTCTGATATCTCAAAGGCAGAAACAAAGGTGAATGATATTAAAACTAATATTTCAGATTTAAGAATTAAGGACAAGGCAATTAACGATAAAGTGTCTACTATTAATACTAACATTAGAAATTTAAAGAATGAATTAGTAAAGATAAAAGATTCTTTAAATTCTAATAATGATTTTTCACACTTAAAGCAAATCATTGAAGAATTCGAAATACAAGAATCATCAAAGTCAAATTTAAAGGATGAAACTTCTGGTAACTATAATTTCTTAGAAATAATAGAAGAGGTTCTAGGTGAAGATGGCGTTAAGAACCTTGCAATTCAAACTATTTTACCAGGTCTTAATGCTAATATTGCTGCAATGGGTCAGACAATGCACTTACCTTTCCATATAAGATTCGATGAAAAGTTTAATTGTCTTATTAATCATTTAGGAGAAGAGATCAATCCACTTACATTATCAACAGGTGAAAGAAAGAAGGCAGACTTTATTATAATTATTGCTATCATCAAAATACTTAAATTAAGATTTCCACAATTAAATCTTTTATTCTTAGATGAGCTATTATCTTCAGTGGATGCAGATGGAGTCCACAATATTCTTAAAATTCTATCACAAGTTATCAAAGATAGTAAGATTAATACTTTCGTAATTAATCACACTGTTCTTCCCCATGAATTATTTGATAAAAAGATACAAATATATAGAGAAAATGGATTCTCTAAACTCGAGATAGAGGTTATAGAATAAAGATATATAAATCAAATAAAAAGATTTCACTTAAACATGAATAATAAAATCTTAAAATACGATCAGTATTTAAATGAAGCTATGAAAACGGGTTCAATAGAACTTGTAAATCCTTCTCTAAATAAAGCAGCTACGATAATCGCAAGATTTGTAAATAAGAAAACAAAGAAGGACTTTAAAAAGTTTCCATTCGAAATGATAACTGATATGGGTTCTGGAGTAATGTTTTACTCAAGTAAAGGTACAGAGGCATTTATGGTAACTCCCGCTACTGCAAAAAACCCTGGTATTGTAGGTTCTATAATCTATTTCTCAGATGCAGCAGACGCTAAATCTGATTTTTCTATTTCATCTGAAACATTCCCAATCGTTAAATTAGTTGGAGAATTTGTTAGATTAATGGATAAAAAATACGTTGCATCTATACAAGAGTCAATGTTATTAGAAAGAAGAACTAAAAGAGCATTCTCTAAAGAAGAAATTAAAATGATCGAGGCTAAATTAGCAGCTGGAATGGCCGTTAATAAAATAGCAGACGAATTAGAAGTTCCTTATTCTTCAATCATGAATATTAAGAAAGGACAGCAGGTTGCAATAAAGCCTACTGCCGCCGAAACACAAAATGATATGACCCTTAATGATAAGGTTAAATATCTTGAAGAAACAATGGAAGATATTTATGAAATATCTAGAAGAGTGGCTGCTGGTGCATTTAACTCTTTATTTATTTCGGGTAGAGCGGGTACTGGTAAAACATATAATGTAGAAAGAGCAATGAAAGATGAAGGTCTTGTTGACGAAGAAGATTATGTTATGGTTTCAGGTGCAGCATCTGTTATTATGATGTATAAGAAATTCTATCAATATAGAAATAAAACATTAATCTTTGATGATTGTGACGCAGTATTTAGAGATGAAAATGGTAGAAACCTAATGAAAGCGGCTTTAGATACAAAGAAAATAAGAAAGATTTCTTATTTAAAAAAGACTAAAGCAGTATATGATCCTAAAGACGTGAGTCCTGAAGAAGCATTCACACTAGAAGAAAATGGAATTGTTCCTAACTCATTTGAATTTGCAGGAAGAGTAATCTTTATTTCTAATTTAGCAAAAGAAAAGGCAGATCCAGATGGAGCTATCAGATCTAGATCTATTTTAGTAGATGTAAATCCGGATGATGCAACTTTAATGGAAAGAATGGAAAGGTTATTACCTTATTTAGAACCTACTGAGATGCCACTTAAAGAAAAGGAAGAAATCTACGAATTCATGAAAAACGCAAACGATATTTCTATGAGAACATTCGTTAAAGCAGCTGGTTTAAAAATGTCTGGTTTACCAAACTGGCAAAGAGCAGCGACAAGATACCTATAATAAATGGCTACATATAATCTTAAATATAATTCAGACGATTCGGTTGTTAGGCACATTATAATTGGCTTAATAGCAGACTTAAATAATAAAGTATATTTTTATAGACAGTCTAGCGAGAGCGAAAGAAAAATAATTGATGTTCCTTTTTATTATTCAGTTACAGGAGATGATCAATTTCTAAGAGATACTTTCTTATTTACTACACCAACTGGAGAAGATTGTTATCCTGATCCTGGTTTTGCAGATGGAAATTATGATGCAATTCCTAGAGGAGTAGCTAGAATAACATCAATGGCAATAGAATCTTCTAAGCTAGTTAATAAAAGAATAATGGGAAATTATTCTAAACTAGATAAAGATGGAGCTTTACAGGCTTTTGCAGCTGAAGTGGAAATGATCCCAGTGACAGTTAGTTTTGATATAGAAATATTAGTATCTTCTAGCCTTGATTCATTTAAGATCACAGAAATGATTATCAAAAGATTATATAAGTCAAATTATTTTAACGTAGAGGTAGGTCATTTAGACGAGGCAACATATAGATTGGCTTCATACTATTCGCTACCTGAAGATTATGGTCAAGAAAATCCAATAGACTTTGGATTTGACGACAAAGAAAATTATAAAATATCATTTCCTATCGAGGTAAATTCATTTATTCCTTCCTTTGAATTTGAAACAGAAGTTCATGCAGGAAATAGAATGTTTGAAATAAAACAAAAATCAATTACATCTAATAAGGGAGAAGCAAAGGATGAGCAAATACAGGCACAACCAGACGATCCTAACGTAATTGATGAGAACAATCTAGATATATAGTTAAACAATAAAATTAAACGAATAATAAAATGACAAACATGTTAGCACCTTTCGTACAAATTGAAGAAAGTATTCAATTCTATTTAAACAATAGAGCTTACGAAATAAAAGAAAACAACATTGAAATTATCGAAAGACCAACTAATAAAGAATTTTTAAACGCAATCGATGCTTTTGAAAATTTCGATATAGTAGGAAACGATATCAAATGGTATAACAAAGGTTCAAAATTTATTTACAACATTGAAGAAGGAAAATTCTACAATGGAACATCTGAAATTAAAGAATCATTCTCAACATACGTATTAGCCAGCGGACTAGTTAGATATGAAAACAAAAATAAAGCTGAATTATTTGAAAACCTTTCTACAATTGTAGAAAATTTCATGCATTTAGACTTCGCTACCACGTATAAGAAGGGAGGTGTCACTGTTGATTTATTCAAATTAGATGAAAATCTATTTGTTTCAAGATTCAACAAAGACACCAAATTAAATAAATTCTTTACAGCGACCGCTAATGAAGCAGTATCTTATATTAAGGCAGAAACTTCAGAAGACGCTTCAGCTGTATTAATTGAAATGTTAGAAGGAGAAACTTTAGAACTTGCTAAGAAATCTGAAGAAATTTCAAAGTTTGAAGAAATGATTTCTTTCTTAAAAGATCAAAGAGGTTTATTAGCTGAGGCTGATAAATCAATTGAAGAAATTAAAGCTGCTGATGCTTTAATTAATTCAGAGATCAAAATATGGGAAGATAAGATCGAAGCTTTAAACGCATAAGACGTATCATCGTAAAATAGAGAAGGGACCAATGGTCCCTTTTTTAGGTTAATAAACTTTTTAACATTTTTGAGTATAATCTCTATAAATAAACCAACAACACTGTGGCTAAAAGAAGAAAATCAAAAAACTACTTAAATAACAGAGACCTCTTTGATCAGATGGTTCTTTCAAAAGAACAGGATAAATTAACAAGAGATGCTGAAAAAATGTTAATTCTCTTGGCAGAAAAGGCGATCAATAGAATGAGGTATGTTAGCGAAGATGATAGGAACGATTGTCTACAATTTGCTATATTAGACCTTTTAAAATATTGGAGAAATTTCAATCCTAAATACCCAAATGCATTTGCATATTTTACGGAGATAGCAAAGAGAGGATATGCTAAAGGATGGAATAAGATTCACCCTCAAAAATATAAAGGAACTTTATCTATAGACAAAGGATCAGGTAACTCTGAAAATCAAACAGGAATTTATAGCATCTAATGTCAATAAAGAATGTCAAACCAACTAAAAATTCAGGATTCAATCAAGGTTATTATAAACCTAATAATCCTTCTAAATATGCAGGACCTACTCCTATCATATATAGAAGTTCCTGGGAACGTAAGTTTATGATGTGGTGTGACAAAAATGAAAAGGTAAGTATGTGGTCAAGCGAACCGGTTGAAATACCATATTGGTCAAGACAAGATTCTACCAAAAGAAAATATTACCCTGATTTTTATTTTAAGGCAATTCAGCCCGATAAAACTACTAAAGAATATCTAGTAGAAATCAAACCAAAGCAACAGATACAAAAACCAGAGCCTCCTAAAGTAAATTCTAAGAAGGCTCTTAAGTCATATAAATTTTTAGCAGAGCAATATGTTAAAAATATGGATAAATATAATGCAGCTAAAGAATTCTGCTCTCAAAGAAATTGGAATTTCATAGTTCTAACAGAAGAAACTATAATCAATGGGCTACATTAAAGAAGAAATAAAAAAATTAATAAAGGGCAAAGGAAGGGCTAAGGCTTCGAAAGAATCGATAGCTTGGTTTGAAAGTGGTCTTAAAGATAGAAAAGAAAAGGCAGTAGGATCTACTAGAGGCAAGTTTACACCAGGTAAATTATATGTATTTAATTATAAACCAGTCTCAGAAAATTTAATGTGGTTTGATGATAAGCCAGTAGTTCTTGCATTAGATCCTTATAATGGAGATGATATAGGAGTAAATATAACAATACTTCCTCCTAACATCAGAGAAGATTTTTTAGACGAAGTATACGAAAAGTATTCTGCGATAATAAAGGCAGCATCTAAAACAAAAAGTGCAAATGCACAAAGAGGATTACCTAAATTTTCATATATAGGTGCAAAAAAGTACTTAGAGAAATCCGGATATGATTTTGCGATAAGAAGATATAAGAGAATTGGTAAATCTAATCAAGCTGTAGTTGCATATAAGGATTGGTGTAAAATGGCAATTATTGACTTTAATTCCTTACAGGGAATCAATAAACAGCAGCTTATTAAATTATTTGAAGATCATCGTAGAAAAAAGAATATATAAAGAGAAGTATAATACAATTGTAATTTTAACACATGGCAGGATTTATAGAAAGAAACGGACCATTAAGTACTGGTAAAAGATCATTCACTTTAAGTGATACATTAAAAAGACTCTCGTCTTTCGGAATGTATTATGATGATTTAGTCTTAAGACAATCTCAGGCAATAGGTCCTGTAGAAGATGAATTTGGTTACGGCCAAATGAATCAAATGGGACTAGACGACGATAACATGTATGGAGCATTTGCCGCATTATCGATGGCAGATACCAACATGAGAAAAAATATTCCTTTCTTTGACCAAGGCTATGAAGGTAAAAGAGACGAATTAAGAAGATTTTCCACACATGATGAAATAGAAGATATATTAGATATTCTATGTGACGAATCTATAGTATATGACAATAAGAACTTTATTGGAAATCCAGAACTTATAGGAATGGATGTTTCAGAAGAAGTTACAAAGTACTTAAATAAATCATACAGAGATTTATATCAATATTTTGGATTTAATTCAGATCAATCGGCATGGTACTTCTTTAGAAAATTCTTAATTGACGGATATCTTTCTTTTGAAATTATTTACAGCCCAGATCAAGATCAGATTATAGGATTTAAGGAAATAGATCCTATTACACTAATGCCAGGTTATAATAAAGATGATGGTAAAAAAGTATGGGTTCAATTTAAGGACGATCCTGTTAAGGAGAGAGTCCTGTATGATTCACAGATTATCTATCTTTCTTATTCTTCAATAACCACTGCCTCGAGAGTAAGTTACTTAGAAAGACTTATAAGATCATTTAACCTGATGAGAATAATGGAACATACTAGAGTTATCTGGGCGGTTACAAACTCATCATATAGAATGAAGTTTATTATTCCAGTTGGTGGTAAATCTAAAACAAGAGCTAAGCAATCTCTTGCTCAATTAATGGGTAATTATAAAGAAGTTGTAGATTTTGATTGGGATTCAGCTACATTGGCAACTAATGGAAAACCAATGCTCCAATTTAACAAAGAATATTGGTTACCATCCAAAGAAGGAGAATCTCCAGAGATTGAAACTTTAGGAGGAGACGGTCCCGAATTATCAGATACAGAAGCACTTAAATATTTTAATGATAAATTAAAAATGGTTTCTAAAATACCATTCAATAGATTTATGTATGAAGACGGTGGTGGTGACTTTAACCTTGCAGCTGATGGTATGATTAGAGATGAAATTAAGTTTTCTAAATTTATTAAAAGATTACGTTCTTCTTTCCAAGAAATTTTAGTAAAACCACTATGGCTACAGATGTGTCTTAAATTTCCTGAATTCAAAGATGATGCAGGTTTCAGAACTCAAATAGCTATTCAATTTAATGAAGAGAATATGTTTGCTGAATTAAAACAAATGGAAATCATGGAGAAACGATTAGACTTTATATCTACAATGCAAGATTCTCTAATGAAAACAGATCCAGTTACCATGGAAGAAATGCCTTACTTTGATATGGAATTCTTAGTAGACAGATATTTAAAATTATCACCGGACGATAAAGCAGCTAATTTAGCATATAAACAAAGACAAGCTAATATTGACGCAGAAGAACCGGACGTTGATCCTATGGCAATGTAATCCAGAAAAAAGAATATATAAATAGCAATGAAACACTTACAAACATTTAAAAATTTTTCTAATTTAACAGAAGACGCAATAGAGGTCGGAGACGATTCAGATGTAATAGTAGATGATATTCTTTTAGATTCAGGTGAAAAGATTAAATCAGCTGAAATTATCGGCGTTATTAAAACTAGTAAAACTGAAAAGGAATTTAAAGAATATTTCTATAAAGAATATGGTAATAATGCATTTACTGAAGAAGATATGCAGACATTATTAAAGTATTTTTTAGAGGTTGAAACTGAAGAAACTGAAAAGGAAACTGAAGAAGAAGAAGCCGGTGGAGATGATGGTGGAGAAGGAGAAGAAGGCTCAAGCCTAGAAGATGAACTAGGAGACTTAGAAATATAGAAAAATGAAAAATCATTATTCTTCAAAAGATATATAAACAAACATAGTATTAAAATATATGAATACAAAAAACAATCTATTAATCCTAGAAAGATCTTCTAGTGAATTAGAATTCAAACAAGATGGTGATGGGGCTTATGTCCTTGAAGGTATATTTGGAGAAATTGACAAAAAGAATAGAAATAATAGAATCTATACTGAGTCAGAATATGTTCCACAAATTGAAGCTCTTCAATCTAAAATAGGTTCTTCTAAACTTTTAGGAGAATTAGATCACCCACAAACATTTGATGTATCTTTAAAAAACGTATCTCACGTTATTGAAGAATTATCCTATGATAGCGAAACAAAACAAGTAAAAGGTAAAATCAGATTACTTGATACTGAAGCTGGTCGTCAGGCTAAAGCTTTGGTTGATGCTGGTGTTCCTTTACAAATTTCATCTAGAGCAGCTGGTACAGTTGAATCTAACGGGACTGTTAAAATTAAGCAATTATTCACTTATGATTTAGTTGCAGATCCTGGTTTTGAAAATGCTGAATTAAAAAGAGTTAACGAATCTTTCGGATTTGATAACGATTCTAGCATTCAAATTTATGAAATTGGAAATACAAAAGAACTTTTAACAACCGAAAATAAAACTGAAAACAAAATGGCTGAATCAAAATTCGTAAGTACTGATGATTTTAATAAATATTCACAGTATTTATCAAGCGAAATAAAAACTATTAAAGAGGGAATGGAATCTTTAAATAGTGATGAATCTGTAAAGTCTGAAGTTGAAAGCGTTAAAGAATATTCAAACTATCTTGCTGAGAAATTAGAAAAGACTATCGAGTATTCTGCATACCTTGCTGAAAACTTAGATAATACAATAACTACAAATAACGAAATATCTGAGAAATTAGATAATAGCGTTGCATATACTGAGCATGTTGCTGAAGGTGTTGAATCAATTAAAGACTATACTAATTACTTAGCAGAATCTTATAATGAAGGTGCAACAACCCATGAAGGCTTATTAAAGTATATTGAATACTTAAAAGAAAATTTAGAAAAAGTTACTGAATATGCAGAATACGTTGCAGAAACAGTTAATTCTAACTTATTACTAGAAGATGAAGCTGGTAAAGAAGTTGAAGAAATTGAAGATGAAGACGATTCTACAGATGTTACTGAACCTACTGTTGATGCTGAAGATAATGAATTAGATCACGGTGCAGAAGTTGAAGACAAATCTGACGAGTTAGAAGACGAGTTAGAAGATACAGTTGACGATGCCGGTGACGAAGAAATTTCTGAAGAAGAGGCTGCTGAAGAAGTTGAAGAAACTGAAGAAGTTGAAGAAACTGAAGAAGTTGAAGAAGGAAATGCATTCGGTGCTGCAAGAGCTAAAGCAATCGCAGACGGAGAAACAGAATTTACAGTAGACGGTGAAACTTTCAAAGTTAAAGACGTTGATGCCGAAGATAAAGAAAATGCAGAAGAATTCGTAGAAGAAGAAATTGAAGCTACTGAAGAAGTTGAAGAAACTGAAGAAGTTGAAGAAACTGAAGAAGTTGAAGAAGCAGTAGATTCACTAGATGCTTACAAATCTGAAATTAGTTCTAAATTATCTGCTTTAATCGAAAAAGCAACCGTTAAAGAAAATACTAACCCTCATTTCTTTAGATTTATTTCTGAAGCTAAGAAAGCAGAATACAACGAATTAAATACTGAAGATCAATCTAAAGTATTAAAATCAATCGAAGGAAAAGGATTCTTAACTGAAGGACAAATTCTTACATTATGGAACTCTTCATTATTAAATAGCGTTAAAACTAACGAACCTAATGTTATTGAAATGATGCCAGAAGAATATAAAGAAACATGGTCTAAATTATCAGATAACAAGAAAACAGCTCTTTTAGCTCAATCTAAATACCATAAACTAGAAACTGCTTACCAAGTAAGAAACTTCTGGCAAACTAGAGATCTTAGAGATGTTGCTGTAGTTATGGAAAAAGTAGAGACAGTAAATGAAGCTGCTCCTGTTATTGAAGATAAGAAACCTTTATACGATTTAACTGATGTTAAGAAGTCTATTAACAAGAGATTTAACAAGTAGTATCTTAATATTTTAGGAAAAACGTAAAAAACGTAAATATAATAACAATATATAGTATATCGATAATCAGATAAGAAGAAAAAATCTGACAAACATCGAGAAGATCGTTCAATCGATCAAATTTAAACAACCATTAAAAAAAAACAAATAATAAAATGGCAAATTTAATTAACTCTGCAGAAGTTAGAGAAACTTGGGCTCCGATCATCGAATCAGCTACAGGTATCAACGAAGCAGAAAAACTAGCGTGGATGTCAGAATACTGTCATAACCACAAACTTTACGAAGATGCACACATCATGTCTTTAGGGACTGCTGGTAACATCTACGGTATGGGTGATGTATCTTTACCTTCTGCAACTGCAGACGGTTCAGGTGATAAAGCTCCTACATTATTACCATTAGCAATGCAAGTTGCTGCACAAACTATCGGTTTAGACTTAGTACCAGTTGTACCAATGGCTGGACCAATGGGTCTTTTATCTTACTTAGACTTCGTTTACGAAGGTGGTAAATTAATCGGATCAACTGCTCCAACTTATGTAAAAGTATCAGGTACTAACGTAGTTGTTGGTGCTACTGCTGAAGGAGATACTTTTGCAATTGCTCAAGGTGCTTCTAGATTAGACGGTATGGAAATTTACAAAATCACTGTAGCTGGTGAAGCGAAAGCTGATGCTGGTGCAGTTGCAGATTGTTTCTCAGCTGACGACGCTGATGGTATTTCTACTTTAAAGATCGAATTAGTGAAAGCTTTAGAAGATCATATTAAAGGATTCGCTGCTGCTGACAAGGATGGTAATGCATTCTCAAGAGGTGTTGGTGAACAAACTCCTGACAAAGTTATGGGTCTTTCTTTATTCTCAAAAAGTGTTGCTGCTGAAACTTTCCAAGTTGCTGCTGCAGTTACTAGAGAACAAGTACAAGATCTTAAACAATTCGGTGTAGATGCTGTTGCTCAAGTTGAGTCAGTATTAACTAACGAATTAACTCAGTCAATCAACAACTTAATCTTAGCTAAACTTAATTCTTTAGGTAAAGCTAACGTTACAGCTTCAGGTGCTAACTTAGACTTAGACTTATCTGAAGATACATTAGGTGGTGAGACTATCGCTTCTAACCATAGAAGAATCTTAACTTCAATCCTTGCTGCTGCGAACTTTATCGCAAACAGAGGTAGAAGAGGTGCAGGTAACTTCTGTGTTGTAGGTCCTAAAGTGGCTACAGCTTTACAATCAGTTGCTGGTTTCGTTGCTAACCCAATGGCTAACACATTATCACAAGCAGCAGGTGCAATCTACCCAGTAGGTTCTGTAGCTGGTGTAAATGTATACACTGACCCAAGACAAGCATGGGAAGGTGCTGCTGACAATACTTATGAAGTAGTAGTTGGTAGAAAAGGTGATGGTAACGGTCCTGGATTAGTATTCATGCCTTACTTAATGGCTGAATCAGTACAAACAATCGCTGAAGGAACTATGGCTCCTAAAGTTGCTGTTAAATCTAGATTCGCATTAGTTGAAGCAGGTTTCCACCCAGAAACTCAATATGTTACATACAATGTATCTAAATTAGCTCTTTAATTAGAACTAACTTTTAGATTTTAATATTAAAGGTCCTCTATTTTAGAGGACCTTTTTTTGTTTCGCTGAAACTTAAACGGATATATAGATTATAAGTTTATAAACAAATCAATATAAAAGATGAAAACATTCGAACAATGGTATAATCATACAAAAAAGGCTAATTCAATAGATGAATCAACCGAAGATAATATACCTGTAGCTAAATCATCAACTTCAATAGAATCAGACGCAGTTACTGTAGTAGCATCTCCAGAAACAACAGGAGAAGAAGGTTATTCTAAGATGATGCAAGACTGTGATGATATTATCAATTCATTAAAAACTCTTTCCGATCAACTTACAGAGTCAGAAGATCAGGTATTAAATGAACAAAATCCAATGGGAGCTGTTCTTATGCAAGATCCTATTATCATGGGAGCAGTTTTAGGATTAACGGCAATTATCGGTACGGTTGGTTTAGGTGCAAAGGCTATTAAAGATACTTCTAAAAATAAGAAGGTCATGAAGAGCGCTGAAAAAGATTACACTAAACTTAAGCAGCTGAAAATGCAAACTGTTAAAATGGAAGTAGCTGTTTCTTCATTAGAAACTAAAAAGGCAGAATTAAGTACTACTGAATCTGTTGAAGAAGCTGATGCTCCTACAAAGGATGCAAAGGCTAAAGTTAAGGCTAAAGTTAAAAAGGATAAGGAAGCTGCTTCGGCTAAGGCTAAAAAAGATGCTTTAGCAAAAATGAAAGTCAAATTAGATAATCAAATATCTGCAATGACAAAGAAAAGAGACGGAATTAAACAGGCCACTTCTGATTTTGAAGCATCGACTGAAGCTAAATATGCTGAAGTAAGCGGATTTGGATCTGGTAAAGTAAAAACCCTAATAGCAGATATTAAAGATTCCACTGCTCAAGAAATTGCAACATATAAATTAGATGCAATGGGAGATAAGATGAGTCCTGAAACTAAGAAAGATCTAAAAGAAAGAATTACAAAATCTAAACAGGCTCAAAAGGAGAGAATGGACAAAATCAAGGCTGAGCAGGAGAAGAATGCAAAAAAACTAGATGATGCAGCTGCAAACGATGAAAAGGTTAAGGCTGAATTAGAAAAAGTAAAGGCAGAGCAAGAGAAGAATAAAGCGAAAGAAACAACGCCTGAAGAAACTGAAGAAGAAAATCCAACGGAGACTCCAGAAGAAACTCCAGAAAAAGAAGATGATTTCGATGCGTTTGGAACATCTAATGACGATGAAGAATCTGAAAAGGAAGAAGAAACTGAAGAAGAAACTGAAGAAGTCGATAAAACGGATAATTCAAAAGAAGGTATGACTAAAAGAGTTGATGCTGTTATTGCGAAAGCAGAAGAAAGTGGAGATGAAGCTAAAATCAAAAAGGCTAAAGAACTTAAAGCTAAAATTCTTGCAAAAGAATCATGGCAATTAAACAATACTAAATTAGGTTTAATATTTGAATCTGATCTTAGAAAAATGGAAATGGAATCTTTAATACAGGAGTCTATTTCAGTTAAAGATCGTTTCTCTAAGTTAATCTAAATTCTTTTTAGAATTTTTACGAGCTAAATTTAGAAACTCCTGTTGTTGATTCAATAGGAGTTTTTTTATGTGCTTACGAAACTCTATTGATGACTTAAGTATTCTAGCATCCACCATAGGAGCCAGTAATGCATCATGATACTCTGGATGTACAAAGTTTTCCAAGCTAAAGTTATCAGTCTTAGATCTGATAGGTTTACCAGATAGTGCACAGACCCAATCTATCGTATTATAGTTTTCTTTAAGATCTTCCATCTTCACAAACGAATCAGTAGACCAATCATAATAATACTTATTTTTAGAGGAAGTATATCTATGTTGACATATATTGAATATGATATGAACGAACTGATCACTTTCACACCTCTCGCCTAAAATAGGATTTTCTATTAATAGTCTCTTCTGCTGTCTTGCAAGATTCGATAACTTAATTCCAAATCTATTAGAGTAAGGAGAATGAGGGGAAACCCTTTCTAATTTAGGATATTTTTTATTATATGCCATATAGTATTTATTCTTGAAACAAAACTGCCCTTTTGTGTATAATTATTAAACAAATTTACATGGTTCACACACTGTTCACAGAAAAATATCGTCCAAGCAACTTAGACGAATTGATTTTACCAGAAAGAGTAATGTCAAAATTTAAAGATGGTCTAACTCAAAATGTACTTTTAGCTGGAAGCCCTGGTACCGGTAAGACATCTACTGCGAAGGCGATTGTTAAGCAATTCGAACTTCCTTATATTTACATCAATGCATCAACTGATACTTCAGTAGATGTTATTAGAACCAGGATTATGGATTTCTGTTCTACTATGTCTATCTTAGATGATCAGGGTAAGATGAAAATAGTTATCCTCGATGAGGTAGATGGTGTATCTGATCAATTCTTTAAAGCGCTTCGTGCTACTATGGAACAATTTGCATCTAATTCAAGGTTTATTGCAACTTGTAATTATGTAAATAAAATTCCAGATCCAATTCTTTCAAGGTTCGAAGTAATTAATTTCGACTTTGATAAAGAAGAAGAGAGCGAATTGACAAAGAAATATATTAGACGAGTATATGATATATGTGGAAAAGAAGAAATGACAATAGAAAAACCAGCATTGGTTGAATTTGTCCGTAGAAACTTCCCAGATCTTCGCTCGACACTTAATAAATTACAAGGATATAAGTCAGAAGGAACGAGTAAGATTACATTAAATGATGTTAAAAAGTTCAACTCAGTCTATAAAGATGTTTTTGAATTAATCTTTAATGAAACCGACCCTGTTAAAAACTATAAGTATTTAGTAGGCGAATATTCAAATAGAACAGATGAAATACTTCAAACATTAGGAGAAGAGTTCATAGAATATATTCAATCAGAGAAGGGAAATAGCGCAAAGCATATTCCTCAAATTGCAGTAACTGTAGCAGAACATCAGGCACAAAGGGTTCATGTAATTGACCCAGCGATAACCATGCTAAGTTGTATATATAAGCTACAAGAAATAATTAGAAATTAATTGCTGAAATATTTTTTTATCTCAGAAATTTTGCTTATATTAGTAATATAAAACAAAACACATGAAACTAGGAAAACATACATTGTTAATTGACGGTAACTATTTTTTACACAGTAGACTATTCGTTCTACCTAGGCCTAAAGGTAAACAATTGTTAGGTGACAAAGAATCACAATCCCAGCTTATGAGAAAGCTATGCATTGACTTTGCTTCAGAAGTTCGTAAAATGGCTCCTTTCGTAGATCAAATTGTCGTAGCAGTAGATGCTAAATCTTGGCGTAAAGATCTTTTTCCAGATGCACAGTATAAAGGAACTAGAACACATGACGATTCTATTAATTGGAAAGCAGTGTTTGGTGTTTATGCTGAATGGCAAAAAATACTAGAACAAAAAGGTATTATTATCCACCAAGTTCAAGGTGCAGAAGCAGATGATGTAATGTACGGTTGGTCTACTCAATTAAATAGCGAAGGTAAAAATTGCATTGCATGGACAGGTGATAGAGATTTAATTCAACTTGTAAACTACAATCAAGCAACAGATGCATATACTCTATGGTATTATAATTCTAAGAAAAAGCTTATTGCCTTTGAAGGTTTCGAAGATGTAATGGCATCTAGAAAAACATCTACAATGACCAATGACGAATTATTATTCAACATTGCCTCAGAAGAAGCAACATACGACAAGCTAAAAGAAGACTTCCAAACATGGATGGATAAGAATAGAGTAGAAGTTCAAGAAATTAACTGCGACGATTTTGTATTCGGTAAAATCTTACAAGGTGACAAATCAGATAATATTCCTTCAGTTATTACATGGACTAAAGCTGCATCTAATGGCAAGATCAGAAACTATTCACTTACAGAAAAACATTGTGTAAAGATCTTAGAACAATATAAGAAAGAAGAAAGCGAATTTACAATAGAACACTTTTTCAATAGAGGTCAAGTAAATAAGCTAGTAGATATTATTTATAGAGTTGTTGGTAAATCTGATCCTAAGGAAATCAGAATTAGATTTAATCAAAACTTAGATCTAGTTCTTCTTCACTATAATACTATTCCCCTTGCAATTCAAAAGGGTATTTATAATAATATTGAAGCAGATAGAAATGTTTTACCAGAGTTCTCTAATATCACTCAGATGGAAAAGATCTTAGAAGGAACAGATTGGATGGCAAAGAAATCACAGGGTGCTCCTAAAAAGTATGATGCCTTCGCAGGATTAAAAGAAGATAGTAGCAAGGAAAGACCTTCTACTAAGAAATTGAACGAACTTTTTTAATAAACTTATAGCAAGTTTACAGTATAATTTATATGCTAGACGAAACAAAATTATTTGATTTTGTAAAGATCATGTTTACAAAACCTAATCAATACAAGAACGTAAAGAACTTTAATAAGAAGAGACACCACTTCATGATTAACAGATTTTTTGCTATTAAATATCCATCAAATGCACAGTTATTTAATGTGAATGGAATTAATGGCAATGCAGTTATCGACAGCTGGCACATGGTATCTTCAAGATTTAGGTCAGTTCCAGGATGGATCTATACTAAAACTAAGAAGGCAGCTCCAAAACCTAAAAAATCAAAAAAAGAATATATACCTAAAGAAGAAACAATTAAATTCTTTTTACAAAGAAATGAAATTGGAATGAGAGAGTTCAATGATCTTAAGAAATTCAACCCGGTTGAATTAAATAAGAATCTATTGGAATTAGAAAACACAATGCAGGTATATTAAATGATTAGCTACTACGACTTTAATGATGTGGCCACTGTCGTTGACGCCACTCTATTCAAATATAATTATATCGACAATAAGATTCTTACATTAGTAAAGAATCAATTGGACTATAGGGTCGTTAATGATGGATCTCTTCTTGTAAGTAAAGAGCAATTATCTTTGTTTTTAAAGGAAAACTTTCAATCCGATATTAATAGAATCAACGCAACTGGTTTTGAACAATTTCATAAAGAAGCAACTACTATTTATTTTCTACACAAGATCTTAACAGATTTTACAAACTTAGAATATATTAAGCTGACTATCAATAAAAATAAATCTTATAGTAGATTATCTGACATAGATGGAATTAAGACTCTTCGATTTAATTTTAAAGTATTGGCAGGAACATTAAGGCTATATGATATATTTCAACAAGAAAAAGATTTACAAGAAATAAACTCTATTTTAATTTCGCTAGGTCTTATGAAAAAGAATGTTCCTTATGCAAGGCACCATGCTTCTCATATATTTAATGCTTTAGATTCTTTTGTAAGATCGAGAGAAGGTTCAGATGGAAAAGAATTTGATACTGCATTAGATCTAATGGACTGCATAGAAGCTAAGATCCAAGATGATAATCCCAAAATAATGTTAATCACTGATTACTAGCTTTCTTTAACGAATATATAGACAAAAGAACTAGATATTAAATGGTAACAGGATATACTGCAAACGCAAACGGAGATCAACTCATAGCATCCCTACAAGATCCTTTTCAGAACGTAATAAAGATTACGGATTGGGAAATTATAGCAGGTTTAACAACACCACAGACAAAGGGTGTAGTTATATTGAATGCAGGATCTCCAACAGTAATAGGAATGGGAACAGATTTTACATTTCTAGCCAATGGTGATGAAATTGTATTAGGAAATAAGATATTTCAAATTAGTTCCGTACCAGACGCATACACCCTGGAATTAACAACGTCACCCCAGTTTTCAACACAACCATCTGGAATAGAATTTTTCTTAGTTCCTAATGAATTAAATAAATTTGATTATGAATTTAGATGGTCACAGACTGGTGGATCTTTTTCAGAATTTTCAGAATTAAATAAAACTTCAAACATCGGAGATTTATTCAGTTTAGATTTTAATAATACACTTCCACTCTATATTGATTTAAAAGCAGAAATAACTGAAATATCGGGTGGAAATTCTCTTTCATTGATCTCGATCACATATACTACACAAACGGAAGACGGTATTATTGAAGCATGTCCTAACTTTTGTGTTGAGTGTTTAGATCCCTTTTCAATGGACGGATGTGCAAACATTATCGTAGAAGAATGTAATGATAATTTATTTAATCCATATAATTTAAGTAAATCTACTAAATTCGTAAAAC